ATGCTAATAAACGCATCTTCGATTTCAATAATCATATTCTTATCGGCTCTCTTGATAACAACAATAACATCATTCACATTTAATTTTATTTCTCTGTAATCACTTAATTATATTTACCTTTTTTATTTTCTCTTGCTTTATAAAAACTTTATAAAAAATTGAATTCATAAAAATAACAAAATATCTATTAATAAAATAACAAAATGGTAAAGAATACAACAGGTGGCACTGGTACAAAAGGTCTCGCTAGAAAACATCAAACTAGAGGGGATAGTAGATTACGATTACCTGAGTGTGAATTGGAACTATTTGCTATAGTTACAAAAATGCTTGGTAACGGTATGTGTGAAATACACACAAATGATAATATTCGTCTGATCGGGCATATTCGAAATAAATTTCGCGGAAAACAAAAAAGAAACAACATGTTGTCAGTAAACAACATAGTTCTAATAGGTCTTCGTGAATGGGAAAATCCATCAAAAAATTGTGACATATTGTCAATTTATGAAAGCAATCAAGTGGATCAATTACGTAATATTCCAGGTATTCAAATTTCTGATTTGTTAAAACGTCAATTAGGATATACAAATTCAAATGCAACCAATAATGACGATGATTTAATTTTTACAGATGACGTAGAAGAAAATATTATAGTAGTTCCAAAACAACGAATACCAGTAGATTTCGAATTAGAACAAACAGAAGAAATAGATATAGATGATATTTAAAAAATTGAATAAAAATAATATATATTTTTTATTGTATTAACTGAGTATATGTCAAGACAATATGAAGAATTTATAGGAAAAGAACCATCTCTCATTGATTTAGAGATTTTTATAAAAACAAACAAAGAAACTTTTGATGAATATAATAATGAATGTGAAAAAAACAATAAAAAAGAAGAACAAATAGATTATTCAGTAATTTTTGAATACATAAAATTTTCACAGCAATATGGCGGGCATTATTATATTGGCGGAAATATCAAAAAATTGCCGAATGATCCTATAAAACAAGAATATATTTTAAAAGCTATAAAATTAAATAATGAAGCAGAACCGCAACATATGATGGAAGTTTGTTCACAAATCAGATGTACTAAACAACTAATAAATTTAGAAAAAATATTAGAAATATATTATGAAAAATGCTTAGAAGAATATTATGCTCCGCCAGACACAACAAGTAAAGGCGGTGAAGGATATATAAAAGTAGCAAAAGAAACAACAATCGGTAAAAAATAATTTTATTTATTTTCAATATGCTTTTTACTATTTAATATAGTAAAACTCAATTTAACAGAATACAAATTTATAATCAATATCGTTGTTCTACTTCGCATATATTTTCTTTTATTATATTATATGGAATTTTTTAAAATATTATACAATGAAATATCTAAAATTATAAATATAGAATTATTTTTTACCCTTGTATTTATAGTTTTAAATATACTTATTATACTTATTATTGCAAAAAAAATAAACAAAAAAAGTTTTGATATAAGATATGAAAGTGAAGAAGAAAAAAGATATTTAATTCCTATAATTACAATTACAAGTATATGTGGATTTATAGTGTTATATATAGCAAGATTAGCTGTATTGAACGGAATTAAAAAACAAAAATTATAAATAAATATTATATTATAAAAAATTTATTTATAAAAGAGGATAAACAACGGTTTACATTTATATTATTATTTGTAATCTTATTTTTTTTCTAACTTTGTCTTCATCTTCGAACAAATAAATTTTAAAATTATGTTTAGAATAATTTGATAAATCATTTGATGTAGTAATTTTTGAAAGTAATTTTATTTTTTCCAAATAAACCATATATGTTATTTTTTCATTTGATTTTATTTCTTTACTAAATACTGTACCTTGAAATGTATTATCCATAATACTTGGTTCATTGAAACATTTATTTACCAAATCACATTCTAATTGAATTTTTCGTATAGAATGCATAGCTGAATTCAAATAATCTAATTCGGATAACCAAAATTTCAAAAACATTTGTGATTTTTCACTCATATTATCAAGTAATTTAAATTCCTTTAATAAAATAATATGATTCAGAAAATCAACCATTCTTCTTATAGGACTAGTTACATGCGCGTAGTATTTCGGTAATTCAGATTTTTTATTATCTAGATCATATAATAAATATTTTCCAGTAGAGTTATTCCAATTACGTATCAACTGAAATGTATTTTCAGACATTTCATTGCCATTATTAATATCGTGTCTTAATATAGAATTATTTAAATGTATAGTTTTGAAAATACCGGTTTTGTATTCAGATAATTTTGTACCAGTATATGAATTCATTTTAACCATCCAAAATGAAACCAAATCATGACTATTTTGAATACTATAATCTAAATTTTTAGAAACATTATAAAGCATAATATATTGATTATCAATATACATACTTGCGTCATCGTATGAATAATTTTTATTAACTTGTATTAAAACATTTTTGTAACTAATATTATTGATGCAACTATTTTCATCAATAATGAAATCCATAGCTAATGCGAAACTTGGATGAAAAGACTTTAAACTACATAAATTATCAGACAGAATTGGTGGTAACATAGTACGATTACGATCTGGTAAATAAACAGTAGCGACTCGCTTACTAAAAGAATCCCATAAATCCATTGTTTCTATCCAAAGAAATATATTGGAAATATAAACGCTGACTACCCATTTATTTCCAACTTTTTTAATTCCAAACGCGTCATCGTAATCAACAGTGGTTGCCGAATCTATAGTAAACACATAATCATTACGTCGATCTTCTATATTATAATTTGGATTATTCAATATCTCGTTAACATACGTTTGTGCAGGTTTGTTACCAATTGTAAACCGTGTTTTATTTGTAAATTCTGAAATAGATATATGCAAATAACTACAATATAATTTATAATCATAAAACGCCTCCAAGTTATCTACATCACCTATTGTTTCAATTATCATACCATTTGGATGTTTACCTTCCCAATTTTCGTATTTGAAAATTATATATCGGTTTTTTATTATTTTAGAAAATCCAATTTTTATATCGTAAGGTATCAAAAACGAAGGAAGACCTGGATCATCTGGAATACATTTATATAAAAGACGCTTTTTATTAGGTGTTCTTCCATACGTTTTATTATTATCAAGAATTAGAATGCCAGATAAATATGGAACAGTTTTTATGTAAGAATTTTTGTTGATAACATTGATATTAATGTTTGAATTATCCAAATATACAACATCCATATTGAATAGTTTTTGTTCTGATGGTATAATGCTATTTAATTCTGGGTAATCATCTATACTCAGTTTTTGCTTAGTTTCATAATCGACAAAATACCAATCAGAATAAGAACGATCTTTGATTATAATTTGAATATTTTTACTATAAATTGTCATTTTTTATTATTATAAATAAATGATAAATGTGTTATTCAATTTTATCTCAACAAAATTGAATAATATAAAAAATAATATATATATATTAAATAAATAATGAATTTACCGAAAGATCGTAACAATCAATCACTTACAATAGGAAGAAATTATAATATTGGAACATTCGACAATGTGAAATATATAGGATTTGAAAATAAAAATATATTGTTATTGAAGTTCAACTGGAATAATGGTTCAGAAATTATATTAATAAAACGAATTTATGAAATAACGAGAGAAGAAATCTCACAAACAGAGAATGATGATACCGATGATGAATATGTTGATGATGAATAATATATATATAATATATATGTCAAATACATTAGTTATAGTACTATGTGAAACACGTGCACATGAATTGACTTTTGAAAATTTTAAAAAAAATGTTATAGACGAATTGAATGCGGATTTATGTATATGTATTGGTATCAAAAATGATTACAACTATGATAATCCTTACTATAATTTAGCTAAATACAAATTTTTATACAATGAACCAAATGACTACAGTGAAGCTTTTGAATATGCTTACAAAATACTATGCGAAAACAGAGATAAATATGAAAAATTAGAAAACATAAATACATTATATGGAAAAATAAAAAATCCTGGACAATCTATCAATAATATTAAATATTATGGTATTTGTAATAATAATAATATAAATAATGTAAAAAATTTTGATATTTTTAATGATGACGAAATAATAATACATACGAAAGATTTTCCAAATAAGTTTTGGAAAAATCATGTTTACGGTGTCAAAAAAAGTGATAATAATTTTGTATATCAAAAAGATGTAATTACATATAAAAAACCTTTATATTGGAGAGAATTTTTAAAAATAAAAAATCAAATATTTGGTGGAATAAAAGACAAACAAAATGAACATCCTGGATCAGGTGGTATATTAATTTTTTTTAGATGGTTTTTATTAAAAAATCTTATTGAAAATGATCTAATAAATAAATATGACAGATTTGTAATAACAAGAAGTGATTTTATTTATCAATTACCGCATCCAAAAATAGAGTTTATGAGTGATAAATATATTTGGATACCAAATTGTGAACAATATGGTGGATATACAGATAGACATGTAGTATTATCAAAGAATAATATTGAACAATATTTGAATATATTAAATAATTTAGTTATTAGATCAAATGAATATTTTATGAAAATGAAGAATAAAAATGATTGGAATATGGAGAAGTTGATAAAATTTCATTTGAATGAAAACAAAATATTACATTTAGTAAAGGAATTTCCATACATAATGTATTCAGTAAGAAACATTAACGGAACAACTAGATGGAAACACGGTAATTATTCAAAAGAATTAGGTTATTATATAAAATATGATACAGAATATAAAATATCTACATATTATAAAAAAATATTTGAACAATCAAATTCAACAATAGATAAATTTTATAGTAATCTGAATAAAAGATACGTAAACATGTTATATTTCATACCATATAAGTCTAATTTTGGAGATGAATTAAATGTTTATATAATAAACAAGTTGATAGATGTATTAAATTTAAATATTCATATAAATTATATTAATTTATCTATAAATAAAAATTTCAATAATAGACTAAAAACATTCTCATTTTTAGGATCAATAATGCATTCATTACCGCCAAATATTGATGTTATTGGAACAGGCGTTAATCCAAATCATCCAAATATTAATAAAAATCTTAATATATTAGCTTTAAGAGGGAAATTATCAAAAGATTATTTAATAAATAAAAAAGGTTACAAAATAGGCAATATAGTAATGGGTGATCCAGCATTACTTATACCAAGGTTATTTCCAGAATGGTTAGAACCATTAGAAAACAATAGCAATAATAATATAGGATTGATACCACATTTCAACGATATAGATCATGTAAATAAATACAAAAAAATTATAAATGAATTAAATATAGATTGTTGTTATCCAAATCAACCTGCAATAAATGTTATTAATTTTATAAGATCAAAAGATATTATAATTTCATCATCGTTACATGGAATAATAGTAGCCGAAATGTTAGGAAAAAAAACTAAATGGATAATGTATAATGGATCGCTAAAAAGTGAAAGTAAATTCAAATATTTAGAATATTATAACTCTACAAATAGATATAATATAAACCCCACAACTAATATTAAAGAAGCATTAGAAATGGAAATACCTGATCCAGAATATAATGACGTAGAATTATTCAATTTAATAAAAAACTATCTTGAATCAGATTGATTATTTTATAATAATATAAAATATAAATACATACATTATATAGATGTCGAGATATTGCAAATGTTTTTTTTATAACAAAAAAAAATATTTATCAGAAAAAAAACAAAATCCAGAATCATTATTATATTATTTTGACAAAATACATAATAACATAGAGACAAACAACCATGAATTTTCACAAACGGAATATAATAATACACTTAATGAAGTAAAAAAATTAAAACAAAAACTATTAGGTAAAATGAATTAGAAATATGTCATGTAAAAATATATCTACAATATGCCGCCAAAATATTACAAAAAAAAATTCACAACAACAAAAACCATATCTAAACCCGTGTCAACACATTTATCTACGGCAAAATATCTAATAATAGTTGAATCGCCATCAAAATGTGCAAAAATAGAGCATTTTTTAGGTGAAGAATATTGTTGTATCGCATCGAAAGGTCATATAAGATCCATCGAGGGTTTGAAAGCAATAGATACAAAAAAAAGTTTCGAACCAACATTTACTTTTATAAGTGAAAAAGAGCATCATATAGAAAATATGCGAAAAACAATATCAATGTTCTCGAAATCCAATATAATATTAGCATCAGATGATGATCGTGAAGGGGAAGCTATTGCATGGCATATATGTAAAATATTCGATTTACCGATTGAAACGACAAAGCGTATTATATTTCATGAAGTAACAAAAAATGCAATAATAGAGGCTGTAAAAAACCCTACATTTCTCAATATGAATTTAGTCCAAGCACAACATGCACGACAAGTTCTCGATATTATTGTTGGATACAAAATTTCACCATATTTATGGAAATATTTATACAACAATAAATCGAATTCATTAAGTGCAGGACGATGTCAAACTCCAGCGTTGAGGCTTGTATACGATAATGAAAAAGAAAAGGACGAGACAAAAATAGAACAATTTTATAAAACCCGGGGTGTTTTTTTTTCAAAATCAATAGAATTCCATTTGAACACTGATTTTTTATGTAAAACCGATGTTCTCGATTTCTTAGAAAAAACCAAGACGCATAATCATGTTTTAAAAATAGGTGAAGATAAACAAAGTATAAAATCACCACCAAAACCGTTCCATACATCTAGATTGTTGCAAGTCGCAAGTAATGTTTTACATATGTCACCAAAGACAACCATGGAAATTTGTCAAAAACTGTATCAAAATGGCTATATTACTTATATGCGAACGGAAAGTTCTCAATATTCAACCGTTTTTTTAGAAAATATGAAAACATTTATTATAAAGGAATACAAGAAACCGGAATATATTGGAAACTTGGGTCCAATTTCATTGAAAGATACGACGAATCCACATGAAGCAATACGAGTTACACAATTAGAAACCCGAATAATCCCAAATGCTGAAGACACACGTATGATATCATTATATAAACTAATTTGGAAAAATACAGTTGAAAGTTGTATGGCGGAAGCTATATACAAATGCAAACCAATAAAAATAACCGCACCATTGGATCATCACTATATGTATACTATAGAAATACCCATTTTTTATGGATGGAAAATAGTCTCGGAAAAGGCTGCACAAGGTTCTCAAAATCAAAATGATAATGTTGGATTATTAACTTATTTTCAATCGATAATGGATGCGAAAAAACCTTGCCCGTATCAGTATATAGATAGTGAAGTCAGTGTCAAAAACAAGCACCAACATTATACAGAAGCAAGTTTAATCAACAAACTCGAAGATCTTGGAATTGGACGTCCATCAACATTTGCAACGATAGTAGAAACTATACAAGATAGAGGATATGTAAAAAAGACAGACCTAGAAGGTGAGAAAATCGTATGTGATGAATACCGTCTAATCGACAAGACTATAAAGACAACTACTAAAGAACGCATATTTGGAAATGAAAAAAACAAATTAGTGATACAACCCATAGGAATAGTAACATTAGAATTTCTATTGAAATATTTTGAAGAATTGTTCTCATACGAATACACGAAAACAATGGAAGAACAGCTAGATATAATATCATCAAAAAATATTGACAAGCCAGAATGGTCATCTATATGTAAAGAATGTTACGACGAAATAAAACGGTTGTCTGGTCCTATAAAAAACATAAAAAAACAATCATATCCACTGATAGATCATGGATATGAGTATATATTTGAACGATATGGTCCAGCGATAAAACACACGTTAGAAGACGGAACCGTAGAATATTTGACAGCAAAAAAAGATCAAGAAATAGATTTAGAAAAATTAAAAAACAAAGAATATTCATTGAATGATGTATTAGAAATAAAAAATAGTTATTTAGGTAAATATCAAGATGAGGAAATATTCATCAAGACCGGTCGTTATGGTCCATATGTCGAATATGGAACAGATCCAATAAAAAGGGAAAGTATAAAAGAAATAGAAAAACCATTAGACGAAATAACATTAGCAGATGTAACAGAATATTTAGGAAACAAAAAAAATACAAACGAAAAAACATCATTAAGAGTATTGAATGAAACGATGTCTATCAAAAAAGGTAAATATGGACCGTATGTATTTTATAAGCGACCTGATATGAAAAAACCAGAGTTTTTGAATATAAAAAAATTCCCAGAAGGGTTCTTAACATGTGAAATAACAACAATCGTAAACTGGCTATGTGAAAAATATAAATTGCCAGATCCAAATTGATAAAAAAATAGAGATATATATTAGAATGTCAGAATCCATCACAACAGAATCCGTCGGAATATTAAATTATCTAGCATTTTTTATATTATATATTATTTGTTTCGTATTTATTTATAAAAAAAATACTGAATATATTGGGTTTACAGTATTATTGGTAATAAACATAGCTGTGATGTTATATACAACCAGTCAATTAATGGATATTTTTCAAAGATCAAAGTATTTTGTTGAAATGATAGCAAGTTTTTCAGTAATAGTTGGTATTGTATTTCATACAATTCTTATAATTTTTATATTGATGGTTGCAAATAATTTAAATTCAAAAAATATAAAGAAATATGGAACTCCATTCATTTTACCGGAAAAATATAAAAAAAAATTAGAGTTGATTAAAAGATTAATGATATCATCATTTTGTTTAGGATCGGTAATTTTATTTGTAATATTCAATTACAATAATAGATTGAATACTAATTTTTTAACAATTATTACAAAACTAGAATTTAAAACTGTTTTTGAAAGTAAAACATTATTTCTAACATTAGCAGCATCGTTAGCATTGATAGGTATATCTGCATATCAAATTTTTGAAGGGGATGGTTTTTCAAAATTATCAAGACAACAGTTAATGGACAAAGAAAAATGATAAAAAAACTCGTATAAAAACATATATATTGTTCTCTATAGATTATAGAAAACAATAATGAAATATTATGAAACGCATTTCGAAGAATATATATCATCAGTAGAAAATTACAATATACATCCAGAATTAAAAAAAAAATATGATTTACTTCCAGACAAAATAAGTAAATTAGAAAATATGATTATATATGGACCATCTGGAATTGGAAAATATTCTCAGGTGTTGTATTTGTTAAAAAAATATAGCAATAACGAATTGAAATATGAAAAGAAAATAACAGCTATAACTGAAAAACAGAATTACACATACAAACTAAGTGATATTCATTATGAAATTGATATGTCGTTACTAGGATGTAACTCTAAGATATTATGGCATGAAATATTTTTTCAAATAGTGGATATTATATCAGTTAAACAAGAAAAAATAGGAATTATTATGTGTAAAAATTTCCATTTGATACATACTGAATTATTAGAGACTTTTTATAGTTATATGCAACAATATAACCATTCACAATCAAATATACAGATAAAATTTTTCATAATAACAGAACATATAAGTTTTATGCCAACATCAATAATAAATGCATGTCAAGTAATAAATATAGGAAGGCCAAATAAAGAACACTATATAAATATTACAAATATTGGTAATAGCAAAATAGAATTTGTCAATAGAATAACAAATTACAAAAATAATAAAACAATAGAAAATCCTATATACAATTATATAGGATTAGATGGAATAATGAATATAAAAGATACACGGTATTTTGAATTCATAAATAATACACATGAATTTCCAAAGGAGGTTTTCAATATTGTATGTGATAATATTATTCAAGAGATCGAATCTTCAAAAAAAATAAATTTCACTGACTTTCGTGATACATTATATGATATATTAACATATAATTTAGATACAGTAGAATGTTTATCTTATATAGTAGAATATTTTATAGAGAACAATAAAATAAATGGAAAAGACATTTCAGACATACTAGAAAAATCATATGTATTTTTAAAATATTATAATAATAATTATCGTCCGATATACCATTTAGAGAGTATTATGTTTTATATAATAAATAAGGTACATAAATATGATGAATTATAAAAAAGCATGTAATGTTCTCGAAATAAATAAAAAAGACCTTGAAAATAATGAAAATAATAAAAATGAAATAAAAAAAAAATATAGAATGTTGGCTCTTAAGTATCATCCTGATAAAAATAATAGTCCAGATGCAGGAAAAAAATTCCAAGAAATATATGAAGCATATGAATATTTACTGAAACACAATAATACATTTTTTGATGTAATTGATAGTGATTCTGATGATGATTATAATATATCAGATAAGAATTCATATAGTTGGGTCCTCTATTCTTTTTTGAAAAATGTTCTCCAAAAAGAGTCATATAATAATTTATTTTACACTATAATCCAAAGATTATCTACAACTTGTGAAAAAAAGGCTTTGGAAACGTTAGAAAAAATAGATAAAAAAACTCTTATAAAAATACACGAAATAATGAATATACATAGGGATGTTCTCCATTTCGATGATTTTTTTTATGAAAAGATAGATGAAATAATAAAAAATAAAATAAAAAATGACGAATGTATAATTTTGAATCCAGTATTGAATGATCTATTTGAGAACAATTTATACAGACTCAATATAAACGACAATAAATATATAATTCCGTTATGGCATCATGAATTAGTATATGATAATGCAGGATGTGATATTTATGTAAAATGTAATCCAATGTTACCAGAAAATATAGAAATAGACAGTAATAATAATATACATGTAAGATTAAAATACAATATAAATGAATTATTAGAAATAGAAAAGATTGATATAGAAATATGTAAAAATCCGATATATTTATATCCGAGTCAACTAAAAATAACAAAATCACAAACAATAATATTAAGAGAACAAGGAATATCAAAAATAAATCAAAATGATATATATGATATAACAAGAAAGAGTGATATTTATCTACATATAGTTATTGTGTGTTGAATAAAAGAAACATTATTATAATATAATATTATAATAATGGAAACATCATATAATTCAAAACAAAATTGTTGTTTTTATTCTAGTACAATATTTTTAGTAAATTCGATAGTGGCATTTTGGTTTGATTATTATTTGTATTCTTTCTTTTTTTTTTTATTAGTTATAACATCATTAGTAGTGCATTCTAATAATAATATTTATACAAATATAATGGATAAAATTTCGATATTATTTATAGTATTTTATGGCGGATGGCTATTTTATAAAAAATGTTTATTACCTATAGATATCAAGCGAATAGGTTTAATGATTACCATAGTATCTACTTTTTTGATAACGATATATTTATATTATTTTGGTTATATAAATCGACAATATTGTTTTTGCGAAGACAATGAAATAGCCAATCAATATCATTCATTTTTGCACTTGGTTTCTTCGTTTGGACATATTCTTATTATTTTGTTGTAACATATATTTAAAAAATATAAATACAAATATATATATACTATCAATATGACTATTTATTTTTTTTTATTTATATTGCTGATAAAAACAATATTTATAAATACTCTTTTTGTAAAAATACCATTTGGTCCAAGATTCAAAATAAAGGATCGAGAATTTACTAAAAAACTAGAATATAAATTGATAGAAAGTGAACAAAATATATTGAAAAAATTAGATGGTTTTTATGGTATGATAGGTCCAGACATAGATATAAAAACTGTATCTACTATTTTCGATTTATTTACTGGAGATGGCTTGATACATGGAGTATTTTTCGATAACGGAGAACTGACTTTCATAAAATATTTTATAAGGACGGATAAATTAAGATACGAACAAAAAAATGGAAAAATACCAAAAAACAATATTTTAAAAATATTGTTTGAAGTTCTCAGTAGTATGAAATTATTGCCCAAATTATTAGGTGTTTCTAACACCGCACTCATGCATTTCGATAATAATACATATTCATTATATGAAAGAGATCTGCCATACAAATTGGATATAAATTTCAAAACCAAAAATATTAAAACAATAGAAAAAAAATTAATCAAACATATTCAACAATTTTCAGCGCATTCAAAAACAAACGGATCAACTATAGAGACAATAGACTGTGACATTTTTCGAAACGAGGTTAGATACTTTGAATTAGATAAAAATTTTGAAACAATAAAAACCCACACAATAAAAACGAAATATATCCCTATTATTCATGATTTTTGGAGTTCTCAAAACAAAATAATTTTTATAGATTCACCTCTAATTATTGATTTCAATAATTTTTTGAATACGCCCATGTCAGTAAAATTAGATGAAACAAAAGAAACAATTATCAACGTATTAGACAAAACAACAATGAAAATAGAGCGGTATCATTTGAATGAAAGCTTTTATGTATTTCATTTTGCAAATAGTAAAGAAAATGATACACATATAGATATCTATGCATCTCTTTATGAAAAAATAGATTTCAATGAACTCAATATAACGGGGAAATACAGAAAAATAACCATAAATAAAAGAACAAAATTAGTAACGATAGAGAAAAATCCGGAACTCGAAGAATTGAATATAGAGTTTCCGATTTCATATGGAAATCGCACTATTTTTAAAAGCATTGAGAACCGTGTAAATAATGGGTTTGTTATTTGTGAAGGTATGGAACTAATAAAACGTATAGAACTAGTTGATAAATTCATTTGTGGAGAACCCGCTATTAAAAAGGTCGACGATACGTATTATTTGATAGCATTTTATTATAGTATTTATAATAACAAAGATACAAGATTATTTATAATGAACTTAGATGCATATACTTTTATTGATATACATATAAAGGAAGAAATCGGATTAGGGTTTCATTCTATATTTATACCGACTAAATGCTAACATATAAACAATAATATTTATAAAAATACTTATAAATATTATAATTTTTTATTCACTACCGAAAAATGCACCTTTACCGATATTGAAATCTGTAAGTCTTGTAATAGTTTCTTGCTTATCTTTCATAATATCTTGAATAATATCTTTCATGGAAATCATTCCAATAAATTCCTTGTTCTTATCATCAGTGATCAACAAATGATGGATATTTTTGAAAAGCATTTTGTTCATACATGTCTCAAGAGAATCAGTTTTCTTTGCAACAATAATATTACTACCATATGTGCAAATATCCCTTACATTTAAATTTTCATTTAATTTATCTAATGCAGCGACTTTATTAATATAATCACGCTTGGATAAAACACCTACCAAATTATCATTTTTATCAACAACAGCCAAGGAACTAATATTCATTGCAGTGAAACGAGCTACAGCTTCTTGAATGGGTTGTTCTTCATTAATTTTGAAGTCAACTTTGTAGTAGCATGACTTTTTAAAGATATCAAATGCATTTGAACCAACTGTATCTACAGTTGAGAAATTTCTAGAAACGAGTTTTGTTAAACGATACATTGAGATAATATATATATAGATATATTTTTTTAAATAGTTTTCAGAAATATTTACTTTATACAGAACGTGTTTTTCTTGATGCATAATGTGTTTTTCTTGATGCAGAAGATGTTCTTGCAGAATGTGCTTTTCTTGATGCGGAAGCAGTTTTTTTTCTTGATGTTGTTTTTGGTGGAGTAGGTTCTTTTCTTGATGTTGTTTTTGGTGCAGTAGATAGAGTTCTTGATGAAGATGGTTTGGGTGACGGTTTTTTTAATTTTAAATCCAATTTTTGGTAAAGTTTTACAAAATCATCTTGCAGTAGTCTTCTTTTATTTTGTGTACGACCTTTAATAAGTTCCAAACCTCCAAAATGATTATTAACATATATTCTGGGATTACTTCTGTCTCCTATTGTTCTATTATAAATATCATATAAAATTTGTATATTATGTTTGTCAGCTGATATTCCAGTTTTTGTATTATATTCGGCAGCTGCTGTTTCAGTTTCTTTATTATCAGTTTCTTTATTATCAGTTTCTTTATCATCTTTTTTTTTATTATCTGGATCGGATGGATCGAATTGTTCTAAATGTAATTCTTCTAATACAGGTAAATTTATCAGTGTTTCAGGTAATCTTTTAAAACTATTAGGTATGAATTCCATTTTATCTCTTTTATCTTTAAAAGTAGTAATTTCTGAATCATGTAAACGTAAAATCTTTAAATTAGTTAAATTTCCAATTGAATCAGGTAGTTCTCTAATATTACAATTAGTCAATTGTAAATCAATAACTTTTTGTTTCACTATATCATTATTGAATAATTCATTTAATTGTTTTGTTGATAAGTATTCCTTATCAAATCGTAATGCCCGATATTGATCTATAGTTTTTGTTTTTCCAAAAATGCTAAACTCTGCCATTATATATATTAAGCATAGATTATTTCAATATATCAAAGATACAAATTCGGTATAATAAGTCAAAAAAAATAATATTTATATACAAATCAAAGATGTGTGGAATAGTAGGATATCTTGGAAGAGAACCTTATGTAGAATATATAATGACTGGATTGAAACTATTACAAAATCGTGGTTATGATTCTGCAGGGATAAGTTGTATTGACATGAATCACGAACTAATAACAACAAAATTCGCTTCAACAAATACAAACGATTCTTTAGTACAATTAGAAAAAAGTATAAATAAAACAGATTGTACATCAACCATAGCAATTGGGCATACACGTTGGGCTACACATGGCGGAAAAACTGATACAAATGCACATCCTCACAACGATAACAAAAACCGGATTTCTATTGTTCATAATGGTATTATTGAGAACTTCCAAGAATTAAAAAACAATTTGAAAAAAGAGGGGTTTTCATTCCGTTCTCAAACAGACACAGAAGTAATAGCTGTTTTAATAGGAAAACATTTAGATAATAATGAAACAATGGAGAATGCTATAAAACTTACTATATCGGAATTATCAGGAACATGGGCATTAGTAATAATACATAAAGATTTCCCTAATAAAATATGGCTAACTCGTAATGGTTCTCCGCTTTTACTTGGAATAGACGAAGATTTTATAATGATTGCAAGTGAGCATATTGCTTTCAGTAATTATATTAAAAAATATATTGTTCTCGATAATCACGATTTAATTGAAATAACAAAGGATGGTCAAGACATCATATACAATAAGAACATACATAGATATACAATCAAAGAAAAATCACAGTCAAACATAGAGACGCTTCCATCAAAATACAAACACTGGATGTTAAAAGAAATCATGGAGCAACCCGATGCAATTAACCGTGCACTAAATAATGGCGGAAGAATTGAGAACAATGTATCTGTAAAACTAGGCGGATTAGATACATGTAAAACGCGATTACTTGATACAGACCATTTGATCATATTAGGTTGTGGTACATCCTACAATGCTGGATTATGGGCAATGGATATTTTTAAATCATTAGATATATTTGATACTGTCGTTTGTTATGATGGAGCAGAATTCAATGTAAAAGATATTCCAAAGAAACGTAAGTCCGCTGTTGTCTTATTATCTCAATCCGGAGAAACGAAAGATCTACATAGATGTATTCAAATAGCAAAAGATTATGATTTAATTACAATTGGTATTGTAAATGTAATTGATTCACAAATTGCAAGAGAAACTGACTGCGGTGTATATTTGAATGCGGGCAGAGAAGTAGCAGTAGCATCCACGAAATCATTCACTAACCAATGTGTGGTTTTATCCATGATTGCTGTTTGGTTCTCACAGAACCGTGGAACGGCCATAGAAAAAAGACGTAAAATTATTTCTGATCTACGTAATATCCCTTATCAAATGCAAAATGCATTGGATAATGAAGAAGTATGTAAACATGTAGCATCATTATTAAAAGAAAATAAATCTATATTTTTATTAGGAAAAGGCAGAGACGAGGCCATTGCAAAAGAAGGTTCTCTAAAACTAAAAGAAATTTCATATCTACATGCCGAAGGTTACTCTACGTCATCTTTGAAACATGGTACATTTGCATTGATCGAGGAAAATCTACCGATTGTAATAATAGATATTACAGAAGAACAACGAGATAAAAATAGAAATGCTTTCCAAGAAGTAAAGGCTAGAAATGCATTTATAATAAGGTTTACAGATATGGTTGATACAAAAACCAAGGAAAATGATATAACGATAGAGAACAATACGACATTTTCAGGGTTATTAGTAAATATATATATACAACTAATAAGTTATTACATTGCAATATTAAAAGGAAATAATCCAGATTTTCCTAGAAATCTAGCCAAAGTAGTTACTGTTGAATAGTTCTCGAAAATCTAATTTCGAGGAGGTATAACCTTTGTTTCACTATAGTGAACCAATACTAATCGATCTCCGTTCTCACTATCTACAATATTATAACAGTTGTTTTTGACTGGTTGTTCTTGATATAATTTAACAAAGCAAACATTTGAATATAAATTTGCAAATTGATACATATTTTTACATAAAATATGAAAATCTTGGGTAAGGTTCTCATTACTCATAGAATATAGATCACATAACGCCTCATAAATAACTATATTACAAGGAATGCACCCAATAAAACCTTGAAAAATACTTCCAGGTAAATAACTAGAGTTTACTGAAAAAAAATCATAATTTTTTACAATGTTCTCAATATTATCCTCTATCATTGCATCAGAATCAATGTATACACCTCCTTTTACGTATAAATAATAATATCGAAACAGATCCGCACGATGTTCTCCATAACTATAAGAATAAAATTTTTGGATGACATTCGGAAATTCCCTTATTGGATTTTGAATAAAAAAATCGATTATATCGTGATCAGTAAAATGTATATATTGCCAACCAGGTGATTTTTCACGAATCATTTCAACAACATAATCAGGAATACCATTGCGTGATGTTTGTACAATAACTTTTGGTATCATTGGTATTTATATAAATAAAAATATATTTTTAAATATATTTTTATAATATTGTATTTGTTTTATGTAAAAAATATTTATCAATATAATATGTAAATGGTGCTACTGGTTTGTTATTTTTTAACTGATAATACTTATCTTTTGCATATTTTTCAAAATTTACATTATTACTAGATAACCAAAACAAATAAATAATAAATAATACAATTGATGCGTATATGTCTTTGAATTCATAATTAGTATTTCTTAATGACCATAAAGGTAATAATTTTAAAAATGTATTAACAAAACAAAATATAAAAATATAAATAAATGAATTTTCAAAATAAATCATCAAACATAGTATTAAAATATTTTCAATAATTCCTATAATAATTGCAATTTTTGGATTATACGATACTATTTTGAATTCATACAAAATATACCATGCAAATAACCAATATGAAAATACAAAATCAAATCTGTAATTCATTAAAATATATTAATATATTTTTTGTATTTTTTTCTTATTTATTCAGTAAACGCGCGATCTAATTTATCCTTGTTTTTTTTAGAATCAATATAACCATTATGTATCATTTCATGAAATGGATATTTACTTTTCGAGAACAACGTAGTATAATCAGTAATATTGAATTTCCCAGTAGTATTAGAAAAATGATTCCACATATTTGGATGAATATGTAAAACCGATTTAGATGTATTCAAATACGGATATTTACTAAAACCTCCATCAAATGTCAAGAGATTTCTATAAAAATTAGTCAATCCTCCAGTTACGAGTGGAATATGAGAACTTGCTATACAAGAATTCAAAGCATCTTCCAAGTTCTCGAAATTATTATAAATAGTAGTATTTGTTTTATAATTATCGATAATTGTAACGCCAACATACAGTCGATTTAGATCAAAATCATCTGCTGTATATTTATTTAAAATAATGTTTTTTATCGATTTTTCGATTTCATGTATCGACGACGATTTTTCTAAATTAGAATTCAATATCAATTTAATGATGTCATTCATATCATGTTTAAAACAAAGCATCAATGAATTCCATGCACCTGCACTTGCGCCAGAAAAGACATAGTTGTCTAATTCATAGTTCTCTTTAATGAATTTACATATTCCTAATACATAAAATCCTTTATATCCACCTGGAGACAAAGATATTATTTTTTTGTCTTTTAAAAAATCATCATTATTATGTATATTAACTGAATTGAATAATTTTGTTTTATTTATAGACATTTGTTGTTTTGACACAAAATGATTTGTTGCTTTTTTAATTGAGCTTCGTAGATATAAATTATATGTAAACACGTTACTATTTTTCATGATCAATAATAAAAGAACTAATGAATAAGGTATAATATAATACATTTTTACTTTTATATAATATAAAATTTATTATAAGTATATTTTTTACGTATAATAAAAAATTGATTCAAAAAATAAAAAAAATAAAAAAAGTATCTAAAACACACAATGGGATTTATAAATAATGATGGTTCATTCTACGTTATACTTAGTTATTTTGGATTATGTATTTTTGTTTCTATAGTACTTTGCATACTGATGAAATTTTTATATCCATTATTTTGTATAAATTCAAGACGAATACATAATAATATAAATGAACATATCACAAACACATCGACTAGTAATGTTATTAATAATAATATAATTATTGATACAGATGCAATGATTATTGCAAACGAAATTATTGAAGTAACAAATATAGTTCCAAGCATTGTTTATAAAAATATAGAACCAGAATCCATACCTATTGCAGATCAAGTGTAGATGAATTTTTATTCAAAAAATACAAGATAAAAAAATGAGAATATTCATAAATATTCTCATTTGAAAACAACTTTAATTATACTTTACATGTTTTAAAAATATAAAATCTATCTAAACATTTTTTCTTACCTTTTACAAGAGACTTTTTATGTGGCTTTCTTCTTGACAACTTTTTTGACGACTGATTTAACTGGCTCTGGTTCTACTGCAACAGCTACATCAGCTACTTGTTCTGGCTCTGCTTCAGCAACTGCCTTCTTGACAACTTTCTTGACAACTGGTTTCACTGGCTCTTGTTCTTCATCTGAATCTTCGACTTCTGTAGATACTTGTACTGGTTGAGATACAACAGCTACGACTTCATCTTCTTCATCATCTTGAACATCTGGTACTTTTTCAATATCCTTAAGATCATCATTTGATAATTGAATATGACAACGACCATAAACGCTTTGGACTTCTTGTGGCTTTACAACACATTGAATTAACTTCCATGTTAAACCCCAACCTTTACCACCAAACCATAAACCACCACATTGAATGATACATGCTACATTTGATTTCTTAGGGATGAAATCCATAGGAGTCATATTTTCATTATCATTTGGGAAAATTAGTTTACCGGTTGTATCATAAATTTCAACAGCCCAACGGTTATTATAGTTTGGAACCTTGGCGCGAATAGATGGTGGCTTAGTATAGTCGAATTTTTTTGTATTTTTATCTTTTGTGTATTTTAAAAATGGGAAGAAAGTATGCTTTGCTACTTCACGCGACATTTCTTCTCCAAACCATGCTTCACTATTTTTGACAGCATCGTCTAAAATTTGATTTTCAAAATCCTTCATTTTTTTTAAGAAATCATTTGTAGATTGTGTTGAGAAATCATCATTAGGAAAATTGAGTGAGATAGTATATTTTCCATCAGACTCACCAGTTTGTGAATCTACAAAATCACTAATACCCCATGTCATCATAAGTGGGGTAGTAAGATGCAATGATCTATTTGATTGTGTACTTATAAGATTAATTGATTTTGCACCACGATCATTCACCTTTGGTTGCATATAACGAACTTGGGCAGGAGCCCAATCAGCGACTGATAAAACGATAGGAGTTGAAGGCTTTGACATTATAACTAAGAACTTGTTATAGTTTATATAGTGTCATTTCTTTAATTCAATTTTTTTATTTATATTTTTTTTGATTAGCATTTATCGTAAGAAACCCTATATTTTTATATATTATATGAAAACGCGTTCTCCGATAGAAACTTAATGAATTATCGATAAAATAATAATATTTTACGTAATATTATTTATCAAATAATATATAAAAAAAAATAATTAAAAATAATTTATCATATAATAAAAACAATGTCGAATGTATGTGAAATTTGTGTCAATACATTGAACCAAACCGCAAGAAAACCAATTTCCTGTCCATATTGTGAATTTACTGCTTGTCGTACATGTTGTGAAACATATATACTTGGTGAAACAACGAGTAAATGTATGAGCCCTCCATGTAATCGCGAATGGACACGTCAATTCATTGCGAGAGAATTTACATCGATATTTATTAGTAAAAAATTAAAAAAAAAGCGCGAAGAAATTCTATTTGATATCGAACGTTCACTGATGCCTGCTACTCAACCACAAATAGAAAGAATAATAAAAGGTGAAAAAATTCTACTTGATATTAATGAATTACATCATAAAATATCAGAATTGAATAATAAAATAAATGATCTTAGAAATGAAAGATTTAGATTATTATATACTAATCAACCAACACAACAACGGTCTGAATTTATTCGTGCATGTCCAGATAATAATTGTCGCGGATATCTTAGTACCCAATGGAAATGTGGATTATGTGAAAAATGGTCTTGTCCAGAATGTCATGAAATAAAGGGTATTAATCGTGATTCTGAACATGTTTGTAACCCTGATATACTTGCTACTGCTCGTTTATTATCAAATGATACAAAACCTTGTCCTAATTGTAGAACAGGCATTTTTAAAATTTCAGGTTGCGATCAGATGTGGTGTACCCAATGTCATACCGCGTTCAATTGGCGTACCGGGAGAATTGAAAATACAGTTCATAACCCTCATTATTTTGAATGGCTTCGTCGAAATGGAAATGATGTACCACGTAATCCACTTGATAATCCATGTCAACAACACCAATTAAATCATACATTATTTACTAGAATACGTAATTTATTAACAGGTAGACATAAAAACAATTTGAATTCAAAAACATGTGAAAATTTTATGGAGAAATTGATTCGTAATGCTATTCATATGGATCAAATTATACTACCTAGATATGCAATTCAAAACCGAGAACGTAGAAATGAAGATTTACGAATCAAATATATGCGTAATTTTATAACAGAAGATGATTTCAAAACCGTACTTCAACGAAATGAAAAAAAGTGTGAAAAATACAGGGAGATACATAATATTATTGATGTTTTGAAAACAACAATAACAGATATTGTCATTCGGTTTATTGACCACCTGGAAAAATCTCGACCAGGAAACTGGGAAGACAAAATATTGAAAGAAGTTGGGCCTATTATTAATTATGCGAATGAATGTCTTAGTGATATTAGTAAAACGTACAAATCAAAATGTATAATATTTTCAAATGAATTAGAAGAAATATAAAATCTTTTTATAAAACAGTAAAACTACTTAGAAATTTTTTTATAAAATATTTATAAATATTTTATAAAAAAATATACCATTATGTATATGGAAGATATAAATATAAATACAGAAAACACACTCCCCATTAAAAAAATAGAAAAATTAGAAAATACTATCAAACCTACAAAACCAAAGACGTTAAGGACACAAAAACAAGCTAATTTAATAAATGTCGAAATAACTTATGATAATTACATAAAAAACTTGATTGATTTCAAAAAATGCAAATTAACGGAATTGAAAGATTCGTTAAAAAAATACAATTCAAAAATCTCTGGAAAAAAAGAGTTCTTACTCGATTTAAAAGTTTCTGGAAAAAAAGAGGTCTTGATTGAACGTTTAGAAATATATTTCAAACAAACAAAAAACAGCATAGCAATACAAAGATTATTCAGGGGGTGGATAGTAAGACATTTACTAAGACTAAAAGGACCTGGATTGAAAAACACATCATTATGTGTAAATGATAGTGATTTTGTTACGATGGAACCATTGAATGAAATTAGCAAAGATGTGTTTTACAGTTACAAAGACAGTAAGGGGTTTGTATATGGGTTTGACATTACATCACTTGTTCAAATGTTACAAAAAAAAAATAAATTTGAGAACCCATATAACCGTGAAAAAATCGGTCCAGTTACAACAAGAGAAATAAAAACTCTTTACAATTTGTCTTTTTTGGTATATCCACACTTCAAAGATAATAATGAAAGGATCCCACACAACAATAATTATGTAAACAACAATCGTAATAATTCAAGAACATTTTCTCAAAATAATCCCATGAACAACGTCCAGAATACTATGTCAAATAATAGAACAACTAATAACACAATTCCAATGACTCCAGAAATGCTTATAAGACACAATAGATTACTAGAAATAAGAGAAAAACCGGTTAACGAGAGGATAAACCATTTGTTTACAGAGATAGATAGTTTGGGAAATTATACAAGCAGTACATGGTTTAGTGAATTAGATTTCCGTAATTATGTACGTTTATATCGTATATTATATGATATATGGTTCTTCAGAAGTAATATGTCACGTGAAGTACGAAATTTAATATGCCCAAATACAAGTCCATTTGATGAAATATTACCAAGAATATTGAATTCTAATAATTTTACTTTTTTACAAATTCAGAACGCATGTTTGACCGCATTTGAAAACATGGTATACAGAGGAACTGATGATAGTAATAGAATATTAGGTGCATATCATGCATTGACTGCTTTGACAATAGTTTCTACTGATGCGAGAATAGCAATGCCTTGGTTGTTTCAATCGGTTGCATTTTGAAAATTGAAATTCGCAAATTAAATATTTTTACACTGAAATATTTGTTTTTTTTAAATAATAAAAATATATATTATGATAAATCGAGTGTAGATAATCAATAAATATATATTATCAAAAAATAACTTAAAAAGGAAACTATATAATCAAATATAATAGCCAGAATGGTTAGAGCATCCAAGTCTACTGAAAAGTCAACTACTACTTCCGCATCCGCCCCTGTTGTTGCTGCCTCAGCAGCTGCCCCTGCTGCTGATAAGCCAAAGGTCAAGAAGACCAAGGTTGCAGCTGCCCCTACCGAGCCAGTCAATGAATTAGCACCTGCACCTGTTTCAGATGCTGCCCCTCTTGATGCCGCTGCAGCACTTGCTGTCAAGCTTACTGAGTTCAATGCTAAGCTACAACAATTAGGCGGACTTTTCGCCACTGTCAAGAACGATTTCAAGACTCTTGAAAAGACCGTTTCTCGTGAAATGAAGAACGCACAAAAGGCTTCATCAAAGAAGAGAAGATCAAACGTTAACAGAAAGCCATCTGGTTTCGTTAAGCCAACCCGTATCAGTGATGAACTAGCTCAATTCCTTGGTAAAACTATTGGAACTGAAATGGCCAGAACTGATGTCAGTAAGGAGATCAACACCTACATCCAAGCCAATAGTCTTCAAGATAAGGTTAATGGCAGAATCATCCATCCTGATGATAAGCTTACAAAGCTACTAAAGGTAAGTAAGGATGATCAACTAACTTATTTCAACTTACAAAAATACATGAAGCACCACTTCATGAAGGCTACTCCTGCAGTAGTTGCTTAGATCAATAAAAAATTATAAAAAGAAACATATTTTGAAAAATTATAAATAGATACATAATCAAACAAAAAAATTATATTACAAATAAATGTAATATAATTTATATAATAGTATTTAGAATGTTATCTCGATTGAGTAGTATTTTCAATCCGCCTCTTCAACCTAATAAAATAATATACAATGGAACAGTTTACACAAAACAAATAATGTGTAGCAACAAAGCCCTTGTTGAAATTTTGAAAGGTGCAAATAAACTAAATCCTTCAGTAGATACAAGTGAATATATAATTGATTGTGCAAATGAGAATATCTATAAAGTCAATGAACTAATTGGAGAAGGTGGTAATAACACGGTTTACAGTTTGGAGGGAGATAAATATAATAATAAGGTAATACGTATATCAACAATAGAAAGAAATGATCGTCGTAATACAATATTAATACGTGAATTATCTGGATTATTTTTACAAAACTATATTTCAAATATATGTCCCCACATATGCATAATACATGAATTTGGTTATTTAATATCAAGCTCTAATAATGTACGTGTATATTCTATTATTGAAAAACTAGTTGAACCCGATTTACATGGCATCATCTTTGGAAATAAACCGACATATAAAAATAGAATTTATGATTACAAAATAATAATATTTCAAGTATTAAATGCATTATTATGTATGAATATACATAATTTTGTACATTTAGATATAAAACTTGAGAACATTGGTATTGATATACATGGTAATGCAAAGTTATTTGATTTTGAATTCGCTCGTTATTTGGATGGAGATTGTTTAGAAAATCAAATAACTATTGGTACAAGAAGTTTTATAGCCCCAGAAATTTACACAAAAAAAATTTGTTTGAAGTCTGATGTATATTCATTAGGGTATACGTTATATTTGTTGTATTTTGTTGATGATATTAGTATTCCTGATGATATGTTTGATCCAGAGTATAATGAGCTTGATTTAGATATAAATTCATCAAAATTCAAAAGAAAATATTTTGACGGTAATGTAGATGAAAATTCAAAAATAGAAGATACTGAAAATCTGAAGGTTCTGATAAAAAAAATGATGGAACATAATCCTTCCCAAAGATACAATTTAGAACAAGTATTGAATCATGAATGGTTTAATACTACACCAAAATCAGTAGCAAAATCAGTAGCAAAATCAGTAGCAAATTCAGCAAAAAAAACAGAAAAAGAATCAGCAAAAAAATCAGCAACAAAAATAGTATTTAAACCATCAGCAAAAAAAAAATCAGCAAAAAAAGGAGGAAAATCTGTAAAAAAAACAAAAACGCATAAAAATAAAAAAAGAAACCATAAAAAAACAATATAAAATATATTCTATAATATATTTTATAAATGTCACAACCACCAGAAGTAGGAATGGAAAATGCCATTATAAATCAAAATGTACCAATCGATGAAAAAATAAAAACTTATATAGCTGAAACCAAACCATGTGTTTATATATTAACACCATGTTTCGCAAGTTTATGTTACGTGAATTATGTTACATGTTTAATGAATACTATTAGTTTATTTAATGAATACAACATAGAACTGATAGTAGAATTTTGTCGAAATGATAGCTTAGTTTCACGTGCACGTAATAATCTTGTTGCTCGTGCAATGGCTAATCCAAAAATGACACATATTATGTTTATTGATAACGATATTAGTTGGGATCCATTAGATATTATAAAACTTATGATCTCCAATAAAAACATTATAGGTGGAATATATCCTTTGAAAAATTATAATTGGTCAAAATTAGCGAACAATCCCAATATAATCAGTGAACTCATATCAAAAAAGAATAATTCTCAATTCAAAAATATAATAACAAATGAAAACATGATACAATATAATTTGTTAAAATACAATGTAAATTATTTATCGACTACGCTTAATATTGATAAAAATCTTACAAAAGTAAAACACATTGCAACTGGGTTTATGATGATCCAACGAACTGTTATTGAAAAAATGTCAGCTGCTTTTCCGTCTACAAAATATGTAGACGATGTAAGTTTTTTAAAACCTGAAGAAAACAAGTTTGCTTATGCCCTTTTTGATTGTGGTGTAGAAGAAGGACATTACTTTTCAGAAGATTGGCTATTTTGTCATAGATGGACAAAAATGGGTGGATCAATTTGGGCTGATGTAAGTATATCGTTGAATCACACAGGAATAGAAGACTATCAAGGTTGTTATCTGTCGTCGCTTATATAAAATAAAAATATACCATAATAACTTAGACTGGTACAACTTTTTCATTGTTTTGATGTTTTTTATTAGAATCAGTATTGTTGGATTTTGTAGAACTAGTTTCACGAAATGAATCGATCATTTCACATTCATCGATATATGTGTTCGATTTTATTTTATAAATATCTGACAATAGTTTATTAGAAACGGATTTATTCATTTTTTCAAATGAACCGATCAAACTAGAAAGTATATTCATTGTTAACCCTACCCATATCATTTTTACAAAGGTATCAGTGGGATGTTCTTGATAACTCGCTGCGATTGTAGTTATAAGTATAGATGAGTAATGCATAATATAATGCAAATATCGTAGTTTCATGTTACAACTATTTAGTTGCTGACGTTTTGTCATAAATCGTTTCAAATCATTTATTTTGTTTTCATTGAAAATATCTTGAACTCTGTGGTTTATAGATGTTTCTGTGGATCTCATATACAAATATATTTTATTACTAAATAATAAAATATATTATTGATGTGGTTTACATGTGTAAACACATAACAATATTTGTGGTTTGTATGTGGGGGTTTTGTGTTGTGTTTTATTCTTGTTGTTCTAATTCTTCTTCCAACCATTCTTCCTCCATTTGTTCCCATGTTGGTGACATAAAATCGTCCAAATCACTACATATTGTTTTACGTATTTTTTCTAGTTCTTGTTGTGATGCCGGTATTTCGAAAGACTCATTTATTTCTTCGGTTTTGTTTTTGATGTATCTACCAAAAAAAGAACATCCCAATTCATAATAATATGCTGTTGTTTCGATATCAAAATTTTTGTTCATTATTTCATAAACACCTAATGGCGGACACCAAGCTGTATCAAATGAAACATCCAATATGTATTCGGCGTCATCTCGGCTAGTTATTTCAGCTTCAACTGCGTCCCATTTTGTATTCCAAATCTCACATGCTGTTTTGAAATCCCAGCCACCTTCGTATTCGTCTGGGTCTAACCCTAATGGAGCGAATGTTTTGAACCATCTATTTTCTATTAGAGCTCCTATAAGTTTATCATATATTTCTTTGGATGGGCATCTTATTGTTGCGCTATTGATACACCAATTTGGCATTTTTATCTATTGTATTGATATGTTTATATTTTTATAAATATAAATATATAGATTTGTTTGCGTTTTTATTTTTTTATATTTTATGTGATAAACCTTGCAATGACTAAGTTTATACATCAACCTACCTACTGAAGTGATGCTTCATATATCTTTGAAGATTAAAATACGTTAATTCGTCTCCATGATTTAATCTAAGAAGCTTACGAAGCTTTGCATCAGGATTAATTATGCGACCATTCTGTACATCTTGAAGACCATGTGTTTGAATGTAAGTGTTGATCAACTTACTTACATCAGTGCGTGCCATCATAGTTCCTACGGGTTTACCTAAAAATGTGGCAAGTTCATCACTTAAAAGGGTTGGGGCTACGAATCCGGAAGGTCGTCTTTCAGTGGTAGGTGTTGAGCATGCATTAGTAGCTGGACGTGTGAATCCAAAAACCGGAGTATCAGTAGGACGAGTGTCAATCGGTTTCACGTATTCTTCATCAGATTCATAATCAGATTCATCGTCAGGATTTTCAAAAAAACCATCAAGGGTACCGCATGCCCTGATATATTCGTGTTCATTAAAACTTAAAAATCTTGGTCTTTGGTTATAGAGAAAAATATCCCGAAAATACAATCTTTCTTCAAGTGAAACATTTTCATCTGCAATATATTTTAATAATTCATCTTTACTTTTAACCATATTTTTATCTTTACGCAAATTAAATATAAAAAATCCATTTACAATTGCATTCAAAATATGTTCAGCTATTGGCATACCATATCTATATATACTTTGATTTTGAACAAATTCACGAACTGCAAGTCTTTCCGGTGATTCGTTTTCAAGATTGATAGGATTCAATTCGTAAGCTTGTTTCAATTGTATCATGTTTTGGCAGTTCATAATATGGTTGTTATATATCAATATATCATAATATAGCTTTAAGTTGTTTTTTATATAAATAATTATTTGGAGTTTGTTACGATAAATGGTAACACATATAAATACATATATGTACAAATGGCTGCATATATTTATATACAAGTATAATACATCTAAAAAAAACAACAACATTGATTACCTACAACCAGTATATCATATTCACTAGTTGTATTGTCATTGTCACCAATCAACCTTATTATTTTTTGTTCTTTCAATTCTAACAATTTGATACATTCGGTTATTATATTATTGAAACTAATTACTAGCATTTCATCATCGGTTTTATCGTTTATTATCATATTTTCTTGAATACATATTCTAAAAAAAAATTTCAATACAAATCCAGTCATGATACATGTTAAATTCGCATTTTGTTGCATATCAACAGATCTATCGGATAATACTTTGTTTATAACAACCAATACATTATAAAAGTCTGTTATTATTGATATAACTATATAAATGTCACAACTATCTATTTTATTTTTATCGATACTTCGTTTCACTATTTCTTCGATAGATAAAAAAATTTCAGGATTTGTTCGCATAATACGTTTAATTATTACAATACTATATTTTGTCAAACGATTTGCATAAGTTTCTTTCAATTGATTCAATAATAATATTTTTTCTATACTTTTTATAAGTTTTACTTCAGAATTTTTATTTATATCATGTTCTAGAATATTTATGTCATCATTCTCCATGTCATATATAAATATCCTAAACATATTGTATAACGCTAATAATTTTACCTTGTTCAAACTGGCATTGTTTGACATCATTATTTTTGTCAATCACGATATTTTCCAATTGATTACAAATTTTATTATTTGTCAATTGAAACATTTCATAAGTTTTCAATAAATTATCGTAATCTCTGATATATTTTGTATATTTATATAGCCATTCATAGAAATCCATAGTAAATTTTTTATGAAAACAATATTTTTTGAATTCATGAAACCATTTTATTGTTTCACTCAAACAAGTATCAGAATGTATATTGTAATCTGTGCCGGATAAAACCATTATTTGACAAAATTCATTTTCAGTCATTTCGAGCTCTTTCAGTATTTTACGAGTATTATAAAGCAGGACAGTATGATGAACTAGACTGATGTTTCGCAAAACATATGAACATCCATAAAGAAACATATCCATATCATCGCTTAAACACCCCCACGCTTTTCTACTTTTCGTTAAACAAGCACATAATTCATCAGCTTCTCCGAGTGATTCAAAATAGGTTATTTTGTGTAGATCCATTAAATCTTTTGTTTTACGAATATCATCTTCAGTTACACGTATAAATTGGCGTTTAAGTTTGTCCATTTCCATCAAAAGTGCTGTTTTTTCGTCTTCATTTACGGATTCTATGGTTGATTGAATGTTCAAAAACTTTTCTTCCGCTTCTTTTTTTTCCATGAGACGCTGTATCAATAATTGTTTTTTTTCAGGCGGCGGTTTACCATCAAACACAAAAATAGGAGTTATTTTGTATGTTTTGAAAATAGAAATCAACAATGACATGTTCTCCAAAAGAGCCCCATCACTTAAGAATCTATATATATAAATACTGGTATCTATAACAATTATTTTATTAGCAAACTGTTTCAAATGTACTTTATTGATGGATTTCTTAGTGCAATTTTCACGTAAAAATCTGTTCAAATTTTTTATTCCCATATATTTTTTTTTAGTTTGTTTCTATATTTTGAAACGTATTACAAGTTTCAATTTTTTGAATATTTAGAAAATGTGTTTGATATTACAATATTTGTTTATTTATTTTGTAATGATAATATAATATGTTAAAACCGATTTCATTTGAACTAATAGAATTTGTAAAAACCAATATTTCACCATATATAAAATGTCCAAAAACAAAGTTCTCGGTGAATTCAAAAAAATTGTTATCTAGTATTTTTGATCACATGTTGAATGGCGAAAAAGCATTTGAAAATGCGAGCATCAAAGATAAATGGATTGATTTTGAAAAAGATAAATTACCAAAGGGATTTGATTATAATTATTCACCACAAATTGCACGCAACAAAATCGAATCTATGCAAAAATTTGGTTGTATATATAACTTTGTTTTGAATGGTAGAAATATCCAAGTAACGATTGTTATGCCGAGAACAAATATTACAAAACATGATTGTAATGAAAAAATCAAGAGAATATTTATTTGGTTATATATTGCAACAAAATATTCGGCTTATGAATGTTCTCGAAATCTAAATATTTTTATATATTTAACAGACCTACAAAAAGCATTACCATCTAATCATAAACATATACAACAAGAAAATGCAAATACTGGATTTACAACAACATGTAATACTGCTTCAGAAATACATATATATAGATGTGAAGAGTGGTTTAAAGTATTATTACACGAAACATTCCATAATTTAGGCTTGGATTTTTCTGGTGTCAACAACAACGGTATCGATCAATGTGTATATAATATATTTCCAATAAAAAACGAACAAAAATATTTCGAAACCTATTGTGAGATGTGGGCGGAAACTATCAATGCTATGTTTGTGAGTTTTTTTTCATCTAAAACCAAAAACATAGAGAACATGATAAAAAATACAACAAAAATATTGAAAATAGAAAGGGAGTTCTCATTGTTTCAATGTGTAAAGGTTCTCCATTTTTTTGGAATGAAATATACAGATTTATATGAAAATACGCCGAGTGCGGCTCACGCAAGAATACATAAATACAAGGAAACTACACCGGTTTTTTCTTATTATATTTTGAAATCGATTATGATGTTTTTTATCGATGAATATATAGACTGGTGTGCTACTCATAATCAATCATCTATCAATTTTAATAAAAAACCTAATAATTTAATAAAATATTGTGAATTCATTCGAGAACATTATAAAAATACATCCTATTTAGATGCAATAAAGTCAATGGAAAAAACTGTTCTCAATAAAAAAAATCCGAAATCTATTATGGAAACATTGAGAATGACTGTTTATGAGATACAATAAAAAAATGTTTTTACACATTTTTTTATTTTTATATTTTTATTTATTTATTTATTTACAAATATTTTTATAGGGTTTTATTTTTTAAAATATTAATTATCGTCGGTTTCGGTTCCAGTTTCGGTTTTTGATAACAATGCAAGCTTTTCATTGAGTTCATCTATTTCCTTTTTCATGGCTTCAATTTGTTCATCTTTTTCCTTTACTAAGTTATTCAGGAATTCATTTGCAGCATGTAGCTGATGAACATTTAACCCTTCAGGAGCTTCTTGTAAAGGCTTATGATTGATCTTGAATACCAAATAACGATTTACATACATTTCTTTTTTTTCATCATATGATTTGAATGTATATTGTGATGGACGAACACCGAAAGAATAATAGCGCTTACTGCCTTTGGTATTGAGTTCATTACGTAGAGATTCTACTTCAGCATTATCATACCACGATTTGAAATGTACATAAGCTGATTTAACTGGTTTTTTGTCATCAGTTGGTTCACTTGTAACATAATCAATACGACTTACTTCACCAATACGTAATTGGTTTTGAACAATATCAATAAGTTGATCTGGTGTTATAAGAGACATAACAGTTCCATTAACTGCGACTAAATCGTCAGGAATTATTGGAATATACATACTTTTCCAGTCAGATTCAGAAAGAGGTCTTTCAACATTGGTTTCTGGATAATTGATTGGTGTTTCAATTGGCGTATCATTTAGTAATTTGAATGAAATATGGTTCATTGGCTGACCATTCGCCCAAGTGAAATAGAAATTTGGTAAACTAAGATTGAAGTTTTTAGTGTTAGGCATTTCACCTTCCTCATCTGAATCTAAAACTAGATTTTCTTCAATAAGAAGTTGAAGATCAATAGAAACTTTGCTATCATACCAAAATTCAAAATTGATAAATGCTGAATAATAGAATGCATTATTGAAACGGCGTTGTTGTACTTTTACACTGCTTGTTTTGCCTATTTGTAAAACGTTTTCGACCAAGTCTCGAACTTGGTCTTCTGTACTATAACCATAAGGTAATGATACAATACGAAGATTTTTTTTAAAAATTATTTGAGAAACAACGTTTGATGAATTCATTTTATTATTAATAAAATATTGTCAAAAAGTTGATATAAAATATAAAATTATTAATAGAGTTATTAAGAGTAGCTTTTAAAGATAAATACTGTGAGTTATTGATAAATTTATAATTCAATTTTTTCAATTAGGAGAACGCAAATTCTTATTTAGTAAAATATATTTATTTAGTTGTAATCACAAATAAATAATATTATAATTTTTTATATTATGTTTTTATTTGGCATTTTTAAAAAAAAACAAAATACAAAACAGCAAGTCAAAAAACAAGCAATTAATCAAGCTATACAAACAAATGTAGAAAATTATAATTTTTACAGTATTATTCCATTAAATTTGTTTCAAACATGGCATACATTAGACTTACCGCCAAAAATGAAAAATAGCGTTGAATTATTAAAACGACAAAATCCTGAATTTACATATTACTTATATGACGATAAAATGTGTAGAGATTTTATAGAACAAAACTACGATAAAGACGTTTTATATAGTTTTGATAAATTAAAACCGGGTGCATATAAATCCGATTTATGGAGATACTGTGTATTATATAAATATGGCGGTATTTATTTAGATATAAAGTTTAGTTGTGTGAATGGATTCAAATTGAAATACTTGACCAATAAGGAATATTTTGTTAGAGACAGAATTGTTAATTCAACTACTGGTATATATCAAGCATTTCTCGTAACTTTACCAAATAATACTATATTGTACAATTGCATACAAAAAATTGTTGAAAATGTAAAAAATAATGTATACAATTATAATCCATATAGTGTTACTGGACCACAATTGATGTCATCATATTTCAACAATTTAGACATAGATAGACTAGATTTATGGTTTGATGGAAATAAAATTATCATCAATAAATTACCTATTTTAAGCACATATAGCGATTACAGAAAAGAACAATTTTTCAACCAAAAAACAAAATATTATTATGATATGTGGAATGATAAATCTATTTATAATTATCCAATATTAAATCCAAAAACAAAAATAGATTTGTCAAAACAAGTCAATTTGAATATATTAGGACAAAATATAAGTATGTTATCAAGTACACCAACTATTATTGATTTATCAAATAATTATTTAATAAACATACGATGGATTAATTATAATTATAATGAAGATGGTAGTAAAAAAATTATACCAAAACTATGGCTTTCGGCTAATAGTAGACATATAGTTGATGCCAGTTTCAATAAAATAAACGATGAAATATTTTTAGAAGAAAATTATTTAGAACAAATCAATTATAAATTTATTGGATTAGAAGATATAAGAATTTTCAATTTCAAAAATGATTATTATTACATTGCAACATATTTTGATAAAAATAGAAATGTTCCATCTATATGTAGCGGTATTTATAATATAAAAAACGATTCATATAATTTAAACAAAAATATTATATTACCAAAAATGTATGATCTAAATAAAATAAGAATTTGTGAAAAAAACTGGTCATTTGTGATATATAAAAATGAATTATGTATAGTTTACAAATGGTTTCCTTTACAAATAGGTAAAATAGATTATGAAAAAAATGAAATGAATATTATTGATATAAAATATAATGTTCCATATTATTTCAAAGATGCAAGAGGTTCAACATCTGGGGTTATCAATGGTAATGAAATATGGTTTGTAATTCATAAAACTCAAAGCGTTGAATACACAAATAACAAAAAATCAACTACTTATTACAATTATCAACATTTTTTTGCGGTCTTTGATTTAGACATGAATTTAATTCGATATTCAGAATTATTTAAATTCGAAGATTGTAAAGTAGAATTTTGTATCGGAATTATTATTAAAAATAATGATATGATATTATCATATAGTGCTCTTGACACTAAAAGTATTATAGCTACATATGACATTGATTATATCAATAATAATTTAAAATGGTATTTGAACTAATATTTTTGTATGATATATTTTTTATAAAATATATAATATTTATTTGTGTGTTGCTAATTCCTTTCTGATACTCAATAATAATTCATCTACAACTGTCTGATTTCTTCTAATAAAATGATCCAACCTAGCTGGTGTTGTATCTAATAAAATACGTTTCAAATCCAAATTTTGGCTAAATTTCGATATCAATGCTTTTTTTCGATATTCATCTGCATGAATATTATAGTCGGCATCTATTTTTATTTCGGGTTTTCTCAATATTTTACTCTCTGATTTTCCACTTTCACTACCGGCTATCATGGCAAGTTCCAAATCTTTGGATATTTTACTATCACTATCCAAAGAAAATTCCAAATAAAAATCTGGGAAACCATTCTTGAATTGAGAACCTAAACAATAATGTTTTACAGTACTCCATTTATGATTATCAATATTTATTACTACTGGCCATGTATCATCTAGTTTCTTACGCCAATCTACCATCGATTTGTTTTTTTTATTGTTCAAACTATTGAAATCGTTTAGTCTAGTATCAGGAATTGTTTCTCCTGAACCTTTACCAGCTAATGGTTTTTTATTTGAATTGGCATAAAATCGGAATACTACTTCTTTGTCATAAAGATCGCGTTTCATAAATTCATCTTCGTTATCGATTGGTTTACCACAATCACTAGGTAACCCTAATTCGGTTTTCAAATTACAAAAATCTTGTATCAAATAATAAACACCCGAATTTTTTTCCATGCATTTATTGATTATCAGTGTCTTTATGTTATATGGTATTTCTTTGAATTTGAATATATTCTTGTTTTTGTAAGAAATCAGTGTATAGTGGTTACCTGTGTGACTCGTCATTATATAATAATCTGGGTTGAATTTTTCACCAGCTTTCATATGTGAATCATTATATATTTCACAACGCATTACTGAATCTAAATCCTCTTCTTCGAAATTCTCCTGTGATAATATAATAAATTTTACATTCAATAAATGTTCTAGAAGAGAAATAGACCATTCATCCGCCCAAAATTCATGAGTCAATATGAATTCTTTGAATTTTTCGAAAGTATCTATATTTTTCATATATTCAAAATCTTTCATAACTTCTTTTGTTATTTCTCTGGATGACAACAGTATTTCGCGCTTTGTCAAGAGTTCTTTTGCTTCGTCTAGTAATTTTTTATGAATATCTGAATTTTGTGCACTATTGATACGTTTTTTCAACATATTACCTGTTTTTTTAATAGATGCCAATTCTTTATCAATATTTTGTAATTCATCAAAGTGTGTTAAATACATAGTTCTATAAAGTGAAAAAATATCTTCTGAAGCATTTTTAGACAACAATGCCCTGATCTTTTCTACTGTAATAATTTTACCAATCTGTTTGAACGCGTCTCGTATGACTGCAAAGAAGCAATCACCACCACCCTCATTATCAATTATTTTATAATTTTTATTTTGTGTGAATTTTTCTATCCAAGTAGTAGAAGTATCAAGTGGTGTTTCAATAAATTCATTTTTATATTTATCACTGTCTGCTTTTGTTTCTTGTGTCAGTACAGGTGGCTGTATTACCGATTTATCTTCTATAAATAATCCGGTTTTCAATGTTTCATCTGCTTTTTTGTTGATGTTTTCAGGAATATCTAAAGAAAAAACGTCGTTTGTTTTATTATGAATATCTATAACAGACTGGTTTGTTTCTAATAATTCATTTTCATTAGATCCTTTTTCTATTATCCCTTTTTCTATTAAGTCAATTTCATTTATTTGTTGTTTTTCTTGAAATTCCTTTTCTTTCTCATTTTCTGCAATCGTTTTTTTCAAATATTCTTCACTTACAAATGGTAATATATGACCTTTTTTAAGATCTACATCGCCATCTTTATCGATTGATCCTAATGATTTATTAGACTCTATTTCAAATATACCAATTTTAGAATCAATTTCATCATCAAATACTAAATAAATAGGATAATATAATACATCATATTTTGAATATGTATAACGCACTTTTCCTAATACAATCTCTATTTTCTTTTTATAAAGAGTATATTTATATCTAGAAGAAGCATGATATAAATCATCATTATCTACATTCTTCGATTCATTATATACAATTTCAGGATAAATAACCGATTTTACCATTATATATATTTATTTTATTATTTCTATATTGATTAATAGAAATAATATGATTTATAAGATTATTTTTGCTCTTTTTTTATGGAATCTAATATATCCATAAATTTGAATAAAGCGCGGCTTGATAAACTTTTATGCTCTTTTGTTTTCATCTGAGCTAAATGTTTTATATTATTTATAACTAATTCCCAATTTGGTTCGTTTATCAGTATTGATAACGATTTTGTAATCAATATAAATAAATTTTCAGTAATTTCTTCTAATTCGTTAGTTTTGTTTTCAGTATCACAATAACTCAATACTAATTCTTCTAAATAAATGATTTTATTTATTACTGTATTTTTTTCAACAATATCATTTTTTGATAAGTTAACAATAAAAGCACTCATCGCCTTACGTTTATCATTTTCTTTATTATAATCACAATATTTATCATAATCCACTTTTGGATCAACATAGTTGATGTTCTGAATACTATCGATGTATTCATTTATAAACGGTTCAATGTTTTCTTTGAAACAATCAAAAGTATTGATTAAGTCCTTGTACAAAAGTGCATATAATTCTGAATAAAATTTATTTGTACTAGCTATTTCAAATATAGATTTTTTTATTTTGAATAACTCTGTATCAGTTTCCTTATTTTCTATTATTTCTTTGATATATTGAATAATTGTATCTCGATGAGTTTCATAATTTTTATTAGATATTTTATTCAAACATACACGAACATCATTTATTAATTTTTCTATACCTTCTTTTTGTTCGATTTGTGTACTTTTGAATGCCTTTATTTTTTCCCATTGTTCTTCATCTACAACCGGTTTAACGCGTTTATTACCAAAATTACGTTTCAAATATTTTTTATTTTCTCCTGTATATTCTTCTTGAAGATTATTAGACTTTGTATTTTCTTTGAATGCCACACCTAACTCATTTGATAAATTACTAATAATATTTATAATAGTTTCGGGTAATTTATATTCATATCCAGAAACAATAATATTTTTATAATTATCTAAATTATAAGTCGTTGTATCCATTCTAATATTATTAAAACCAATTTTTTATATGTTTTATCCTTATTATATATTTTGATAAGAGGTATAAAAACAATTATACGTATTTTATTATCATGAATGATAATATTGATTCAAATGTTAATATAAAAACAATAAATACATGGGATGATTTTGAATTAAAAGATGGTTTATTACGAGGTATTTATGCATATGGTTTTGAAAATCCTAGTGAAATTCAGAAAAAAGCTATCTTACCTATCATATCTGGAAATGATACAATAGCTCAAGCTCAATCAGGTACTGGTAAAACTGGCGCTTTTTCCATTAGTACATTACAACGTATAGATATCAATAAAAAAGAATTACAAGGTCTTATAATTGTACCTACACATGAATTAGCAAAACAGATATCAAGTGTCATTACTTCGATTGGTAATTCTATGGAAGGTCTAGTGATTAAAACTATGATTGGTGGTATATCTGTACAACAAGATATATCGGACATGAATGAAAATCCTCCACATGTTATTGTTGGATGTGCAGGAAGAATTTATGATATGATTCGTAGGAAAAATATAAATGTAAATACTGTAAAGCTATTTATTTTGGACGAAGCAGATGAAATGCTTTCAGGTGCATTCAAAGATCAAATATATAATATTTTTCAACATTTCAATTCTAATATACAAGTTGCTATTTTTAGTGCTACCATGCCTGAAGAAATTTTGACCTTATCAAATAAATTCATGAGAAATCCTATAAAAATAACAATGAAAAAGGAAGAGTTGAATTTAGAAGGAATACAGCAATATTTCATAGCAATTCAAAATGATTTTTACAAATTCGAAACTTTAAAACAGTTATTTACAATGATTAGTGTAAATCAATGTATAATATATTGTAATAGTGTTAAAAGGGTTATTGATCTACATAGAGCAATGTCGGATGAAGGTTTTTCGGTTTGTGCTATTCATAGTTCAATGGATAAGGTAGAACGCGACAACACATTTCGAAATTTCAGAAGCGGTGGATATAGAGTATTAATTTCATCTAATATTACTGCACGTGGCATCGATGTACAACAAGTTGCCACTGTTATCAATTTTGATATTACAAATTGTGTTCATACATATTTACATAGAATTGGACGTAGTGGACGTTGGGGAAGAAAAGGATTAGCGATCAATTTTGTTACAAAACGGGATATTGGATGTATGCGTAACATAGAAGAACATTATAAGATTTCTATCAATGAATTACCAAAAGACTTTCAAATATAGTACGCGTTTATAATATTTAGATTTATTATTTAAATATTATAAGATGTCAGATTTTATTGATATAATAAAAACAAGTGTGCATAAAGAATTAGACAAAATCAATAATACATCTTTGATGCAAAATTTATCAATTGAAATTGTTAAAACTAATGAAACATATAAAAAACGAGAAAATATACAAAAAGACAACATCCAAGTTGTTGAAGAAACAACAATCAAAAATGAAATTATACATACTAATTTCAGATTACCCCTTAATTATTTAGACAAAACGCATTTATTTACACTATCGAATATAGTTGCAGATGATTTAGAATTGAGCAAAAATATTATTAGTACAGACACCACGAAACCAATGTATGATTATTTATTTTGTCCCTCAAACCAATTTGCAAAAGAAATGATAGAAAAATGGAAAAATGAATATACTACCAATTTAAGTTATTTGAATGATACTAAAGAAATTCTTACAAAAATGGATTCATACAAATCAACAATGCAACCATATATTGTTGACTGTAGTAACATAACGACTATTTGGAAGGATCTTAAAAAAGATGATATGTTTTTAGATAAATATGGTTATATGGATTGGAATATGTTGAAATATTTAAATGAATCCAGTGGGTTTCTACAAGCACTATCGTTTATTAATATTATGTCACCACTTATTAGTCTAATTATACCTATTTTCTTTTTAATAGTTCCGTTTATTTTATTAAAAATACAACAAATACCTATTACTTTTGAATTATATTGTGAATTATTAATGGAACTAGCGAAAAACCATTTTATTGGAAAAGCTCTTTCTAGTATGAAATCGATAAGTTGGGATAAAATAGTATATTTGTTGGTTACTTTTGGATTGTACTTATTACAGATTTATCAAAACATTAATCAATGCAAACGGTTTTATAATAATATTATGAAAATAAATAAAACCTTGATTGAAATACGTGAATATGTAGGATATTCAATTAATAACATGCAGAATTTTTTGAATATTACATGCATGTATCCATCTTATCATGGTTTCTGTAATGATGTTGAAAAACATTGTGGTTATTTAAATTATCTATATAGTGAATTATCTATGATAAAACCTTTTTGTAATTCTATTTCAAAGTTCGGGGAATTTGGTAATCTATTACGCTGTTATTATAGATTACATTCCGTTCAACAATATGAGGAAGGGTTGCGTTATTCAACTGGTTTTGAAGGGTATATTAATAACATGATCGGTGTTAGTAATAACTTAAAAAATGGGGTTTTATCTTATGGTAATGTATCAATGGATCCGGCATGTGAATTCAATAATCAATATTATCCACCAATTATGAATGAGAACCCTATTAAAAATTCGTGTAAATTCGATAAAAATATGATCATATCTGCCCCAAACAAGGCTGGTAAAACCACTATTTTGAAAACAACGATTTTGAATATAATATTCACACAACAAATCGGTTGTGGATTTTATGAATCCGCTACATTAATGCCGTATACACATATTCATTCCTATTTGAATATACCAGATACTTCTGGTCGTGATAGTCTATTTCAGGCGGAATCGAGACGTTGTAAAGATATTTTGGATGTTATTACAAAATATAGTGATAGCCAATATCGCCATTTCTGTAGTTTCGATGAATTATATTCTGGTACAAATCCAGAAGAGGCATCAAAAGCAGGTTATGCATTCTTGGAGTATTTGTCTGGATATACAAACGTCAATTTTATATTGACAACCCATTATTTATCAATTTGTAAAAAATACAAAAACTCGGGAAAAATACAAAATTATAAAATGAATGTGAATGTTCTCCAAAATGGACAATTTGATTATACGTATAGGATGAAAAAAGGTATATCAACAATAAAAGGCGCACTCCGTGTATTGAAAGATATGAATTATCCTGAAGAAATTATTAGGACAATTGAAGGATAAAGAACAATAAAAAATTTATATGAATATATATAAAAACAATTATATATATTTATTATCATGAATATTATTCAAACATGGAAAACAAAAGATATACCTATTCATCTATTCAATTATATTCAAAAAATAAGAAATTTAAATCCTAATTGTAATTATATATTTTTCGATGATAATGATATTGATAAATTCATGAAATTAACAACACCTGAATATTATGAATGTTTTTGTAATTTGACTGAGAAAATTCAACAAATCGATTTTTTTCGTTACGTGGCTATATATTATTATGGTGGTTTGTACTTAGACTTAGATATAGATATAGTAACTTCGTTTGATGATATAGATATAAATAAATGCATATTCCCCATAGAACTAAAACATCCTAGTGATGAAATTTTGATAAAAAATAATTTACCATCCATAGGCAACTATGCATTTTATGCACCAAAAGGACATCCATTCATCAAAATGGTAATCGATAATATTTTGAATCAGCGAATATCTGATGAAATAATTGAAAAAGCATCTATTACCCATGGTGATACTCCTAGAGATGTGAGAATTTATTATACTACCGGTCCTATTTTAATTTCACAAACATATTATGATTATGTATCAATTAATAATGACGATAGCGTTATTTTACTAGAACCATCACCATATATTGATAATTGTTTCGGAAAATATGGCTTTCATAAATTTTATGGTTCTTGGCGTTTGAATACGATACCAAAACAATTATAATCAACTACATTGTTCATAAAACAATCAATGCTAGTCTAAAATTATTCATCTAATAACATAAGTGCCATAGCGGCATAATTATGTAAATCCAATAATGTATCTCTAATACCTTCATCGTTTACTAAATTAACGCCATTTTTTGTTATAGATAATGATCGTTGTATTTTATCTTCTATACGCATTAATACACCGATTACTCCATATTTTGCAAATGCATCACCATAATCTATATTTTTTTTTCTGAATAATTCCAAAGCGTTAGTTTGGATCTGTTGCATTTGTTCGACACGGTTCATTTTACTGATACTATTACATTGATTTTATATTATTTATAAAATATATAAACATTTATTGATATATTATGATAAATGCTTTCTACAATTATATTTTCAACAAAATTTGTTATCGGTATTTTCTCAGCATCCACTCTAACTGCGTTTTTGGTTTGTTTTTATAATAATATTCATTTTGTCAATCCTAAGCAAAATAGATATCGATTTATAAAACAAAGTCAAAAAATATATTCTACACTCAGTATGGTATTAGGACAAACTATATTGGTTTATTCAGTTTTATTGAATAGGATGCTCGATAACAAAATGCATAATATAAGTCAAAGTATCTATAATATTACATTGTATTCAATAATAGCAGAATTTTTCTATTATTTATATCATCGGGCGATGCATACCGAACCATATTATAAAGAATATCATTCAAATCACCACCAAAATATAGATATATTTCCATTTGATACGTTTTATATAGATAAAGTCGATGCAATGTTTTTATTAGGATCCATACATACCCCAATTTTGTTTATACGTTTCAATTATTTTGAGCTAGGTTTATGTTTGTATTTGTATATTACTTTTGCATATTTGGCACATAGTGATTTTTTCACGAAACAACATGTCAACCATCATAAATTATTGATTTGTAATTATTGTATTTTGAACCCTATCTATGATGTTATCTGTAGAACATATCGATAATAATAATGAATAAAATATATATAAATATACAAATATATATTTTATACAATGAACATCATTCAAACATGGAAAACAAATGAAATCCCTATTTATTACATTGAGTTCGTAACTAAAATAAAAAACTTGAATCCGAATTGGAACTATATGTTCTTTGACGATAATGACATAATTGCATTTATGAAATATACAACACCTGAATATTATGAAACTTTTTTGAATCTAACTGGTAAAATTCAACAGATTGATTTTTTTCGTTATGTAGCTATTTATTATTACGGAGGGATGTATTTGGATCTAGATATAGATATAGTATGTGGATTTGATGATATCGATCTTCAAAAATGTTTATTTCCGATCGAATCAAAAAATCCAGTTGATGAAATACTAGCTTCACAATCCGCACATTTGGTTGGTAATTATGCTTTTTATGCACCAAAAGGATGTGTGTTTTTGAAAAAAATAATTGATAATATTGTAAACCAACGTATTCCTGATGAAACAATATTAGCCGCACAGAAAAACCATACAGATGATTCACGTGATGTTTATGTTTATTATCGTACTGGTCCTATATTAGTGTCACAAACATACATAGATTTCGGGTTATCAGATAATAGTGTTATGTTGATAGAACCATGTCCTTATATGGATAATTGTTTTGGTAAATATGGGTATCATCGTTGTTATGGATCATGGCGACATGCACATAATATACAGACGCCAATGTAAACAATCAGAACATTTTTCTTGTTTATACCAGTGAAGAATTGAATGGTGTAACCCGCTCAGTAATTTATATAATTCAATGAAAATTATATAAAAATATATAAACAATAAATTTACTACAATGCTAAAAAAACACGTAGTATTATTTGAAAGCAAAGACCATGGATGGATTGCTTATTCCACAACAGGAAGTGATGCTAAACGAATATTGACTATAAACCACAAATATGATGTATTTTATATTTTTGAGTGTGATTTGTTGAAACAATATCCATATATTATGAAATTGAAAGCACCTCTGAATAAACAATATGATTGTAAAAGAATAAACAAATATGAAGAAGAAAATTTTGAAGAAAACGATAAATATATTATCATCAGTTCCAAACCGGAGGGTCAAGCCGAAGGAATTTATTTTGATATAAAACTGAATTAATTGGCATTGATGGATGGGAGTTGATGGGCCATGATAAAATATTCATATTATTTATCGAATGGCTATAAATTCTTCCAATTTGAAATTGGTGTCATTCATCGATATACAAATTACACCTAAAACAACCAATATTACTCCTAATATGCCAAATGCTGTTATTTTTTCTTTCAAAAATAAATATGCTAATAATAATGTAAAAAATGGATATATACCCTCTATTGCAGCAGCTTCATGTGAATTATTATATTTTAATACTTCTAAAAATATCAGGTTTGCCAGAAATATAGTAAAAAAAGTATAAACAGAAATCAAAAATATATCATAAGTATTGATTGTTTTTATGTCCGCATATAGCTTATTATCAAAAAAACATATCAACATTGTGATAAAAAAAATATTGGCTGACGCATAAAATAACATCAATGATCGTTTATCAAATTTTTGTAATAAATGTTTTTGTATAACTGGTGAAAGACCCCATAAAAATGATGTAAATAACGACATGAGTACAAAAATAGTTTTCATATTGTATCTATATTGTATTTAGAAATTATGGTATTCTAAATACAATTTCTAAAAATAATTATCTTAGTCCTGTGTTTTTTATTGTTTCTATTATTTGTGCATTTTCTTTTTGTTTTTTATCATATTCTCGTATTATTTTCATTTTCTTTTCACATGGCAGTGATTCTATAAAATCTAGATCTTCCATTGATAGTTCTTTGTTAGTTATTATTTTTTTTGTTATATTATTGAACATATTTTCATAGATTTTATTAACCGGTTTTTCAGAAGGTTTTTTATTTGATTTATCTATGCATACTATCAAATTATTATCACAATTCATTATTATATATATATTTTTGTTTTTATTATATTTTTACAAATACCATAATTTGTTCTCCGGTTTCACGATGCTTTGTAACATTCACGTTTTTATTATACATTGGCTGTTGACTATGAAACTTGAAATATTTTTTTGTAATATTATTCATATCACCCAATAAGTCATATTGCTCTTTCGTATTTTCAGAACCATAACCAGATAAAATATAACATAATTTTCCATGTTTTTCGAGAACATGATGGCATAATTGGATGGTTTTTTCCCAATATCCAGCCAACCATTCTTCATATGTTTTATAGCGCTCTGTGCTTTGATCTTTACCTTCATACATTTCCAATTTATAATAGGGTGGACTAAAGAATACTACGTCAAAATGTTCTCGATATTGTTTCATAAATTCTGTTGTTTCAAACAAATCTTCTGATGGCTTACAATAAATAGTTGTTCTTTTTTCTGGTGCCACTATTTCAGCAAGCTCTTTGGTTATCTTACATACTTGGGGTATGACATCTGTTCCTACATATTCGAGAACATGAGGACATTCTAAAAAACCATAACAATATGAACTCCATCCCAATGTAGGTGTGAAAATTTTCGTACCCTTTAACAGGGAGTGATTAAGGGAATAGATCAAATATGGGTTTAATATGGATGCACGAAAGTAATATGATGAAAAAACACTACCTAAACGACCATTTTTTTGATAAAACAGAGAACTTGGTGTAAGAATTTTATAATCTATGATGTTTTTTAAGTATAAATCCTTGAGCATCTCAATAAACGTTGGAATGTTCTCAATTCCGGATTTTGTATTCTGTAAAATATCTTTGTAATGGATATTTCGGATCAGATTTTTACATAGAGACTCATGGTTGTTATCGAAATGTCGGTTTTTCATGGGCTTGATATTAGACAAAATCAACTTGTCTTCACGAATCATCAACGATAAATTATAGAATCTTGTTAAATATTCGTTACGATTTTGAATGTTCTCAAATAATAATTTGATATCGGTGATTGGGATTTGTTTTTCCTTGATATATTGTTTCAAAGGACGTAGTTGAGAACCTAAACGTACGCTTGTCTTGTTTATAAAATCATTGTATGTTTGTGGTGGTTTATGAAATATTTTTAAAAAGTCTTCAAGATCGATTATTTCCATTTTAGTTTGTTTATATATCAATATATAAAAATCGTCATATTATCAATAATAATTAAATAGTTTTTGTAAAATAGTTATATAAAATCTGAAAAATAAAGTCGGGGTCAATTTTTATTTTTGGACATTTTAAAAATGTCCAATTTTCAAAAACCTCGATGGACTTTTTTAAAAAGCATCGAAAATCACGTTTTTGCTGCAAAACGCTGTAAATACCAAATTTTTTATTTCAAAAAGCACTGCATAATTTTTTAAATGTTTAGCGTCAAACTATTTAGGAGTTTTTTCTGTCAGTATTTTATACTGACGCGGATGACTGACACGCCGAGATTGGGAAAAACGCCGGATTTTTATTGTAACAAATGTATATTCAAATGCAGTAAACAATCTGATTGGACAAGACACGTCTCTACTCGTAAACATCAAAAAAATGGAGAATACTTACAAAAAGCGCCCCAACATATTTGTGCATGTGGAAAACAATACAAACATCGGCAAAGCTTATTCAATCATAAAATGAATTGTAGTTTTATCAATACACCACCTTTAATAAGTGAGCCATCTAAGCCAGAATCTTTGGTAACGAATGAGATGGTATTAGGGTTGATAGAACAAAATAAGGAATTACAAAAGCAGCTCGTAGAATTATCCAAACAAACCCATATTATCAATAATACTACGAATAATACGACAAATAATAATACGCAAAATAACCAATTCAATTTGAATGTATTTTTGAATGAGAATTGTAAACATGCTATCAATATAGTGGATTTTGTAGAATCTCTCAAAATTACAGTAAATGATTTGGAGCAAACTGGTCGCTTAGGATATTCGGAAGGTATTACAAGAATATTTATTGATGCATTGAAACGATTGGATGTTACAATGAGACCACTTCATTGTACCGACATTAAACGTGAAACTGTATATATCAAGGATCAAGATAACTGGGAAAAAGAAAATGCAGAAAAAACAAAACTGCGAAACATTGTAAAGAAAATCGCAAGAAAAAATCTGAAAATGTTACCAGCATGGCAGGAACAAAACCCCGAATTTAGATATTTGGACACACCTGAAAACAATGAATTTATACAGATATCATTGAATTCATTAGGACCAGAATCGCGAGAAGAACAAGAAAATGCGGAGAACAAGATCATCCGAAATGTTCTCAAAGAAGTAGTTATCGATAAGTCGCGTAAAATTATCGAAAATTTATAGACCATTGAATGTATAAAATTAGAGAAATAATGAGTTAGATAAAAATATTCGTTTATTATAAATGCATGCGCAAAATAAAACTCAAAAAAAGAGAAAATATCCTTCACGTATCAATCTATACTCGAATCCTCGTACTGCGCAATCCAATGCATATAAATATTTAGGACGCACCGCAAAATTATATCCTGCATCCAATTCACAAAAAAAATATTCCATATTTGATAAAAAAAATAACCGCTGGGTTAATTTTGGTCAAATGGGTTATGAAGATTTTACTAAACATCACGATAAAGTACGGCGTAAGAATTATTTGACTCGTTCTGGAAAAATTAAGGGAGATTGGGTTAGTAACCGTTATTCAGCTAATAATTTATCACGCAAAATTATTTGGTAATTTTACAAATCTTCAAGGATGTAAAAACAAAAAATTGATTATATATTTTTTACATATTATAGATGTAAAAAATACAATGTTTCTTATTATCTTCATTACATTATTCGTACTATCGAATGGCGCATATCTAAACAAACTTTCGCAACACCGGATCAAATATATTATTCAACATCCAGCTACTACTCCTGAAATGCGAGAAAAAATAAATTATGTCTTGTTTGATAGTTATAAAGAATGGGCTACTTCAAAAGCAATTCATTTCAAACGATTCCATAAACAGAAATGTAATCATATTAAAAATGATGAAATGGCCTCATATGCTCTGTTTGGACTTTATCAGGGTATAGAAAGATACAACGGTAATGATACATTTATTACATATGTCGAATCATATATCAAAAATGAACTTCAAAAAGGAATGTCAAAATTAATACCAATCAATGCATTACCGAAAACAATTTTCAAAAAAAAGAAAACAACTGAAGAAAACAACAAATTATACAATATTTATTTGAAACCTACTTATATTGGATTTGATAATTATCTCATGGAAAATACTATATATAACTCTATATATTCACATAAAAACAAATGGTTGAATGATGAACATGAATTGTTGTTCAAAATCAGAATCTGGAAGAAAATACGTGAACTACCGCCATTCCAAATGAGAATAATGTATTACAAATATTCGAATGATTTTGAAATGTTACGTTCAAATATTGTTATTGCTGAGATAATGGATTGTTCAATAGAAACGGTTCGTATCCATTTATTAGATATAAAAACAAAATTATTACCAGTTGTGCATACAAAAATAGTAGAATATTCATAAAATTTTGAAAATAAACAAAAAATTAAATAGTTTTACTCTAACATCCAAAATATTTTTATAAATAAAGTCGAGGTCAATTTTTTTTTTTGGACATTTTTAAAATGTCCATTTTTGAAAAATGGCAATATACTTTTTAAAAACATGGAAAATCGTGTTTTCAGACCAAAATGCTGTAAATACCATTTTTTTCATTCTAAAATGCGCTGCATAAAAAAATAAATATTTTGTGTAAAATGATTTAAGGGTTTTTTCTGGTTCTAAAATATAGAATGGATTTAGAACCAATTTTACCCAAAAAAACCCCTGAATTTTTCTGTGATAAATGCGCATTTATATCGAGCAATAGAAAAGATTATAACCGACATTTACTCACTCGTAAACACGTTCTCAGTGCGGCATCGAACCAAATCGAACCAATTTTACCCAAAAAAACCCCTGAGTATAAATGCTCACAATGTAACAAAATATACTATTCAAAAAGTGGAATATGGAATCATCGAAAAAAATGTTGTCAAAGTTCGCCAACCCAAACCATAAATAGTAACAGTTTTGATATCGCCGAAAAACAAATAGAAAACCCTTCCGAAGTATTGAATGTAAATACATTGGTTCTCGATCTATTGAAACAAAATAATGAGCTTCAAAAGCAACTTGTCGAAATGTCAAAACAAACTCATGTTATCAATAATACAACAAATAATAATACGCAAAACAATCAATTCAATTTGAATGTATTTTTGAATGAGGAATGTAAAGACGCTATCAACATAGTGGATTTTGTAGAATCCCTAAAAATCACGGTAAATGATTTAGAGCAAACTGGCCGCTTAGGATATGTGCAAGGTATAACACGAATATTTGTGCAAGCACTAAAACAGTTGGATGTTACAATGCGTCCAGTACATTGTACAGATATCAAACGCGAAACAGTATATATCAAGGATCAAGACATCTGGGAAAAAGAGAACAATGAAAAAACGAAATTACGAAATGTTCTCAAAAAGATAGCGCGAAAAAACTTGAAAATGATACCAGAATGGCAAGAACAAAATCCGGATTTCCGTTATTTAGATACACGCGAAAACAATGAATTTATCCAGATTTCTTTGAATTCACTCGGTCCTGAATCAAAAGAGGATCAAGACCGACAAGAAGACAAAATCATCAGGAATGTTCTCAAAGAGATTATTGTTGATAAAACGCGTAAAAGTATCGAATAATATTGTAAATGATAAAAGTAACATAAAAAATATAATAATAATATTATATGCAAATACAATATTATTTGATACATTGTCAAGAACATAAAGAAAGAGAAGAACATATTGAAAAATTTCATAATAAATTCAAACAAAAAGTTATTATATTTGATGGAGTATATACAAAAAATGTATTAATAGAAAATCAGATAGATTATATTAATAATTTTAACAAAGATTTAAGATTAGTAACTAATAAAACATTTGGTAATGATTATAAATTCAATTATAGTGGTGAATTAGGATGCTATTTATCACATTTTAGTATTATAGAAAAAATTAAGAATGATAATACAAATAAATCAGATTATTCAGTTATTTTCGAAGATGATATTGATTTCAATAATAATATAAATCCTCATGAAGAAATAGTAAAAATAATAGATGATTTGAAGTCTATTAATTATGATTTTGATTTGATTTTTCTTGGAAATCTCAACGATAATAACGGAATGAATATTATCAATAATGTATATAAATTAGATCCAACTAACATTTGTTGGGGGACCCATGCATTATTAATAAATAATAAAAATATAGAAAAAATTTATAATCATAATTGTAATATAGATGGAGAGATAGATACACATTATGTTTATTCAACACATAGAAATGAATTAAATGGTTTAGTTATTTATCCTATTCTATTTTCTCAAGCGGATTTCAAAAGCAATATCAAATGTGATCTTTAAAAAATAAAATAACTATATTTATTTTATTTTTAATAATATCTAAGCAGTAGTTTTTACAGGAACATCTTTTGGTTGACGACGACGACGAACTTGTGTAAATCCCTCTTGTTCACCTCCAGTGGATTTTGATGGACGCGGAGCATTATCACGTGGAGTACGGTATTTTCTTGGTGCAGACTCTCGTGGTGCGACATCAGTAGAACGATTTACACGACGTGTTTCACACATTAATAGTCCACCCTTAATACCGGAAATATCACTAGCTTGGAACTCATGTTGTTCACCAGTTGATTTAGTTAGGGTAAATTCAACATATTCACCTTGAATTAAATACTTATATTGTGAATTTACAACCTTTATAGATGAATAATGAACAAAAATATCCTTACCAGCTTGCTCTCCATCACTGACAGTGATAAAACCATAACCAGCCTTATTATTGAACCATTTTACTTGACCAAGTAGTCTTGAAGATTGAACATCAGAAGTTGTTGCCTGTGCAGAAGTCATATTATACCCAGTATACAATATAATATGTCATTTGTTTATATTGTTTCTTTATAATTATTAATATCAAATGCATTTAATATGGCATTATAATTAGGTTGGTCTTTATATTTCAGATGATAACAGTATTCTAAATAATCATGTATTTTTTGATTTATTTTTAAACATATGGCTTTCAAATAATCCCATGTTTTGAGATCGAGACGTTTTTTATTTTTATAATGATGAATAGAAAGCTCATCGTGTATATTATTATCCAATTCGCTATTTGGTATGGATTCCCATGGAAGTTCTCTACAATACATAAATAAATACATGTAGCCGATCGATATAAGATCATCACGTCTACTTGGAGATATACCATTATGAATATTATGGCTAATATATTTTGGAGTACCAATAATGGCATCATGAGAACTTTCCTCATTATGTTCTCCATTTCCATGTACATAAAATATTGATAATCCGAAATCAATTAAAAATAGTTCTCCATTTTTCAACATAAAGTTTTGTGGTTTTATATCACGATGTATAACAAATAATTTATGTATAGATTCCAATATAACAATACATTGTAAAAATATTCTATTGAGTTTATCGATCGATATATCAGGATTTAATTGAATATATTGATATAGTGACATATCATAATGGGTCATTACTAAACATGTATTATCTAAATGAATACCGTACCAGTAGATGATTGGTACATTTCGAGAACCATGATCATATAAATATTTCAATACGGTTGTTTCATGTTTTAATAATTTGATGGACGTTCTCGAATCCTCAGTTTTTATTGCAACTTGTTCGTTTGTTTTTTTATAGATTCCTTGATATACTATACCAAATTTACCATTTCCTATCTTGTTTTGTATAATGTATTTATTTTTAATATCCATTCAATATTTTATCAATAGTATATAAATGCAACTAATAAAATATATTGATAATTTTTTAGATGGATTAGTACCATATTATATTTATGGTATTGTGCTTTTTCACATAGGTTATGTATTGTTATTTATAGGAATAATTCAATTCAATAGAGAGTATTTGAGTATTTTAGATATATCAATACAAACATTTATTTGTATTTTCTTGATAATAAGATTCAATCCGTTTCGAAAACATGTATATAGACCAAGTATTGATGGACAAATAATATTTGGCAGTGCGACATTTTTATTATTGAATTTGGGGTTTGTAAAATTTTTCAATCAAACAGCCACACACAGAATAGATGGTATTTTGAAAAATATTGGTATAAAACGAAAAGATCAAGATCAACAAAACAACTAATTATATCAATATGAAAACATATTGATATAATTTATAAGCCATGTCAAATATAGACATCAATGAGATATTCGAGAACGCAATGAAAGACCCTGAATTGTTCTCGACATTAGACATAGAAAAACTATTAGAAAATATAGAAAATGAAAAAAATAATTATTTAGATGGGAAAACAATGCTATCTATCAATAACGAAATATATGAAAAAATAAACATATTGGAAAATTGTGACCACCAAGAAATATGTAACAAACTAATAGGATACCGTTATGTAGATGAATTACATGAATTACATAAGGGAAAACATGTAAGATGGATACGTTTACATAAAGACTCCTCACAAATCAACGATATCAAGCTAACAAATGGAGGAATAGTGACAGATATTAAATTCATGAATAATGGAACACATGTTTTGTGTATGAATTCAATGCGGCGGTTTATACAATACAAGTTCGACGAATGCTTGACGTTTCAGAAATTATCAGTGGAAGAACAATTGATTTTGATGGCATATGAACATATCGAAAAGGATTCTTAGATTCCAGTAGATCCAAATCCGCCATCATTGCGTTCAGTTGACGACAATTCGGATTCATCGACAATTATCACAAAAATAGGACACAAAGTAGGATGACATATTTGTAATAGCCGAGTTCCTTCTTCGACGATGTATTCATCATTAGAAAACGAACGGAAAGCGCCGATGAGAGAACCACGATATCCTGAATCGATAATACCTGTATGATTTGCTAACATAAGTGGTGTTTTTGAAATACTGGAACGAGGGTAAGCAGTAAATGCGCACGTATTGAGTGTATCTTTTGATGTATTGCAATAAACCATTTCAGTTTTGATTTTCATATCGACAAATTTGGATTGATATTGTGTGTCAAAAACAGTTTTGACTGGAACAAAAACATCGAAACCTGAATCCATGAATTTATTTTTTAGAAAATTATTATTATGGGATTGAATGGCAGGTTCATATTTTGCACGTAATTCGGGGTCTTGAATAGCTAGTTTCAAAATAGCGAAACCATTGATGGTATTTGCAGTTTTATAAAGATTTTTATAGATAGAGAACAAATCGAAGGATGCCATATATGTATTTATAGGGGGAAATCTTTAAATGATGATTAGGAAAAATATATATTTTATTATATATTATGACTTACTAGTGGAGGAAACCGGAAAAACAAAAACAAAAACAAAAGAGAAAGAGTAAAAAAGTTAACTCGTCGTAATCAATAAACTCTCATCTAAAATATACATTTTACACCTTTATATATTTCAAACGCCGTTTTCTAAAGCTTCATCAAATTTTATCGTAGCAAAATATGTATTTTTATTTGAAACGTAATTATTTGGCATATGATATATTTTACATTCTTCAATTAATTTGTTATTGACAATTGGAATTAAAGTATTTTTATAATAATATGTATTTATTCCGTGTAATCCAATAGAACTTCGTTCTCTTATATCATACCCTGAAATATTATCAATGTTATAATATTTACTATTCACAAAATTATTAAATTCATTTTTATTATATATCCAAAAAGCACAATATGGGTTTTTATTATTTACACAATATTTTGTTTCATTTAAATTAATAATAGTATCAAATTTTTCTCCACATAAATCTGTTATATATTCAATATTATTTTCAACTTCAATTCTTACAAATCCTAAATTATAATTCATTTCTATTAAATTTTGGTTATATTTTAACCAATATTTTATTGCTTTATATGGAACTAAAATGTCATCTTCTACATATATAAATATGTCATATTCATTTTTTTGTTCTTGTAATAATTCTCTACATTTCCAAGTTAAATAAAAAGGATGAATATTTGACAAGTCATGATAAATTATTTCAATATATCCATTAGTATAATTATTAAACATTTCTTTTTGTAAATCTATAAAATTTGTATGAATAAAAATATCTGTTGTATGTTCATATTTATTCGTTTCATCGATAATGTTATTGATATAAATAATTCTATTCATCTCAAAATAAAAAGAAATATGTTTTGTAATTTTCATATTATATTAATAATATAAAAAAACCATGTAAATTTTTTTATTTTATACATAAGTTTCACGACATAAAGGGCATTTATCACAACGGCTATTACAATCATTACAAATAAAATGTGTACAAGCTGGAACTATTAATTTAGACGCATCCATTGTTTCATAACAAACCGGACAATCCTCTTTTTTATCAGATGAATCATAATATTCACGGAATTTTTGTTGCATTTTTTCAAACAACAACAAATATTTGTCACGTGTCTCTCTACGTTCTCGACGCATCCTTCGTCTTAATATATTATTATTATAAATTTGATCTTCGGCCTGTTCAATAAAATGATCGACCGATAATTCCAAATCTTTGTTTTTTTTTTCTAGTTCTGCATTACGTTTAATTAATTCTTCCATTTTAGTAAGTACAATTGGAAATGGCATATGTGATTTATGATAATATACAAAAATGACAAAATTCAGGTCATGAATAGAATGATTTATTGAATCGTTATCACATATCTCATAATCAAAAATATCCATATACGATAATTTGATATTATCGGCAATAAGAGCGTATTTATCAAAATAATTATTGAAATGATTTTTCAAATCTTCTGAATTAGGTAATTCTTGTTCCATATACACATTTTCATTGACAATATTTTCATCATTGGATGCTATACTATAAGATAAAACTTTTTTTGGAATACGTAAATTATATGTATGATGTTTGTATGTTTTATTTGGTGTGATACATTCTAATTTATATTCAAACATCAATGGATAATGATTTTCAGTAATATAATCAATAAAATTATTGAATGCAATAACAAATTGTTGATGGCGGGTCTTTGGCATTTTTCGATGGTTTTTATATATCCCATTTCAATATATAAAAATCTATTCAATTTTTTATCCTCGCATAATTTTGTATTCTTTCCAACTAATTTTTTTACCATCGATTTTTTCAGGTTTGGGTTCAGAATCATATTGTTTGTCCAGATTTTCACCATGTTTTATAGCACTATCAACATATAATTCTTTTAAATATCTACCTACAAGAACTGAACCTTCGTGTTGATCAACCTTACCATCCTCAATTAATTTCAAAACAACTAGTAACTTCGTCATAATAGTTAAATCTAATTCATCCTTGATTAGCCGGTTGAAAATATCAATGTAATTAGTAAACAAAAACGAACATTCGTTTTGACAAAGTTGTTGGAATTTTTCATTATCTAATACTCGCATTTCTTTATGAGTAGTTTTAAGGCGATCCATCTTACGAATATCATCACGTATTAGAACACTATGTTTAACATTACGAATATGTTCTGTGTTATTTTCACAGTCACTCTCTTTGATAAGTTTATCCAAATTTAAACGTTCATTGTTATTTAGATTCGCCATCTTGTTATATTATAAATTATATTTTTTATGTATTTTTTGAACAATATAATTAATAAAATAGTTTAGCAAAACCAATATAAAAATTCATATAACATATTTTTATCTTCTAAATATGTATATAAAAGAAATGAAAATGAATCCACAGTATGTAATTATATGTAGTGTAATAATACTTTTTATATTTTTTATAACTGTTTTTTCGTCAAAATCGTTTACTCCATACGATGAAAAAAACGTTTTCTCACATATGTATCCATATGAAGGATTTGAACAATTTCATCGTAAAACTGAATATACTTTGAATTCAACTGGTAAAGATGATACTTTGAAATCATTCTTGATTGGTGGTGATTCCACAGATTGTAAAAAAGTATATGGTTTAGACGGTTTATTTTGTAGTCCAAATTCAAAAAGTGAAAAAATAGATATTTTTAGTGATGTAAAAAGTGATCCAACCTGTTTCGGAAATAGTTCCGGATTATCAAATTCGAAAGGGGCATTATGTTTAGATGCTACACAACTTAATTTGTTAAAAACCCGAGGTGGTAATCAATCAGGACTGCCATCACAAATTGGTAATTAATCAAACAACAAAACTACATTTTATCAAATGTTTTTGAACAGTATTCACAATAGTAAATAGTACGACTTTCATCACAACTAACATCAATCGAATCACTAACAATAAGATGTTTACAGTTCTTATCAATATAATCCGTAATCATTGCCAAAATCGTATTGTATTCTTCGGTTTTTGGACAATTTTGTGGTATTCCTTCTAAATTTGATTTTGCTCTCATCATAAGGTGAATATGATAAAGGTCAGATTTTTTCATAAAAAAATAATATATACTTATCGGTATATTATTTTTATATTATTGTATATTTATATATTTACACCTTTATTAAGGTGAGTAATAAAGTTATGTTTTAGTTTAATTGCTGTATACACCTTTGTCAAGGTGCTCAATAAACTATACATATTATTAAACGTACATAGCCAACATACTTTGACTCATTTTATCATTATTTTTGATCAATATATCAACTTCTTTTTTAGTGACTGTAAAAGGGAAAGAAACTTTGATGTCCAAGTCTTTACCTAGTATTTTGGAGTCAGGTTTCATGAGTCTGAACAAATTGAGCTTTGTATAAATTATTTCTAGGCAGCGTTTCAAATTACGAACACCAGATTCTTCACTAGTAAATGCCTTGTTTGAAATAATATATTGAACAGTTTCATCAGGAATGATAATATCATTAATTTTGAAATTGACCTGCTCAGTAATCCTAGGAAGTAGATAATCACGAGCGATAATGGTTTTTTCTTTGGAATCATAACCCTTAGTTTGAATTCTATACATTCTATCTTTCAAAATAGGATTGACCTTGTTTTCGTCATTATAACTGAATATAAACAAACATTTACTCAAATCGAAATCGACTTCTGAGAAGTACTTATCATGGAATTGTGAATTTTGTGATGTATCTGTTAAATGTGTCAAAATGCCTACGATTTCTTCACCACGAGGTGTCTCACTAATTTTATCTAATTCATCGAAATAAATAACTGGATTCATGCATTTACTATCAATGAGGATTTGTACGATTTTACCCCAAGTACTACCCTCATATGTATAAGAGTGTCCCTCTAAGAAACTGGCATCACCAGTACCACCTAGTGCAATGAAAGTGAATTCTCTGCCAAGAATTTTACTGATGCCTTCTTTGACAAGTGATGTTTTACCTGTGCCAGGTGGTCCAGTAATAGCGATAGCTGAACCCATTGCGCCTGGATTTGCTATCCATTGCCCAATCATTTGCATAATTTGCATTTTGGCATCTTCAAGACCATGCACACAATTATCAAGATGATTTTTAGCATTTTCCATGAATTCTTGGCAACGTTCCATACCATCATCGATATGAACAGTAAGTGATTTATAAACACCGAATGGGATTTTCATAAAAGTATCGACCCAATTTTTGATTTTATAATATTCATTGTCACTAGGATCCATCGATTTCAAAATATTGAGTTTCTGCATAGCAATAGCTTTGAATTTGGATGGCATATTTGAATCTAATAACATAAGACGATAAGGTTTTTCGATATTCATATGACTATTGATATCTTTCAAATCCTTCATAATACGAAGTTGTTCCTTGTTTGACAGCTTCTTTTTGAAATAATCATATTCATTAGTCTTTTTGTCCGCACTATTGATAAGCGAATGATATGTTTTCACATTTTTACTACGGGCTTTTTTGACTAGTTCTTTGATTGATTCGTCACACTCTTTTACAGCATTTTTCAGGATTTTACTGTTTGGTTTTTTGATCAATTGTGCAGTAAGCGCCTTTTTTGTTTCTGCCAATTCCAAATATTCTTGCTCAACATCAGTTAGATCCTCTTTTTCTGATTCAACTGATGCATCTTTATCTTTTTTAGACTTTTTATCTTTTTTACTGCTATTATCTTTATTTTTTTTAGATTTTTTATTTGAGGAGTCCTGAACTTGTTCTAATTTTTGATAATTTTCTTTCATAAAAGCTTGTTCATCATCACTATCACATTCTACATCTTCGTCATCTTCAATAAATTCATCTTCTGGATTTTCCATAGCAAATACGATATTATAAATTTCATTTTCATCTTCCTCTTCGATATCTTCATCATCTTCAATATCTTCTTCATCGTCATCAGTATTTTTCGACTTTTTGGATTTTTTCGACTTTTTAGATTCAGATTTCGACTTTTTAGATTCAGATTTATTTTTTTTTTGTGGTTTTTTGTTCTTAGAATTTTTAACTTTTTCATCCATATATTTTGATGGAAACATTTTAGAAAGTAATTTTTGGAATTTATCATATCCAACTGTTTCTTCTTCCTCGTCATTTTCATCATCGTCATCGTCGTCTTCATCTTCATCTTCGTCTTCGTCTTCATCTTCAGTATCTTCCCATACATCTTCTTCATCATCTTCTTCTTCGACTACTTTTGATCTTCTTTTTTTACTAGGAGGTTTATAAGAAGATTCACTTGTGTCATCCTCGGAAATATTATCAAGAATTTCTAAAATATCATCATCTTCAGAATCAGAATCTGGTGCATTTTTTCTTAATCTTGTATTTTTTGAAACATTCTTGTTTTGTTTCTTTTTTTTATCAGCAAGAAGTTGTTGTTTTGTGTTAGATGGCATTTTCAATTACAATAGTATTATTTGTTATTAAAATTTTGATATTTTTATAATTCAATTTTTTTATAAAATTATTTTTTTAATGATAATTTGTAATAATAAACTAAAAAACATATTTTTATATAATAATGGAGAACGATTTTGATATTTATGTTATAAATCTTGATAAAGACACTAATAGATTAGAAAAAATAAATAATAATTTAGACAATTATATCAGAATTCCTGGAATATATGGACAACAAGAAGATTTCATAAAAAACAACGATATTTTTTATTTAAGTAGATATGTTTGTCCAAAATCTACAATAGGTTGTTGCATGAGTCACCGATTGGCTACAAAAACATTTTTAGAAACTTCAACAAAAGAATACGCATTGATACTAGAAGATGATGCTGAACCCTGCTTTGAAAATTATATGGAAAAAATAAATGAAAGCATACAAAATGCACCAAGTGATTGGGATATAATCAAATTGGATTATTTACCCAAATATAATATTTTTGATAAAACAACTTATACAAAAATTCCATCTCTTTTATTGACAGCTTATATAATAAATAAAAAAAGTGCAGAAAAAATATTGAAAAATAAAATAATTTACTATCCAGACATTCAAATAAATTTTATGGGATTGAACATTTATAACAATCCTGAAATCATTTTTGAACAAACATGGGATGAAGAAAATCACTCCAATAATCGTATTCAATCGGTTTACAACATTTTTGGCTATGAATCTTGGAATTTCAAAGCAATACGCATTTTTGAAAAAGAATATACATTTGGAGATTTGTTTTTATTCATTTTGATTTTGATATTTATACTTTTATTGAAAATTAACAACGGATTTTTTATAAATTCAAATAAAATTGAAAAAATTGAATTACAATAAAAATATATAAACAGTATAATATAGATATATTAGAATGGCAGCTTACAAAACCAAACTCAATGAATTCAAGAATCCATCCAGGATTATTGGTGTTCAATTTAGTATGTTATCACCCGAAGAAATTCGAAAAAATTCGGTGGTAGAAGTCACTTCTCGTGATACATACATCAATAATAAACCAGTAATTGGTGGTTTATTTGATCCAAGAATGGGTGTATTAGAACCCGGATTGATTTGTCCCACGGATGGATTGACCTATATTGATACGCCCGGATATTTTGGTCATATTGAAATGGCGCGCCCTGTATTCTTCATTCAACATATAAAGGAAATTATGAAAATATGTAAATGTGTATGTTTTAAATGTAGTAAATTACTAGTAAATAAAAATCAGCATAAGCATATATTGACCAAGAATTCAGAAGATCGTTGGGATTATGTATCTGCTGCTTCCACTAAAGTAAAACGTTGTGGTGAATCTATCGAAGATGGTTGTGGTTGTAAACAACCCGATAAAATCAAACTCGAAGGATTTTCCACCATCTATGCAATATGGGAAAACATCGAAACCGAAGGTGAAAGTGAAAGTAAAAAAGTGAACATTCGTCTTACACCAGAAATCATTTTGAAAATATTTAAGCGTATTTCAGATGAAGATATCAGTTTCATGGGTTTCAGTCCAGTGTGGTCTCGTCCAGAATGGATGGTTTGTCAAGCACTTCCTGTGCCACCACCGGCCATGCGCCCATCGGTAAAGCATGATGCACAACAACGAAGTGAAGATGATTTGACACATATTTATAGTAATATTATTAAAACCAACCGCGACTTAGCGGACAAATTAGCTGCAAATGCATCGCAAAATGTGATTGAAGGCTTGACTACGGTTTTACAGTATTTTGTTGCTATGATTGTGAATAACAAAGTGAAGGGTGCTGTTCCAATGGCACAGCGTTCTGGCCGTCCTTTACAGTGTATTATGGGTCGTTTGAATAGTAAAAATGGTCGTATTCGTGGTAACCTGATGGGAAAACGTGTAGATTTCAGTGCTCGTTCAGTTATTACTGGTGATCCGAATCTATCATGTCGTCAGTTGGGTGTGCCGACGAAAATTGCTATGAACTTGACGAAGCCTATAAAAGTAAATGATCGTAATCGCGACTTTTTGATGAAATTAGTTCAGAATGGACCTGAGGTTTATCCTGGTGCTAAGATACTCGAAAGACGCAATGGAGAAAATATCTCTCTACGATATGTTGACCGTGATTCTATTAAATTGGAAAACGGTGACATTGTACATCGTCATATGATGGATGGAGATGCGGTTTTGTTCAATAGGCAACCGTCTCTTCATAGAATGTCTATGATGTGTCATATCGTGAAGATTATGAAAAAAGGTGACACTTTTAGAATGAATGTAGCTGATGAACTTGCGTTAGCAACAGGGAGCGTGAAAAGCGTGTTACTCCCTAGTTTTTAGGAAACTTGGTGTTTCTTAAAAGCAAAACACCTTGATGCGGGAAAACCTTAAAGTTATCACTACCACTCACATATGGAAACATTCGTGAGGAACTCGGTTAATAGCCGAACCCAAAGGTAAAAATGTGATAAATGATTATTTCAATTATTGAAATATGAAATAGGCAATCCGCAGTGTTACTATCTAAGTCCGTTTTATTGAAAAATAAATGATAGGATATGGTAGGCATTCAACGACTGAACGGGTGTTGGTCAACAATGAAGAGCTAATCACTCGGAGTTGGCTTGAGATACAGTCTGCTCCTGATTCGAAAGATCAGGTGAGTATTTATGCAGCGAAAAATACTCTGTAAAACATTAGGACCAAACCATACAATGCTGACTTCGATGGCGATAAATTTTGTCGTCAACAGGTGGATGCTTATAAAGTTGTAGATAATACTTTATAAGAAAAACATTGTAATATCTACTGGTCAATAAGTTTGGCATGGACTTATTGGCTAATATAACCATCTAGTCATTATATAATTCTTTGAAATCTTTATCGTTCTTTTGAATATATTTATTAATATTTTTACATAAAAGTATTTAATATTATCTTTAGATATAATATAGAATGATTTTAAATTCAGATGAATTCCACAAAGTTGAAGGAGAAGTTTATAAAATAACAAATACAGTAACGAATAAATGTTATGTTGGACAAACAAGAACTCACAGATTAAATCACGGAAAATATAGACCATTTGGTTATTTGGGTAGATTAAGAGACCATATTAGCGAAGCAAATTCAAATAAAAAGAATCAATCTAGATATTTGAATTCTTCGATATTAAAATATGGTAAAGATAAATTTATATGTGAAAAACTAGTGACATGTACTTTAGAAGAGTTAGATATGTACGAAAGTTATTACATTACAGAATTAAATACCAAATTTCCATATGGATATAATTTAACCAATGGCGGTCAAAAAAAAGGTTATTTAAAAGGAGAGAAAATAGTTTTAGATGAAACTAAACTTACTCCTAGACCAACCGCCAAAGAAAACGTGAATTTAAAAAGAAGTGATGATACTAAAAAGTTGATTTCTGAAAGATTAATACAAGCAAAAGCTTCTGACGAAGAACGCACTAAATTGATGATTAATTCTCAGAAACAACATTTAAGTAAAAAGCTTGAAAAATACAAAAACGTCTCTATTGACATTGATAAAATAGACAAATACATTAGTGTAATTAATGACTATACATCAAACAGTCAATATGTAAGAGTTACTATAGAAAAAAAACGAATAGACTTTGTGGGAAAATTTGAAACAATAGAACAAACAAAAGAACGAGCAAAGAACTTTTTAAAAGAATTATATAATGGCAATGTAATCAAATTGCGGGAAACTCTTCCAGAGTCTTCACTACCACTCACTACAGGAAACGTCTGTGAGGAACTCAGTTAATAGCTGAATCCAAAGGTAAAAATGTGAAGAATTAGATAATCCGCAGCCAAGCTCCTAACCTCGTTATGATTAGAGTATGGAGAAGGTCCAGAGAGTAGACGGTTACAGGTGTTAAATGACGGTCTAATCAACCCGATAATGCTCAAGGTGTATTCCAATCCTGATACGAAAGGTCAGGTGACAAATAACGTCAATAAAATATTTCATGGAGATGAATTTACATGCACCGCAGAACACACTAGCGGAAACAGAATTAAGACATTTGGCAGCAATACCATACCAAATTATCAGTCCATCCGGTAATGCTCCTATTATTGGTATATATCAAGATTCATTATTAGGATCCTATAGATTCACAAGACCCAATATCAGCTTCACCCCAAGAGAAGCAATGAATCTATTGATGATGTATCCAAAAGTAGACGTAGCAGCATTACGCGAAGCAGGTAATAAAATAACAAATTTCGATATATTATCACAAATATTATCACCAATAACATTAAAATACAAAACAAGTTTATTCGATGATGACAAAGACCAAATGAAGGACTCCAACAACGTCATGGAAATACGTAATGGTAAATACATCCGAGGTCAAATGGAGAAGTCCACGCTAGGATCAACTACAAAAGGTATTATTCACCGCATATGTAACGATTTCGGAAATATGCAAGCATCATTATTTATAGATGATTTACAAAACGTCGTTACAGAATACATGAAAACAAGTTCATTCAGTGTAGGTATAAGTGATTTAATAGCAGACAGAAAAACCCAAGACGAAATCATAAAAATCATCGTAAAACAAAAACAAGAAGTCCAATCACTAATCGAAAAGCTCCATTTGGGAACATTCGAAAACAATTCAGCATTAACAAATATGGCACAATTTGAACAAAATGTAAATAATATATTAAACGAAGCAACGAACCAAGCTGGTAGTAAGGGTCGTAAATCATTAGCAAAAACAAATCGTTTCGTTATGATTGTAAACTCGGGTTCAAAAGGTACACCTATCAATATTTCTCAAATGATTTCTTGTTTAGGTCAACAAAACGTAGATGGTAAACGTATTCCTTATGGTTTTGATAGTCGTACACTCCCACATTTCAATAAATTCGATGATTCACCTCAAGCCCGTGGATTTATCGAAAATTCCTATATTTCAGGATTAACTGCCCCAGAGCTCTTCTTCCATGCTATGGGTGGTCGTATAGGTTTGATTGATACCGCATGCAAATCAGTAACATGGGAAACGCCTATTGTTATTATGGAAAACGACACGCCAAAATACATCGAAATTGGTAAATGGATCGACGCATTATTAGAATCAACACCAGAAAAAGTGAAACATTTTACTGAAAGACAAATGGAATTACTTGATATCGATAACAACGTTTATATTCCTACAACCGATGAAAATGGTGTAGTAACATGGGGTGAAATTACCGCTATTACAAGACATGATCCAGGTGATGCATTATACGAAATCAAAACACATGGTGGTAGAAGTGTAATTGTTACAGAAAGTAAATCATTATTGATATGGAATCCTAAAACAAGGACACTGGATGAGACCTCAACACCAGATATTAAAATCGGAGATTGTGTTCCAGTAACCGGTGAATTATGTAAACCACCTACAGTTTTAAACCATATCAGCCTAGTCGATTATTTACCAAAGACCGAGTTTGTATATGGAACCGATTTCAATATTGCTACAAAAATGATGAAAACCACAATGGAAAATAGAAACAAGATACCAGCTGACTGGTGGAATCAAAATAACAACAATAGTTTCACATTACCATATAGTAAAAAATCATCATTACAAAGGGCATCAGTAAGGTCGAATACCGAAAACATAAAAGACGGTTATGTTTATCCATATCATGCAGTACGTAAAGATGCATATATATCGGAAAAATTCGAACTAAACGAAGAAAACGGTATATTCCTAGGTCTTTATTTAGCAGAAGGACATAGTCATAATTGTCATATTACAATAACAAACAACAATGATAATATTCGTTCATTTGTTAAATCATGGTTCGATAAACATAACATTACATATGTTGAAAAATCAAAAATAAATAAAATCGGTGGACTATCTACGACCATAACCGGTAATTCATCAGTATTATCAAAGTTTTTGTTAAAACTCGTAGGACATAAAGCCGAAAATAAATTCGTACCATCAGAGGCATTTGTTGCACCAGATAATTTCATAATCGGTTTATTAAATGGATATTATTCAGGTGATGGATCAATCAGTAAAAATTCCATTGAAGTAGGAAGTGCATCCCAACGATTAATTGAAGGAATTTCCATGTTATGTTCTAGATTAGGTATTTTCGGTAGAGTATCCAAGGTTCAAATGAAACATAATAATTTACAAACCAAAAATATCAAACCAACATATCGTCTTTCAATATCCGCTCATTGGGCCTATAAATTCGCTAATCAAATATCATTTATCGAAGAAACTAAAAACACCAAACTAAAAACGAAAAAGTGGAATAATAAAAAACACATGAATTTTGATAAATATAACAACATAGTTCTAGATAAAATCACAGAAATCAATATTTTAGGTGTTGAAAAATACCCAAAAGTATATGATCTTACTATTCCATCAACACTGAATTTCGGATTAGCAAATGGACTCCAAGTACGTGATACTTCCCAAACAGGGTATATTCAGCGTAGACTTATTAAAGGCTTAGAAGACCTTAAAGTCGAATATGATATGACTGTTCGTAACAACAAAGGGCGTATAGTACAGTTTTCATATGGTGATGATCATTTTGATTCAACAAAGGTTGAAAATCAGTCAATTCCATTAACTGGTATGACAACTGAAGACATATATTTGTATTATGATATCATTGGAACAAATGATCAACATAATGATTTATTAGATGTATACAGCAAGGGAACAATAACAAGAATAAAGAGACAGCGTGTAGATACACAACAAATATGCAAAAATTATATCGAAAAAATGTTGAAAGCAAGAAAAAACATCGTAGAATCCGTATTCAAAAACAAAAGCGAAAATGCTGTAAAAATGCCAGTAGCATTTCAAAATATAATAGCGAATATTCAAGGCCAATTGAACTTGAATTCAAATTCGATTGTCGATATTACACCATTAGAAGCTTTCCAATTGATCGAAGAATATTTCAACAAATTGAAAGAGCTCAAATATTGTCAACCAACAGAATTGTTTGAAATAGTTTATTACTTCTATTTGACACCAAAAGATTTACTAGTAAATAAACGGTTCCATCGCAAAGCATTAGTAATGTTATTAGAAACCATTATTTTGAAATATAAACAAGCAATTGTTCATCCAGGAGAAATGGTAGGTGTCATCGCTGGACAAAGTACTGGTGAACCTACTACGCAGCTAACTTTGAATTCTGTAACATATGAAACAGAAATTTTAGTAAGAAATTCAAAGAAAGAAATCAAGGCAGTGCAGATAGGTGATTTTACAAAATGGGGAATAGAAACATCAAAGAAGATCGACTATATGAAGGACAAAGATACAACATATGCAGAATTATCAGAATTTTATGAAGTTCCAAGTGCAACCGAAAATGGAGAAACAGTATGGCGTCGTATCGAAGCCGTAACACAACATCCAGTTATTAATACCGATGGTACAAATACTATGTTAAAAATAACAACAGAAGGATGTCGCGAGGTTATAGCAACAAAGGCCAAATCGTTTTTACAACTAATAGACGGAAAAATTCAGGGCGTAAATGGTGCAGAATTAAAAGTCGGCGATTATCTACCAGTATCTAAGAAGGCACTTGAATACACAGAACAATTTGAAATGAATTTACGTGAAATTTTACCACCAACAGAATATTTGTATGGTTCTGAATTACAAAAAGCAAAGGAAGTAATGCATGAACATCATTGGTGGAATAAACATGCTAATAAAACGTTTGTATTACCACATTCTCGTAGTGATTCTGTAGTAGAATTATTCAAAGAAAATGTTCGCGTAGGAAGAAAATCAAACAAATCACAATTTATCAAACCAAACAACGTATACATGAAACTGATCAATAGTTGTGAATACGATATTCCAGAAAATATCATTTTAGATTATGATTTTGGATATTTGGTAGGTGCATATTGTGCAGAAGGATGTATGACAAAACACCAAATATCGATTGCAAATAATGATGATGAATATTTGATTCCAGTTCAACGTTGGTGTGAAAAGCATAATATTACAACAAAGATATACTGTAATAAAAACAAAATACAAGAAGGGTGGACAAGTCAAGATATTCGTATTTATAATACAGTACTATGTCGTATACTATCAAAACTTTGTGGTAATCTAAGTCATAACAAATTCGTATCTGATAAAATTATATTTTCAAACCGTGAATGTATTCTTGGATTTTTAGATGCGTATATTGGCGGAGATGGTAGTGTTAGTCAATGTAAACGTAAAGATAATTCACTTCGAACTGAGAGTATATCAGCTTCATCTGTTTCTTATAAACTATTATTGAGTGTACAAATTATGTTAAAAAATCTAGGTATTGTTAGTAAAATAAATAAAACAAAAAAACCAGAAAAAAATAACCGTGGAACAAAACTAGAAAACTTCAAACAACCATATTTATTAACTGTTCGAAACAAACAATCACAAAAATTAGCCGAACTATTAAATATGAAACCATCTGCTAAAAATGACAAAGCCAAGCTGTTATTGAATAGAGATTTTAAATATGAATATTATGAAAAATATTTAACTGTTCCAAATATCATAAATGGTGAAGTCGTAATGGAACTACGTGATAATCGCTTTGTCGATACTGAATTTGATAAAATTATATCTATAGAGGAAGTATCTAATACAACAAATTACGCTTATGACTTGACGGTCGAAGATACGCGAACTTTTGACTGCATAAATGGTGTAAATTTTTATGACACATTTCATCTGGCAGGGGTCGCATCAAAATCTAACGTGACCCGTGGTGTGCCAAGAATAGAAGAAATTCTGAGACTTACAAAAAATCCAAAAAATCCATCACTAACCGTATTTTTGAAACCAATTGATGAAACAGAGCGCGATAGAGCAACACAATATGCTAATATGTTAGAACATACTAAACTAATTGATGTTACCAAATCAGTTCAAATATGTTTTGATCCAAATGACAGATCGACAACCATATTAGAAGACAAAATATTATTAGAACAATATTATGAATTCGAAGATATCGTAAATGATTGCATGGATCAACCTCTTGATGCAACTGGACAAAAATCAAAATGGATAATCAGACTAGAGTTCGATGCAGAAACATTATTAGAAAAGAATATAACGATGGATGATATTCATTTTGCAATCACAAATGGTCATGGTAATGATATTTCATGTGTATATTCTGATTACAATTCAGACAATTTGATTTTCAGAATTCGTTTGAATAGTAGTATATTCAATAAAACCAAAAAACAGAAAGGCATTCCAGACACACTAGATCAATCTGACGAAATATACATGTTACGTAATTTCCAAGAAACCCTTTTAAATAATATTGTATTACGTGGTATACAAGGAATACGAAATGTCCTTCCTCGAAAATTACAAAACTATGTAGTAAAAGATGAAGGTAAATATTCACAGAAAGACATATGGATTTTAGATACAACTGGTACAAATTTATTAGATGTATTAGCCTTTGATTTTATAGATCCATCACGCACATATAGTAATGATATCAAAGAAATATTCGATGTATTAGGAATTGAAGCTGCGAGACAAACTATTTACAATGAACTCTATGAGGTGATGGAATTTGCAGGTGTATATATAAATTATCATCATCTAAGTTTATTAGTAGACAGAATGACATCTACACAGAATATGGTTTCTATATTTAGATCTGGTATTTTGAATGATGATATCGGACCAATATCAAAATCCACTTTTGAAGTACATACAGAAGTATTATTGAATGCATCGAGACATGCGGACTTTGATCATATGCGTGGTGTATCAGCCAATGTAATGATGGGACAGATGGGTGTATTTGGTACAGGAAGTTTCAAATTGATCTTAGATATGGACAAAATGAAGAAAATGAATGATACAGATGTTGATATGCGTAATATAGACAATGAGATAGAAAAAGAGTTTGGGTTGATTGATGATAAGACAGATACATGTTCTAAACCAAATATAGAAATACAGAATAATATAACAAATTTGAAATATAATGAAACAAATCAAACAGACGACGAATACGATATGGGATTTTAGATATTGATATTGAAAAAAATACAAACAAATATATTTTGTATTTTTTTTTATTTTTGTAACCCTAATAAAATGTTATTGACAGCGTTTATAATTTTTATTCTAGGGGCTTTTATGTTAAATAAAAACATCAAATGACGTAGTTGTGTAATAGTATTATTTGACATATATTGTGAATATTGTATTAAAATATTATTGATGGCATGTATAATAGCAAATCTATTTTGATTATTTTGATACATGTACATAATATTATAAATAGCACTTTTAACATTTACATTCATATTTGTTGGTTCGGGAGTAGGTTCAGGAACAGGCTGAGGAACAGGAGTTGGTTCAGGTACAGGTATTGGCTCAGGCTGATGAACAGGTACCGGTTCAGGTACGGGTGTAGGTATTGGCTCAGGCTGATGAACAGGAGCAAGCTCAGGAAGAACATTCATTTCAAATTCGCCTTGAATATTTCCAGGAGGAGCAGTATTCATAGTAATAATAGCAGATTGTGTCTGAGTATTTATTGAGATGCCTATTGCAAATCTGGTACTAGATTTCCAAACAAGACAAGTAAAATGTCCAGTTCCACTACTAAAACCCGGACTATTGAAATCATATTTCATAACTTCATTGTACCAAGAATCAATACTTTTTTTTATTAACAACATGGTATCTGAACCATAACCTTGAAAATATGCCAAATTTTCGCCATATAATTGATTACCACTATGCTGAAATAGATTGTTATTAGATAATACAAGAGACCAACTTTGTGAAAAACTATAAATATTATTATCCCATACCATAGGTGGTGTTTGATGTTTTGCTCTATAATTGTTTACATATGCAGTAATTTCGGTTTCTTGATCAGGAGTCAACAATGGTTGTGTAACAGACATTATAATATTTTGTTATATAAAAATATCCTAAATAATTCGAACTGCATTATGTATTGTATAATACATTTGTGTACAAAAAATTACAATTGTAAAATAAAAAATAATAAATAAAAACAACAAAAAACAATATAAAAACTTTCAATATATATATTGTGGGAACACCCACCCACCGGGTTTAGCTCAGTTGGTAGAGCATTTGACTGTAGAGGTTTATTGATATCAAATTGTCACCTGTTCGATTCAGGTAACTCGGAAAAGGCGTTAGTGGTGTAGTGGTAACACACAACCCTTCCAAGGTTGAACTGGGGGTTCGATTCCCTCCTAACGCAAACATATTATAACAACGCCAATATTGTTATAATATATATTTATCGTTTCAAATTAATTTTTATAGGATAGGTATTTAAATAATCCGTTATCGTCGACATATGTTTATCATAGTCAGGATCTTTACTCAATAATTCAAAACCAGGTAATTCATTCATATGAAAACTACCGTCGATTAAATGATACGTTTCCATATCATTTGCATTATTTTCACCGCCACATCTTATAAAATAAAATTTATCCATTGCAACATCACCGCCTAAAACAAACCAATCATATTGATATGTCAAATTCGCTATTTTATTTGATGAAAACAAAACAATAGGTAATTTCATAGAAGATGCTAGTAACCATAAATCCAAATTCGTCAAAAAATAAGAGTCGCTCATGATAACGGGCTGTAAATCCAGAATACCACCTTTTTTCAAGATTGACACAATATCTTTTTTACCTTGTATTGATAAAATGCCATGAAAATGCAAATTATAATTTTTATAATATTTTTCATATTCTTTTAATAATTTCGTTTTGAGTGATTCGACAGACTCATCGATACCAAGATGTTTATTTATAACATACAAAATAGGATAATAACTACATAAAATCGAGTCGCTTATTAAGAACTCTTTGGTATTCTCAGGAAAAATAGCGCGCCAATTTTTTCCATCCGATCCCGTATTTTCGATAACTAGAACTGGTGTACCAATACATTCATTGAAATCATCTAATTTTGTTGTATTTTTATTCATTGTATGTTGTTTATTCAAAGGCACTTTTTGAATACGCTGATTATTATTCATTGGATTTGCATTATCGTAGTTGATGTTTTGAATATATTGATTCATATTATACGGTATTAAATTATCAAAATAATTACCAAACAATACACTTTGTAACAATAAGATCTCATCTTTATGAATAGAATAATCAATATTTGTAATATTCAAATAATTTTTTGGTTCAAAAATGAATGTGCGTATACGATTATATCTTAATAATTCATCAGCCATTTTGCTGAAATAAAATACTTTGTTGTTTTTACTATCGATCAAATTCTTACTAGGTAAACAAATAGTATTATTTTTTGTAAAACATATAGTTTTGATATCGTTAAAATTATTAAAAGAATTCAAGTCACTTAGTTTTGAAAGTGCGTCTTCACTTATTTCTACAAACGATAATTGATCACTCGTTAAATCGACCAATATTTTTATTATATTTTTCAATTTATATGTATACGAATATTCTACATTATCTATTATGTCTATTATTTTTTTGCGAATATCTTTGTTTACAAAATCATTCAATAAATTACGTATTTTTATGCGAAATGCCAAATAAAATTGTGTTTCGAGAGATATATTACGTATAGTTTTTATACGAATTTCATCTTTTGTATCGACCGTTGCTAATTTTTTGTCAATTTGATGATATCCATTTTCCGCACCCTTGTCTTTATAGCTAACCACTTCAATGAAATCACCACCATATTTGACATCATTTGTTTCATAAGGTTCTGCTAGTTGTACAAATTGATTGGTTTCAGTCAAAATACCCACTATTAATCCATCTTCGACTAATCGCATTTTGGGTTTACATCTTATTTCACCATTGGTAACACTGTGCACCGCTGATAATTTCTTTATAGTCATTTCATATGATAACCAAACAACATCATCAATATATTTAATTTGCAAGTTATTAACATGCGCCGATGGAAATGTTGGTACGAATACATGTTCATTGTCTAGTTCTTTGTTTGACACCATGACTCCTATTATTTTTCCACGATAATTCGATATCTGTTCTTTTATTACTAGTCCGGTTTGTTTCAATATATTGACCACAGCAGCGGCTGATATATTTTGTTTAAATTCATATAGTTTTATTTCATTTATATTTTTAGTTTTAGTTTGATATCCATTTATACTAGCCTGTGGTTTACAATAGTTTTTCATACTGCGTTTTATTAATTCAAAAGTCTCTAATAATATTTTTGGAGTATTATTATTTTTGAAAACTTTTACTGCGCTATTTGCAGTTCTAGATTCATCGCTATTTGTTTTACCATATTTATAAATAGGTTCATAAAATTCTCCTTGTTTTAATAATAATATAGTGCCTTTTTTACGATTATAAAGTTCTCCATTATAAGAATTTGTAGGACATAATATTTCCACATTATCAGTTATGTCATTATCTACGATTTCCATAATAATGAGATTCACCCCCCCTTCAAATAAAATAGACTCGTTCATGGTAATTATATCCCATAAATAAGTATGATCAATAAATGAATCGGGGTCCTTGATATATTCTAGAAAGTTCTCATAGGCTTGAATAGTGTCTTTCAAAAACCGGTTTTGTGCAGGATTTTCAAAATCCGTAAAACTTTTATAAAACACGGTATTTTTATAATTTTCAACATGGATATCGCTAATAAATTTGGATTTGATATTTGTTTTATCAAAAACAGATACGAGAGAACCATTATTCGATTTCAAAAATATATCAATTGTCATGTTTTTTAACAAGATTTTACGAATGTTCTCAATAGTTGGAATAAAATCTTTATGATAATAGCTATACACATCAGATATACATCCTAAAAATGATTGATGTCTCGTTTGTTCTACACCATATCTTAAAATAGGTGTTGCATTTGGTTTCAATACAGCGGCATTTTTTTTAGTAACTGCGTATGAGCTGTCAGTATTCAAAAATAATTCTACTGAAATGGGTAAAAACCCCCATCTATACTGATTGATTGGTACCTTATCAAAACCAAGTATATGTATTATATTTTTTACTCGTTGTTTTTGTTTTTGTTCTTGTTCTTCATATTGATCCGTAGTATCTACTGGACTTTCTTCGATATTTTCATCCGTTTGTTCTTGATATTTACTTTTTAATTCTTCATATAAATCGAATTCTCTTCCTTCCCATTCTTTTAATTTATTATCAATATCAGTTTTTGATAATTTTTCATATTCTTTGAGATATTTACGTATTGCCTCTACTAACTCACTAAAAGATGTTACTAATTGTTTTACTTTTTTTTCATTGTATTGTTTACCGGTGCTCAAGTCTGCATCTTGAATACTACATTCTTTACGCCTACGTATTTGATATTCAGTGTTCATATTTTTGAAACAACATGGAACACAAGTATTTGGGTCAGGATGAGCATCATTATCTAAAAATCCTGGTCGATGTTGACGGTAATTACCTTGTTTGTCTTTGTGTTCTTTCTCATCTGTAAATTCAAATACGTTTTTGTTATCGACTGTTTTTATGTTGTCACATTCACCATCTTTGAATTGTTGTTCAGTCATAGGACGATTTTTTTTAACACACCAATATCTTGGACAAATATACCAATATTTTTTATCAGTTTGTGTGCTATATGGTAATGCAACCTCATAAGAACCCGGATATTGATCATCTATGTCTTGTTTTTCTTTATCAGTTAATATAACCGGTTGTCGACTTAGATTTGCAGGACATGCACGACTATATGCATTAAAATTACCTTCTTTTTTTGATAAAAATAATGTAGGTTCTTTTTCTTTCATTTTTTTGAAGAATATATTAGCACCTCCGGTTTGTTTTTGTTTGTTTATGGTTTCAATATTATCGATGATTAATTTTTCTTCATCATTTTCGTCAAGATCTTCGTCGTCTTCCTCGTCATCGCTGTCTTCAAACAATATACCATTATTATTGATTTCATCATCGTCTGGTTCCCCTACAACTTCATCTTTATCGTTTTGATCATCATCGTTGATTTCTTCGTCTTCGTCTTCATCATCTTCTTCAAATAAAATACCCCCTTCCTCTTCATCCTCCTGGTATTCTTCTTCTTCATCGTCCTCTTCCTCCTCAAATAAAATGCCTTCCTCTTCTATATCTTTATCTTGTAAACGAAACGGTTGTATATCAGGCATTATAACATTATCAATATGTGGTTCATCCTTGGTTTTTTGAATATTTGTAGACTTTTCTACTATTTGTGCTTTTGTAATGAAACTAGACTCAGGATATTGTGTTATTCTCAATAAACTATCAATATAAATATTCAAAATCGGTAAAAAATTAATATTATTTATGTCTGATATCTCTATTAATAATTTGTTCTCAAATGGTATCGTACGAATTACCACAGGAAACCCCGGATTCTCAGCAATATCAATAGTTTTATTAACAAATTGACCACCAATACGAATATGTTGATTCAAATAATCCCTTAGTTTCAAAATAGCTTCATCTTCTGACATTGTAAAATTTACTTTCAATGCTTCAATAACATTTTTTTCATTATCATTTTTTTTAAAAATATTAGTTATCATAGCGTCAATTGCATCCATTTTTCTATAATTTTCTACACGTTTGTATTTTAAAATAGCGCCCTTTTCAATGTTTTTATCAATAATTTCGAAAGCAGTTGATAAAAAATTAGTATATTCAGATAGTTTTATTTCATAACGGTAATCGATCAAAAAATTATATTCGATATTAATTATTTCTATGAAATCGTTGTCTATTGATTCAAAAATAGACAATATATACCCATTTGATTCTAATAAACGGTTGATTTTTTCAATAATTGGGTTCAAAACAGCTTTCAATATATTTTCAACAAATTCAGGTTCGGTTGGCTCATTGAACTCAGAACGAACTATAACATTTCCATTATAATCAATATCTAAGTAAACTGTGATAGGAACATTATCAACCGTATTTTGTACAAAAAAATGGAGACGATGACCTTTACTGGGTTCTTTTGACAAGGACGTTATTTTAGCTTTAGTTAAATAAGGGATTTTCTTACCATTTTGTGTTCGGTTTTTAGAATACAATCGATAAACAGCCTCGCGTCGAGAACCTGGATTGTATTTAATAAACGGTATTTCAGTATTTACATGGAATTGTTTGAATATAATATCTAGAGGTAAAACAGTTTGAAATTCGGGATGTAAAATTAAATGAAATGATTTGATACCCTTCTTAATATAAGGTATCTCGGTTTTACGACTATAAAATACATTATAGTATAAATCAACAACATCATAGATTCTCATAGATTTTTCCGTCATTATCATTTGTGACTGCTTTATTAATGTTTCTTTTGAATCCATCAAAGCAGATTTTGAAAGAATATCCTTTTCTTTTAATAGGGGAAAATACAAATTCATGAGGTATTCTTCGGATATATTATTGGAAATACCATAATTGAGAACATCGTTTGCAAAACACACATAAATAGTGTTGTTGTTTATATTACCATAATTCAATAACAAATGATTATCGAATGTAATGAGTTTATTGGTCGCAAGTGGTTCATATATTACATCCGGACCAGGTAATATTGAAAATGGATTAGCAGAGAATAAATAATCACGTGCGTTTGAGAACTTACGTCCAATAGGAACTAATAAATCATATGTTTCTGTTTCACTTTCGGTGTTGTTATTCAATAATTTCATAAAAGTTTCATAAGAATATGATTTTTGATTCATTTCAATCAATATCTTTGCCTTGTCTATTTGTGCATCAGTCAAAATATTCATTATAAATTGTCCTGCCATATGTTTATTGAAGGCGATTTCACCATTGTTTGTCATTTCTAAAAAAGACTTTAGTAGATGGAGTTTGTCTCTCTTGGTTGAGAACAAATACAATTCATCATATGATATATTATTAATACCGATTTCTTTTATTATTTTCTTTTTGATAATCCTGATTGAATCATCTTTATGAATCTGTTGACTAGAACTAGTAATTTCAGGTTGATCAATACTTAGTTGCAACCTTTCTTCTTCGCTAAATACTTCATCATCTTTTGTAATTTCCCTGGTTTTGCCTTCAAAAACAATCATTCGTTTAGGTATTCCATTTGAATCTAGAAAACAAATTTTATATATTTCATTAGTGGGAATATTGATTGTATCTATATCTAAATTTTGTTCCATATATACAATAAGGTATAATTTTTGTAAGTGTTTTTATATGATTATAATTAAATGAAAAAACGAGCACTTTTGATAGGGATTAATTATATCAATAATCCTGACTACGGACTATCCGGTTGTATTGATGATATATGTTATGCGCGAAATATGCTAATCGATGCATATGGATATAATAAATCAAACATAATAATGTTACGTGATGATACTGAAAATCCGGGGTTGATGCCAACTTATGAAAACATAATTCGAGAACTAAACAATATAGTCTCTACTAACAGTGACGAAATATGGATACAATATAGTGGACATGGTACACAATTACAAAATAAAACCGACAAATCGTTAATAGATGATGTGATCGTTCCGATTGATTTTTATAACAATTATATTTTTGACAGCGATATTTACAAAATACTACTAAAAATACGAGGTTGTGCTATATTATTATTTGATTGTTGTCATAGCGGAAGTATTGGTAACTTACCATGGACATTTATGTTGTCAAATAATAGTAAAAATGATACAAATATTATAACAATAAATAATAATAACACCATGACAAATCCAAATATATATTTAATCAGTGGTTGTAAAGATAATCAAACAAGTTCCGACGCTTTCAATAAAGAATTATCTCAAGATGTAGGTGTATTCTCAAATGCATTGAATGAATGTTTACGAGATAGTAATCATCAAATTGATATAATGACGCTTTATAAAAATATATGTAAAAAAATTATAGCAGCTGGCTATAGTCAACGACCCGTTCTGTCATGTAGCACAAATACACCAAATTATATGTTTTCAAGATATTGTGAACCCAATGCCAAAATCAATGCAATAATTACAAATTCGGTCAAAGAAAATACAATGCGAAATAGAATGAATTCTATAATAAAAAATATTTAGGTATATATATATAAAATGGAAGGAGGTTTTCAAACTTTTTTTATGATAATGTTATTTTACATTTTGTTGTCATATGTAATTGGTCCAATGTTCTTTTATTATTTTGTTAATAAATCATTAATGAGTGCTGGTAATGGATTTGCCGCGGGTAGTGTATTATCTATTATTTTATGGTATACTTTTGGCTCGAAAATGATCAATAAATAAAGACATAAACACGTATAAAATATATAAAAAATTGTATATATTTTAAGGTTTTTCATATAAACTACCATATGTATGAATAAAAAATACTTCAGGGCCACTATCGATTTCTATTTTTAAATTACATATTTTTTGGTTTTGTTTTAAACTTTTTTGTAAATTTGATAAAGCTTCTTCTCGTTTTTGATCATATATAGTATTATCGAACCCTGAGCTACCAATGATATTTGCGAAACCAGAAGCTATCCCGCGGACGATATTTATTGCACCTACTGTTGTTGTATGAATAATACCTTTTTCTGTATATGAAGGGTCTTTATTAGGTTCCATTGATATTTGATTCAATGTATTGAAAAGAAATACAGTTCCATTTCCACCATATTGTCTTTTTGACCTTTTTGATCTAGTTCTTGAATTTTTTATTTTTTTTCTAAATGTTTTCATATATATAATAATAATATTATTATGCATCATAATAAGGATTATCACGGATTTTCATACCACAGTACTCACGTGGTTCTTTTTTATAATCAACCGGTTTATGGATACCTGCTTCTTTGGCTTCTTTCAATAAAAATTTGAAATTATCCCAGAACTCGGTTTTATGTCCAATGGATTTTGTCGCAATATGAGATAATTCATGGATAGCCACAAAAGTGAGTGTATTTTCATCGATCAGGTTTTCATTGTCGGTTTTTGTAGTATTAAGACAAAATGCTAGTTTTTCGCCTTTGTTTTCACTATATGCAGTGTATGCACTAGTTGGTAGGGTTTCACTTATTTTTTTTGGATTGAAACCTGTAACGAGGCGTTTTACATTATCTTGGTTTGGATATTTCTCACCGACATAATGAACGAGCTTTTTACAGTTCTCGGTGACGGTTGCTAAAAGATCCGCTGCTATTTTAAGTTTGGAACGTTCTCTTACGCAATATTTATTACCATCAACGCCGGAAACAATACATTTTAATTGAAATTCGTCGGCATTTTGAAAATAAATATAGATACATACTATCAATACGAAGCCAAACATAAAATAACCTAAAGTATCATATTTATCCATTTATATATAAATGTGATATTATTGTTGATAGTGTTTTATTATATTAATGGTGAATTTTAATAATACCATAAAAAGAACTACGTTACATATAAAATTAAATAATCAAATGATATTCTATTATAATTCACATTTTGATTTAGTACTATTATCTTTACATGTATCGTATGCAAGTGGAGCCCAATCACCACCAGTATTTGGTTTATACTTATATTTCATTTTATCACCAATAACACATGTACCAGCGGTTATTGCTCCCTTATTTTCTTTACAATGTTCCCAAGCTATACCTCCTTTTTTGGTCGAACTACCTGTAGCAAGTGCTTGCGTTTGATTCAACCCTTCTTGAAATCCCTCCAACCCCCTACTGAAATTCCATACAATCTTTCCAGTAAAATGTAAAACCAATGCAAAAACAACTGCATGAAAACCAGCAACAGTGAATTTACCAGCCTTTGGTGGTAATCTTACTAAAATGGCAGGTGTTAATATAAAGAATAAAAACGCGACATATAGACTAAATATCCAATGCATCTTATATATAAATCAATATATATTTATCTAAATATATTGATTCTAATTTGCTAAAATATTTATGCGGTTTACATTTTGTTTTCTTTTTCTTTTTCTTTTTCTATTCTTTGTTCTTCAGTTAGTGAGGTTTCATTTTCATTACCTTCGTACATACCTTCTTTACGAACAGGTCTTGGCATACCCATTCCCATGGATAGTTGCCAAACCATCTTATGAGTGAAGTGGAAAATTAAAGCAAAAACAACAGCATGTACGGCAGCAACGGTGAATTTACCGCCCTTTGGTGGTAATCTTACTAAAACAGCAGGAGTTAGCACAAAAAACAGAATAGCAGCGTAGAAAGTGACAGCCCAGTTCATTTTTTATATATAATACAAATATAATATATAATTTAAGATCAATACAAAAAATCAAAACCCCTAAATAATAGTTTAATAATTAACGAGCACCAGCACCTAGTTCTAATGGAACACGGCCTAAATCTGGTTCAATTGTACTGTTATTCCATGGTCCGATATCAGTCTTTGAGATGATAGGATCAGACCGTAATTGTAAGTTAGGATTACGTAAAGTTTGGCCAATGGTATCTAAACCAATGTGGTAACCAGCTTGTAAAAGGTCAGGCATCAAGATATCACCCTTATTCATAGCACTTGGGTTTAAGGCGGACCATTGACTATTTTGATCCTTTGGTAATAAATCCGATGGATTGGCGACAGGTTGTAGGGCGTATCCAGCGCCAGCTGATTGTTGTGCTGGAACGTTACTCATCGGTGCAGTAGGGACTGGAACAGCTCCGACGGCTTTCTCACCACTTGTAGAAACACCAGTGTCCATAGAGTCAAAAAATTGTGTTTTTGAGTTAGAATAGAAAAAGATAGCAAAAACAAGAAGCAGTAATAGAATTACATAAAGGGAGGTTTGATCTTTTGGTAAAATTTTCTTAATTGCACTAGCGATGTTTTCAAACATTCTTCTTATATAAACGGTTGATAAAATTATTTATTGTATTTGTTTAAAATAGTTTGTTTAAAAAATTGCTAAAATAGTTTGATTCAAGATTCTCAATATATTGAAAATACTATTCATTATCATTTTCTTCATCTAATTCTAAATCGCTTTCATCACTATCATCAATATCATCCAACATATAAGTATTTTTTATACGTTTAACTTCTAAATAAGCAGAAAGTGCTAAATCTCGGGCAACCTTCGCTTTTTGACGGGCTTCACGATACATTTCGTAATAAATATCATTACGTTTTTTAATTTGTATTTCGTCAGCCTTTTCCAATTCTTCTAAATTAAATTCGACTTCTTCAATACCGTCCGTTTCAATGGGCGGTATTTTGTCTAAATTATCTTGGAATGGATCGTTTTCAATGGTATTAGGTTGACTCTCAATTGTTTCATCCAATTGTGGTGTTTCTAGATGTATTTTTATTTCATTATCATTGACAATTGGTGACTGTGAATCCATGTTTTCTAAATATTCTGTTTCGATTGGTATATCAAGAGGGGTATCAACTACAATATCATTATTTGAAATAACAGGACTAGATACTATATGATCAATCGATGGTTTAGAATTCGATGATTTTGTTTTTATGATACATTTTTCGAACAAGTCTTGTGGTTTTAAAACCATCAATTGTTTCATTTCTAATTCGATTTGAAAACTACGAGTGGAACATTTGATACCTTGTACTTCCAAAATCGTCATAATATTCGTTTTATCATTAATATTTTCCATAGGTACTTCGTTCTCATTTTCATCATAAATTTTCAATCCGATTTTGCCTAAAACAGTAGATATATTTGTACGAGCAATATAAAACTTACCAGATTTGAATATTTTCAATGGTGATGTAAAGTAGTTCTCGATATCATGTAATTCCATATCACCATCGAACCATTTTTCGCGATTATTATAAATAAATTGTTGACAATTGTTCTCTAAATTTTCCATCCATTGAATAAAATTTTCGTCTTCGTTGGTGAAAATCAAATCAGTATAAAAACGTTTCCCTGCTTTTAAAATGCCTTGTCTAGTTTTACATTTAGGAGGTTGAATATAAAGTGGTCCATTATTTACTAAACATTTGATAAAATAATTACCTCCTGTAACGGGAGAAGGTTTAGTTAATACTAATTTATTGAAATCAAATGGTTCACTTGTATCATAAATTTCACTCATTTTATGATATTCATATAAAAATGTTCTCGTTTTTATACGAATAAACAGTTTTCGTTTGTATATTTTATTAAATGTATTAGTCTAAATCAAATAAAAATGAAAAATATAAGAGATACCTGTATAGATTTTTTCAAAAATGAAGATATTCGTAAGGATGTAAAAGAGATGTTAAAACCATTCGCTCAAATAATGTATAATGAATTATATTTGTATATCTGGGTAATTTGTTTTTATAATGTATTTTTGATTTTTATAGTTTTAGTAAATTTATTTTTATTACTAAAATTAATTAGAAAATCAAATATTATACAAATTACTTCTTTTGATATTTAGAGTGTTTTAGAAATAAAATCTATAAAATATGTATAGATATGACAAAACATAACAGAAAAAGTAACAGAAAAATGACCGGTTGTGGCAACAAAAGTATTTTTGGAGGCAATGGTGCTGCAGAATGGGGTGTCGCCAAATATGGTCAAAACCCACATTCTAGTGGTAATGGAAATTTAATAGCCATGAATGGTGGTGAGCCACTAAAACTAAAAGGTGGACAACAACAACAACAGCAACAACAACAGCAACTACAACAACAGCAACTACAACAACAACAACAAGACGGTGGACAACAAACTTCATGTCAACAAAAAGGCGGTAAAACTATTATTGGTGATTTGATAGTACCAGCTGGTTTATTATTTGCTAGTCAACGTATGTTAAGAAGATCTAAAAAGAAAGGTAACAAAAATTATAGAAGAAGTTCAAGACGTAATAGAAGATCACGTAGAAGACCTTAAAAACATTTAGACAAATATCAATAAATTATATTTTCTTTATATAATTTATATGGCAGAATCTTGGATAGAAGTGGTAAACCGCGTTTTCAAAGAAAATAGAGCAAAAAACCCAAAATTCAAATTAAAGCAAGCAATGAAATTAGCTAAAAAAGTATACAAAAAAACAGCAAAAAACTACAATGTAGAAAAAGATATTCGTAAATCTAAAAAGTACCACAAAGGAACACATAATTACAGAGATAATCGTAATCACAAGGGTACTCGTAAAAATAGATACAGATAGATATTTGTTTTTATTATCAAATAAAATAAAAACAAAAACATATTATAATAAATGAGTCAAATCGTTCCTATAAATCCTCAACAACAATTCATAGAAAATGTAAAAAAATGGGTTTTAATGGATTCTCAAATAAAAATCATAAACGAAAAAACCAAACAGATACGTGAAAACAAGCACCAACTTTCAGAATCCATCTGTGAATACATGAAAGATTCTAATTTATTGGATAACAAAATAGGAATAACGGATGGAGAACTTCGTGTTTATGAAAAAAAAGAATATTCCCCGCTTAGTTATACATATATAGAAAAATGTTTAGCTGAAATTATACATGATAAAAAACAATTAGATTATATAATCCAGTATTTGAAACAAAAAAGAGAAATAACAACTTCTTTGGATATAAAGAGAACCTACAAAAATTAGTTTTCAAAATCAAATAAATATACTTAAATATATATAAAACATGGAATTCGAGAACTCAATAGGAAAATACATATATAATGAATCTTTAAACATAGGAGGTTATCCAATGGTAGAGATATTACAAAAAGAAATTGATAAACAGAATTTATTGGGTGGTAAAACAAGCAATTCAGAATTAGGTGTATCAAAGTTTATTGATTTGATTATTCCAGCAGGATTATTATCATTTTCTAATGAATATTATAGCAAAGGTGGAGAAATTGGCGGGTCACTAGATAAAATAAAAATAAAAGAAAAGACAAACGGAACAGTAGATAACGAATTATTTAATAAAGTTTTTGATCTTATAACAAAATGTCCTGGTAATTCGAGAACAAGAAAAAATTTGGAAAAATTTGCAAAAAAAAATACAAAAAAACGAATTATAATAAAAAAATAATAAAATTTCGTAAAAATATTTGATTTTTACGAAAAACAAACCCTAATATTCAGACCATTTTGTTCTGTTATAAGAATTTACCTGTAATAATTTATCCGCATTTTGTTTCCAATATTCTACTTTTTTATCTAGCTTAATATCTTCAGGTGTTTTTGGTGATATCTCTTGTGCATTCATTCTACTGATGTCAGAAGGTGTGGGCTGTGGTTTCTTTCCGAAACAATTTACACCGAATTTCAAATTAGGATTTCCCATATATCCACCATTTATGCCTGGACGTCCACAATTATTTTTGCGTTTTTCGTCTTTTTGTAATTTCAACCATGTGGATTTTTGCGTAGGAAAATAAGCCATTTGATTATCAGACCAACCATAGTTACACCATTCAGCGCCATTTTTATATGCGTCTTCTAATTGATCATAAGTTGCTAATTTTGCACCATAAACTTTACATACACTTTGAGCATCATCATATGTATAGATATTGTTAGAAATATTAAAAACTTCATCGTGAATTATATTGTTAGAATTATCTATTTTTTTGTTAATTTTGTTGTTGGAATTATCCACAACAATATGATCATCTGGTAATGAATTCCAAAAATTATATAATAAAATATCTATAGGAATACCTAACATAAATCTAAAAAAATCAATAATACATATTATAATAAAAGTCAACCATCCGAAAGTCTCAAGAATAGATATAAAAATTGGTTTTATATTACGATCAGTTGGAACTCTAAATAAATAAATAATCAAATATAATACAACTAAAAATAAAAAGGATGTTATTATAGATGAAGGATTCATCAAATATACTAAATAATTATTGATAGAATTACTGAATGTGTTCTTAGTGGTTTCTGAATTTGAAGAATATAGATATGATATTATTACAACCAATAAAAGTATAAAAAACATAAAATCTAACATGCGGCTTAGTTTAAGTTCGAAACCAGAATTATCCCCGCCTTTATTAAAGAAAATTCCTAACATGAAATAAATAAAAATATATATGCCTAAAAATAATAATAAATAAAAAAAGGACGTTTTGTTGAAAATGTTATTGAATAAATCTTCCCAAGTATATCCATGATTCGATGAACTTTTCGTATTAGAATCTGTATTACTTGAATGTTTTGTATTGTTATTATTATTAGTAGTTTTTACCTTATTAGATGAACTATCATGTATTTCACGCATTTTGTCAGCATATTTTGTTTTACTGTCAGTATATGGTTCAAACATATTGATTCTATTATATTATAATAAGGTATTTTTTTTACGATAAAATAAACAGTATGCCAAAGGAGATACTATTTTTTCCACATTATCGACTACTTCTACATTACTATCATTGAAATGTAACCATTTATTCTCAGCATTTTTTACAAATGCGGTGTAATGACCTCCCATAACACCACCTGAATGATTACATACACCATATAAATCATATATATACGTATTAGCAGAATAACCACGTACATACTTTGTCAAATCGAGATTTTCGAGTGGAAAGTCGATCATTGTATTGATTCTATGCATACCGTCGGGTGTAAATCGTTTCAAAGCAATAACTAAAACATTCGGGAAATTCCAAAATGTGATTTGTTTTTTGATATCTTCTTTCTGTCCATTTTGTTCATTGAACCATGAATTCTCACCTTCTAGTAGCTCAGGTTTTGTATACATATTGAAACATTCATATATATTGTTAGCCAATAAAATTTCGTCCATAACGGGAAGGTCTAAAATAAAATATGTTTCCGGCTTCATAACATGACATTTACCAGTATCTTTAGAAATAATCTCAGACACATAAATACCATAAAAAATATTCATAATTTCGGAATAATCCTTTTCATATATTGTTTTCAACATTTTGTAACATACAACTGCCATTTCATCCTTATCGGTTTGTTTATTACCATTGATTTTCATATTTACGCCACGAGAAATACTATTATGAATACAATCAATAAAAAACAATAAAAATTCAGGCATGTCATTTTGTGCCCAACCAGTGAAAATATCCTTGTTTTTGATGGATGCGATTTGTTGTACATTTATTACGAAACGTCGCGGGGTAACTACACCGTTACCACTCCACATTACATTACGTAGGTCATCCCATTCAGTCAATATATTCGAATCAGGTATATCTCTTTTTAAATTGTATTTTTTCATATCTAAAAAATGATTCAATTCATAAGTATGATTCATTACCTGAATACATGAGTTTAGGAAACATGTATTACCAAGGTTCTCTAACCCAGTCATACCTTTATTATGATATTTAGTCAAGTCCATTATTTTAGTTTTATTTATTTAAATTATAATATAATATATAGAGTTATCTTTATATTATATTATCTATATGGATAATCGAAATACAATTTCAAATACATTACAAAATATAATAGATGAAATAATAAATGAAAATCCGAGAACTCAACGACAATATAATAGAAATTATCAAAATGATAATTTGGCTATTATTCAATTATTGAGAGAAGTATTACATTCACATGATGATCGTATGAGGGAATATTCGGAAAACATGATGGTTATTTTGCAAATTTTATCTTTGTTGGTTCAACGGCAATATTATTCGAGAACTTATGTAGATCCAGTATACGATTATACAAATCGTAGAGAACAACCGAATCAATCAACTCAATCTAATAGTAGACGCAATACTAACAGAAGGAGTGAAATACCAAGACCTGCAGCGAGAACAAGAGAAAATAATTATCAATCTCAGATATTATCATATGTTATTTATCCATTTCTGGATTTATCTGGAAGTATTTTGAATCAAACGCGCTATCAGGATGTAGTTGTATATCCTACTGGACAACAAATCAATAATGCTACTAGAATGTTTAGATATGACGAAACAATTGAACTGATAAACCATAGATGCCCAATTAGTTTGGCGGATTTTGAAGAAGGAGAAGATATTCGACAAATCATTTATTGTGGTCATTGTTTTTGTGAAGATTCGATACAGAATTGGTTTCGAACAAATGTGCGATGTCCAGTTTGTAGATATGATATTCGTGACTATTCTGTTCCAAACAATATTGATGCATCTTTGAATACGCCAACTAGTCCAAACACACCAACCCCACCAAACAATAGAAATATCAATCATAATTTGAACAATTTGAATCATATATTTGATGGTATAAGTACAAATTTGACTAACATACTTACTAATTATTTAGATAATGAATTCGGTCAAACAAATGAACTGTCATATACGTTCGAGTTTCCGATTATGTATGGTGATTTATCTGGAAATAACAGAGTTTAGAATATAATATAACATAATAATATAACATAACAATATAATGTCTAAAACAACAACACCAAAAAATAATAATAATTCTATAAAGTTTCACCCTTATGATTTTAACCCTCATGGTAAAAAATCTAATATGCATTTATCTTTTAATGAAGAGTTATTTCCGGAAAATGAAGATAATAATAATATTCCGGAAAATGAAGATAATAATAATATTCCGGAAAATGAGGAAAATAAAAATATAGTTTATTTAGTAGCTTTATGTCATGGTGATTTCGATTTTTATTTTGATGATGATGATGATGATGATGGTAAAGAAGATGATGATGATGATAATTTGAATAATTATTCATATGATTTTATAGAAATTCCAGAACAATTAGAATATTTCAATAAAATAACATTTGCTCCTTTGGGATTTAATAATATTGTAACTAGCCGTCATTTGACATCGGTAAAAACATCTATTGCAAAATTAATTGAAAAACATGTTGCTGAATCTGGTAAACCATTAGTGCATACAGAATTAAGAGAAAGCTTACCTCGTGTAGATAACATGTTAACCCTTCATGAAGAAATATTTTGCGATTATTTAAAAAAAAAAGAGCTTGATGAACGTAAGACAAAGATAAAATGTGATTTGATTTCTTTAAAAAAAATGAGTGAATATTTATATAAAAGTGTAGTATACGAAAAAGATAAAAACAACATTAATTTTATCAATAAAACTTTTGAAACTGATAAAATAGATCCAGAAATGAATATTTATATAGTATATGCTAAAGGAGGGAACGGGAAGTTAGTTAAAGGTGATAAAATTTTAGGTAGCAAAGCATATTTGGATTATTTAAGAAATAAGAAAATAGATTTAAGAAATAAGAAAATAGAAGAGAGAATATCATGGTTGGACGATTTTAAAAGCAAATATAGTACAGAAGAATATGAAGAAAGAATTGAAACAATTAAGAAAAAAGTATATGAAGAAACAGATGAAGAAACAGAGAACACAAATAAAATTACAACAGAAGATTTATTGGGGTTGGCTGTAAGTCTTGGTTTCAGAAGAGTTATTGCTCTTGATTATTCATGTAATGGTTGTTCAACTCAATCTGGTAAAATAGTTTCAAGAAAATTAGTAATAAAACTAAGAGAAGAAATTGAAAAAGGTATGATAGGACAAGGTATTCATAAAAAGTTGAAAAAAACTAAAAAACGTATATCTCGTAAATTACAAAAATCAAAAAAGAATCAAAAAAGAATCAAAAAATATAAAAAAAATTAGTTAAAATGTATATTTTACAGTGTTAAAGATTTCAAATCTGCACTGGTATAAATTTTGTTTTCATCTATATAACATAATTTCAATTAGGTCTGAAGAACATATTAAGAGTCTGAATGCCATGCTTTTTGTTGTATATTTTATCAAGCACATCATCGAATAATATTGTTTTTATTTTGGCAGAACAATATTTTTCCTTCTTTTTCATAAAGATTTCTATATCAGGAAATTCATCGAACAATTGTTGCATATCCTTTTTATAATTTTTTAGTTCACGTTTGTTGTTTTGTTTTTCCCATATATTTACCAAAGCCAAACCAAACAACTGTTGTAATGGTTTCATCAATTGATTCGTAATATAATGATTATAATCTATTTGTAGGTTGTTTTGTAAAATAAATTCCGGAGTTTCTATTTTTTCACCTTGTAATGGTTTTTTTCCATTTGTTTCAGCACATACAAAATGAACGAATTTCATACGATCACCCGGTTTTGGTTTGTTCCCCGGGTCTCTTTTCGCAATACGGTCTGCTAATACTTTATGAGCTATTGTTGCTGGATTTTTATAGTCGCTACGGAGTGCTTTGGTAATCATTAGTTTATCCATGGGCACTTTACCTTCAACGAGTTCATTAAGACATTGATTTAAATATTCAATAGATGCATCGATCGAGTTCGTACGTTTGGTATCCATCAATATTTTTAGAATACCGCCATATACATCCTTCAAATAATCACATGAATCCCGACGTTTCAATGAAAGTCCCATAAATTTCAATTTACCCTTATTAGGATCGGTCTCATAGAGCATTCCAACATATCGTTTTTTAGAAAGCAAAATAAATGGCATCAATGTCTTTTCATAAGTTAGTTCCATCGGTGGTTTCAAATATCTGGTACATAAATCGGCAACATCCTGTGCTATTTCAATGGTTGCTTCTAAGGCGGGTTTACCACGAATTTTTTCTCCTGTGTTCGGATTTTCCAAATTGAATGTAAAGAATACACTATCCGTGTTATGGACAATTATATTACCGACGCCGGCAGCAAAATGATGATTTTCAGTTGTTAGATCATATACATATCCGGAGTATTCTATTTCATGCATTTTTTTTATTGCAATTGGATTCTTGCGTTGTGATTTCTTTGTCATTGTAACGCGATATATATCTGGTTTATCTTTACGTGTATTTATCGACGTTTTCCAACCTAAGCTTGAAGCTAACCAACATGCATGTGCGGCACTAATTTGATTTTTCTGGTCAATACGAAAATAACCATCAGCATCATACAACCCCATTATTTCTGCTTGTTCTTTTGTGATATTAGAATCAACATCAACAGTTGGTAAATTATGATGTAATAATTCTGTTCCAATTGTAACATTTTTTGGTGATATTTCTATACCATCTGATTTGATCAAAGAGTGATCATCTGTTACATCTACTAATCCTGTATGTGTTAAAATGCGAATCATCTTTTTATGAGGTGCCAATACATGTCGAATAACCCTATATAATCTTGTCCATCCATGTTCAGTCCATGTTTCAATTCCTTCTAATTCACATACTTCTTTGTCTTGTTTGCCTTCTTCTAAACAACGACTCCATACACCATTACCATACTTTTCAAATAATTGATCAATACAGCAAATATCAACAATTCCATTTTTACGAACATATACAGGTGTGTAATTAGCAACACTATCGCCATATACATATTCTGCCAAACACTTTACAGGTCCATGGCAAGCGGTCTCATAAACCAGATTTCCATATACTTCCTCAATCATACGTTTTGCATAGGTAATCATCATACGACCCGTCGCAGTAGTTGCGGCTGCTACATCTTTCTCATAAAATGTCGATGTCCTTGATCCACATTGACCATAAAGAGAATTCGCTGTTACTTTGTATCCAAGTTGGCGTTTGTCCAAAATATTCTGCATAAACGGATCTTTCGTAGTTTTTATCATTTTACGAGTATCAGCACGGGCTTTCAATAGCTCCTCCAAAATAGATGGCATAATACCTTTTTTATTGTTTGGAAATTGAGCCCACCTACAAACTATTTTACCTGCTTTTGTTTTTTCAGCACGAGATGTAGGTGTTTTACGAATATATTTATATGTATCAAATTCCATATCAATATAGTAATATCCAGGAATGTTGTCATATATAAAATTACCAGAACTATCCATTTCACCAGTGACCTTGATTATATCCCCTTTAAGATTGTATTCTTTTGACCAAACCTTACTATCATGTGAATAGTTTTGACTAATCATAGAAGATGGATACAAAGATGCATAATCTACACATGCAACCGGATTATCCATATACATTGCACACTTAGGTGGTAATACAATTGCACCCTCATATCCGTCTGCATCACCGGTTTTATCGAGATCCGGCATTAATGTATCTTTTTCTCTACATTTTTTAGCAACATAACTAGTGAGTTTGATTCCCTGTCCACGAAATACTAAGAAACTAATCGGCACACTACAAATACTAGACATTTCTACGTACCCGGTGATTACATCGATTTTGTTCATCAAATGATGAACCAGGTTACAATCCTGAATACAGTATTTTGCGACCCTTGCACGATCACTAGCAGAACCGTTTGATAATCTAAATATATCTTGTGGCGTGACATCATCTTTTGCCATGGTCCATTTTATTGGCTTTGAACTATCTATATGTTCATGTCCTCCAATAATAATAACATTGTATTTAGTTTTTGTTTCTACATCTTCATAATCACGTATTATATCTAAAACACGGAATTTTTTTCCATCTTTATAATAATCCGAAGTAAATCCAACAAAACCGATATGAATATAATCATCTTTATGAAGACCCATCAAATTCTGACTGTATAATTCGGTAACATCACCATAGGTGTCATGATTTGTACATACAAATTTTTTAACGTTATCACTGATAAATTCTCCAGCAACGTCGTCTAATTTATAGGACGCCAGATTGAAATCACGTCTAAAATAAGCATACATATCTATCTGTAAACGTCCAGTCATTTTGAAATATCGTAAATCATATTCACCGCTAGCAATTGCCATTTTCGTATTTTCGATTGATAGACTCGTAGGGTCATCATAAGACGATTTCGCACATAATTCATTAATTTTACGCGATAATAACAAAAACTCACGTTCACATTCATTTTCCTGTGAACGTCGAAACAAAAACTCATAATCAAACCCAAAAATATTATATCCGATGATAATATCGGGATTTTCTTTTTGTATCAACTCGGTCCAATTCAATAATAGTTCTTTTTCTGTTTTAGTAGTTTCAATAACCGCACCATCGACCTGATCACAACTACCTACTACTAAACAATGATTCAAATAAGGTTCAGTTTCACCATATCTTAAAAATGTAGAACCAATAAATGTTACCTTATCACCTTCTAATTGTGGAAACAACAACGTCATAACATCATTCAAAATTTGTATTTTCTCATCACGATTCAAATTCTGATCAGTCAATACATCAATAACAGTTGTGTTTTTTTCAATATGTATGTTTTGTTTGTTGGATTGTTGTTTGAATGGTTTTGTTGGTTCATCCATCGTACAATCATCATCATTTTCCTTGTCCCCACTATCATCTGTATTTTGAAAATGATTTTCCTTCATTTTATCAAACATATTATCAATAGTTAATATCTTACTGTTATCTTCTTCTGTATTTGCCTTTTTTGCAGCATCGATCGATTTGTTCAACAATATATCGACAAGTTTTGTGATTTTTTCTTTTGATTGAGACTTTTTCGGATATACTGTATCAACATCATCATATTTAGTATGGCCAAATGCAGCTAAAATAATCTTGGTCAATAATTTGGATAATAATTTCATATCTTTTGTAGTAACAATTTTTGTTATAAATATATCTACAATATTACTAGCAAGCCGTTTATAAGTTTTTACGGGGACAGGAAAATCACCATGACTACTACTAGCCTCAATATCAAAACTACATATTTTATAAGGAACTCTGGTTTCTTTTTCGCTATCAGGAAGTAATTCGTTCAAAGGACATATACATTCATAATCACATGTAGTTGATTTATTTTGGATCTTTATGACACGATTTGTATAGAAAGAAACCCAACCAGAAGGACTTATATTACGAATATGAAAATACCTCAAAAGAGGAGGAATATTACTTTCATATAATTCTAATGATATACCTTTGAATTTGTAATCAACACGACGTCTTTCTGAACGTGTTGTTTCATCATTTGAATCATGTTTAGCATAGGAATACCAAAGGTTTTTAGTTTTGTTCATTACAATAGTGTTTTTAAATACAATTTTTATAAATTTATGTTTTTTACCGCCACTAAAACCATATAATTTATAATGATCTACCAATTCATATGAAACGATAGAATCATGATGAAATTTGTTTATTTTTTTTTTGATGTCAGTCAAAAGACATTCCATTGTATAATGATCCCAATTCTTACCAACCTTGATATAAAAGAATGGTTGAAAATCTTGTATAAATATACAACATGTTTCACCTTTTTCATTGATACCAAACATTTGTATAACAAATTGTTGATTATTCGTTTGTTGGGTTTCTTCATCACTATTATCATTATCCGAATTCTCTTTAGTTGTTTCGTCTAATACATGGAAATCGAATAATCGAAATGACTTCTTAACACACGGTTTTTTACTTGATTTCATATTAGTATTATTGTTTTATGTTTAATTAATTTTTATTTATTGTATGTCATTCAATTTTTTACAATAAAAAAATGTATATTTTTTGTATATTTATACTTGTTAAGCAATAGGAATATTGCCAACACTGTCATTATCATTATTTATGGATTGTTGTGGTTCTACAGATACTTCTAAAGTATCTTGAAATGGATTATTTACCTGAATTATCGAATCTAAAATATTGGTATGATTGTCTGTATCAATTATACCATTGGTAAAATTAGTATTATCATTATGAATTTTTCTTATATCAAAACAAAACAAAGCATATATTATTTTAGATACAAACCATAAAACTACGAATCCAAAGCCAAATATTACTAAAAGGCTAATCATACATTGAAACGACCTATCATTATAAAACGCCATATTATTTTTTATAATAACCAATATTATAAAAAAATATATTCAATTTTTTTTACCATAGCTTGAACATATTAAATGATTTACATGATTTACAGTTTTTTTTCGAGGGTTTTCTCATTTGTTTTCTAGTTTTGCCGCCTACATGTCTATTTACTTCACTAGCAACCCATCCTCCAATTTGTTCTGCAGTTCGTTCACCTTCATATTTTTGTATTTGTCCACCTTTTATTAAAAATATAGTAGGATAACCTTCCACTTGTATTTTTTGTTTTATCATATTCTCATATTTTGGTAATTCTTTATTCACATACTCACTCTCAATTTTGACTATTTTACAATTTGAACTAAGCTTTGGATTATTTTTAATATTATGTTCCATTTTATTCCACTCAGGCATTAAATGTTGACAATGTCCGCACCAATTAGCATGAACTAAACATACTACAACTTGTTTTGAAGCATTAAAAATTTTATGGTGTATCCTTTTGTGGTGCGGTTTTTTATGTGATTTGTTATATGGCCTTTTTTTTTCTACTCTACCGGCTGTAATCATATATATTATATAAATAAAATAATACTTTACTAAATAATATATCCAAAATATATATTCGAAGTATATAATATAAAATGGGAAAAATTAAGATGTTATTCATATTATTTTTATTAATTGTATTTTTAGCTGGAATGTACACAACTACTAATTTACATAATATATTTGGTATAGAAAACATGGAAAATCATGTTACAGACAATAGTGGTAATAGTTGTCCAGATTTATTAGTACAAAAAGGAAAAGTGCTTGTTTTGTATAATACTAAACAGCCGATAATAGAAGGAAAAAATCCTATACCATTTTTTAATTTAGATGAATATATACATTATTTAGAAATACAACGCGAAAAAGGTATAAATTGTCCTGTATTATATTTACAACAAGAAAATGATGCACAGGGTAAAGATGTATACCGTGTTAGACCTAGTCCTTTTGATCTACAAGGTGGTCTACCATCAATGTCGAATATTAATAATCAAAGTATACAAAATATTCAAAACACTAATAACGACACAGGTGTATACAAAAAAATAGATGCTTCTAGAGAAAATACACCATATAACAAAAATCAACATTTTGGATTTGATCCTTATGGACAAGACGTTGGTTTATACACAGAAGTGGATAAACTACATGATTCAACAGAAATGAATAAAATAAGCGATAACCCAATGGATTCAAATTGGGCAGGCATTACATATACACAACAAATGATCGATAGTGGTAAATATGTAGATAATTATGTTAATAAACCAGTTTTGTTTCAACCCAAAGTTGCATTTGAACCATCTGTAAAGGGTCCATTTCCATTACCCAAAGATGAATTATAAAATATGTGAAAAATAATATATAATATATACTATATATTACTAACAATGGAACATATTAGCCGTTTTTCTAAGTTTTTATCAAAGATATGTTGTAATAACACCAATTGTGTTGAAACAAAAAATGGATTTCAAAAATGTAATGATGATTTTAGTCAAGAACAAACAAATGATATTGAATTGAATAAATCAGTACATATTGATAATAATATAACAAACGAACATGATATATTTGAACCATATGAATCGTCTGATCCATCTGAGACAGATGAATTAAAAGATCCAATCAATGTAGACGATTTTGATGAATATCATAATAACGAACTTACTGATAGTGATGATGAATTTACTAATGTTGTTATTCAACAATGTGAATAGATTATTTGGAACAACCTAAATATTCATATCCATCAACAACCGTACAATAATAGTAAATATAGCCGCATGAATACCAAAGCCTAATAAAGTAGGACATCCATCTTTACTAGCAATAGCACCTACGAAATTAGATAATAATTTATTTACCAATTTGTATGTCCATGGGTTGAATAAAATCAATAAAAGAATAGTAGTATAAATAGTATATCTCCATTTGTCTCCAGAAGTAGCATGTTTGTCGCATGGTGGTTTTTGTTGTGGTTGTTTGGCTAAATTATCCATTATATATATAGTCTATAATAAAAATCTCCGAATATTATCTAAACAACTTTTCGATATTTTACGCGTTTTTCCATTAGATTCAGTTGTAATGTTCTCGATACATTGAGGATTTTTTTTCAATTCATCAATAAATTGAGAAAACCCGTTGAAATTCTTCATAATAGCCATTGCAGTTGTAGAACTTATTCCCGGTATTTGACATAATATTATTTCACCTATATTTTCAGGTGTAATATTATCCTTTTTTACTTTTTTAACAACCGAACAATATTGAGAACTTGTTATTGTTGTATTAATAGCATTAATATTGTTAGATAGATCAATCGTATTTTCCAGGTTTTCAATAGTATTATTTTGTGATTTATAATACGACTGTTTACCCTTCAATAAATCACGATCTATTTTATCAGCCATTGCTAATATAAATTCTGCGGTTTCATTTGTAGATGACGTGCGAATTAAACTGAACCCTTTGAAATATTGTAAGGATGTCATTGAAGATAAAATAATCTTTTTGTCGTTTGGATTGTACAATTGTGAGAACATTCCCTCCAATAAATAAAAAATCGAATGTGGTGGTAATTCACTTGAATTCAAAAGACGATATGATTGTTCTTCATATCGCCCGTCTTTGATGGATGATAACAAATCGGAAAAACTCTTTCGTTCTATTAACAAAATATCCTGGTCGTCATTGGTTTTGAAATAAATATCTCCTAATGGGAGAACTTCCCTGGATAAAACAACATTTTTATATTGATTTGACAACAAAATACATTTTTCATAAAGCGAATGTTCTCGTTCATCGATTATAATTTTCATTATGGTACAACAATATAGTATTTTATATGAAGTTACTATATTGTTTCAAAAATATATAAATTTATACAACTCTGAAATATGTATTAGGAGTATAGGTTGATCCAATTGGGCGACTTTGGTTGGCATTAGGGAAAAGATTGATTTGCATTTTTGTTATTGTGCAACAATTACCATTAACTGGATCAGTTGAATGTAAAAAGATTGATACCCAGGTATCACGACCTATCTGATAAGGAAAACCTGCTTTCTTTGATCCACCACCTTGATCTTGAGTAGTGTATACACTACTACCCATTTGAGCTCTACTAGATGAACGAAAAGGATTAGTCATTATATTATCAATATATATATACTAAATATTTTTTTGCATAATAAAATATATTTTAAAATAATATAAAAACTTTTTATGATATTAAATTAGATTGTATTCATCTTATTTATAGAATAACATGAATATAGATGAAGATATACGTGTTGAAAAGAATTCTCAAGGTATTGATACATATATTTTTGATCCTTATAATCCCCTAAATAAACAAATAACCGATAAGGAAATACAACAAATATTGATCAACTATGGAATCAATGTTCCTATACATAATTTTGAACTATACAGACGTGCATTTATTCATCGTTCATATATAAAAAGACCTAACATCGAAAATGATATTAATAATATTATTATTGTTCCTAAACCTAACGATTGTCTTCCTTTATATACAAAATCGAATGAACGATTAGAATTTGTGGGTGATGGTGTATTAGAATGTATTACTAAATATTATTTGTATAGACGTTTTCCTAAAGAAAATGAGGGGTTTATGACAGAGAAAAAGATCGCACTTGTCAAAAACGAATCGATTGGTAAAATGGCATATGAGATGGGATTACATAAATGGTTTATTTTATCAAAACATGCTGAGGGTAAACAAATTCGTATCAATTTGAAAAAATTGGGATGTCTATTTGAATCGTTCATTGGTGCAATGTTTTTAGATTTCAATAAAATAAGTGTTCATGATGATGACGGATGGTTTGAAAATGTTTTTGTTACTGGTCCTGGATTCCAGATGGTACAGATTTTTGTAGAAAATGTATTTGAAAAACACGTAGATTGGATTAATTTGATAAAAAACGATGATAACTTCAAAAATATTTTACAAGTAAAAATACAAAAAGAATTCAAAGTAACACCGGATTACTTGGAAGTGGAAGAATATAATCAAGATACTGGTTATCATATGGGGGTTTATTTATGTTTGGGACAACCTATCCATGATGTGATTCCATCACAATCCATTCCAATACAAAAATTCAAATCACATTATGAAATCCATCAATATATGTCACAACATAACAAGATCTTTGTATTTTTAGGTGAAGGTATTCATAAAATAAAGAAAAAAGCGGAGCAAATTGCATGTGATACGGCAATCCGTAATTTAAATGGTTTTTGAATGATTATAAAAAAGTATTTAGATGATAATTTTGTATTTATAATATAAGAAATGATTGAATTCTTTTATTATGATACACTGTCATCAGACGACAAAAAAAGATATGATATTTGGGAATAAATATAACAATATAAACTAATATTACAATTGTTACCAATAACGGTGTAATTGTGATTACTGATTATATACATGACTGCATATTTAGTATATGAATTATTATATACTAAATGAAAAAAAATAAAATATATCAAAAAAACTATACTTTGTTAACTAGTATACTTGTACTTGTATTAATATATTATACAAAAGAAGAATATGAAGATTATAAAATTTCCATGAAAACCCGCACATTATCTAAAGACGGATTTGTAGTATTATATAACTCAAAATACGCATTGAACACAACTCATACTCCCTGCTATAAATTACATAATGATGTATTGAATTTATTACCACCGGGTTATGTTTTCATAGATTACATTTATGAGATCAATAATGTAGCATTATCAACCTTTCATAGAGACGTTACATCGAGTAAACATATTTATAATACAAATCATACAGTATATACTTTGATTTTATACAAATACGATGGTGAATTATTGTCATTATGTCCGGGTAGTAATCAAACATATCCTTTTGTATTTTCAAGAATTTTAAATATAGATGGTAAATCAGGTACAGCGTTTTTATTCGACTGTGACATTTTGCATGCAGGTAGAATAAATGAATGTAAAGATAGAAAAGTAATACAGTACAAAATATGTCACAAAGATGATTTAGAAAAACTAAAATCATTATCAGGTGTTCACAAAGAAAAAACAGAGCAATGTATCAATAATTTGTATGGAAAAATAAAGAGAAAACTTAGTTATTTTTTTGAAATGCCTATCAATTATTTTGCATATCCATTGATGATCAAAAAAGAAAACGATAATAATATGACAAAACTTGTGCAATCATTTATACCTGTTGATTTTTACAATAATGATTAAAATTGTAAAAAGATTCTATTATTTATATAAATATAATATAAATAAATAAAAGAAATATATCAAATGGATAAAAATGTGTTTCAACCTTTAGTCGTATTAGAAAAAAAACCCATTGCAAAAAAATTCGAAGAAGTTCGTGTTGCATTTGTGAAACCAATCGAAGAGTCTATTGATGAACCAGGAGAACCAAATGAAGAACCTAGTGAACCAACTGAAAACAATGTAAATCCCGTTGAAAGTTCTCAAATGATAGAAATTTTAGATAGAAGAAAAACTAGTCGTTTAGATAGAAAATTAATTATGAATCGATTAAAAAACAAGAGAGCTACAAAAAACACATTAGAAGCGTCACCAATGATGGAACCAACTATTATAGAACCACCTATGCCAATAAAAACTGGTGAAAAACTAGTTATAAAACCCAAATTAAGAGTGAAACCTGCCGAGCCTTCCATTCCTATAACCGAAACAACTGAAATTGTTCCATTAATTGAGCCAGTAGAAGAACAGCGAAAAATCGAGGAAAATGTCATTGAAGAAGAAACAATACAAATCATAAAAGAAGCCAATAACAAAAAACCTAAACGTGGTAAAAAAACCAAAAAACAAGAACCGATCGAAGAAATGCCAGAAGTGGATATAACTACAGCAACAATACGGAATCAGAAAGTTCTCGACAGACTTCCAAAAGAAAAAGAAAAAATCATTATCAAAGCATCTTCTTATTATATGAATAATCGTAAGTTGTTTGTTCAGAAACTAACAGAATTATTTGAACCTTATAAAAAAGAACTAATAGAAACACAAGAAACTGCATCATGTGAATCACGTTCTCAAAATGAGAATTTTGATTTGTTAACACATCAAAAAATTGTCCGTGATTATTTGAATTTATATAGCCCTTACCGTGGGCTTCTGCTGTACCATGGGTTGGGATCAGGCAAATGTCATAAAAAGGACACACCAATTATGTTGGCAGATGGTTCAATAAAATTAGTTCAAGATATTCAAGTGGGTGATTTTTTGATGGGAGATGATTCAAAACCAAGGACAGTTCTCTCTTTAGCAAGAGGTAGAGATAAAATGTATGATATTATTCCAGTCAAGGGAGAAAAATATACTGTTAATCAAGAGCATATATTATGTTTACGTGCATCTGGGTTTCCAAAATTATCAAAAAATAATCATAAATCAAATACAAATTATAATATTCAATGGTTAGAAAATAATGAATTTCAATCGAAAACATTTACATTTAATCAAGAAAATGAGATGGAAATGAAAATGGCTGCCGAAAAATTCTATGAAAACATAAAACTAAACAAAGATACAAACGATAATGTTTATGAAATCCCAGTAAAAGATTATTTGAAACTATCAAACAAAAAAAAAGCTTTTTTGAAAGGTTATAGGGTAGGTATTGATTTTGAAGATAAAGATATACCAATAGACCCATATATGATTGGATATTGGTTAGGTGATGGTACATCAAGAGGATCTGAAATAACCAGCCAAGATTCAACTGTATTATATTATTTAGCAAATAATTTACCAAAATACAACTTATCTTTGTTGTATCGTAGTAATTACACATATGGTATTACTGGAAACGGTAAACATAACAATAATATTTTTTTGAATACATTGAAAGATCTAAATATGATCAACAACAAACATATTCCTATCATCTATAAATGTAATTCGAGAGAAAATAGATTGAAATTATTAGCAGGTTTGATAGATAGTGATGGCTGTTTAGATAATGGTGGTTTTGAATTCACTCAAAAAAATGAAACACTTATGGATGATGTTATTTATTTAGCTAGAAGTTTAGGGTTTTCTTGTTATAAATCTCTTAAAAAAACGACTTGGACATCTAATGGAGAAAAAAAATATGGGACAACATGGAGGACACATATAAGTGGTGAAGGTATTGAAGAAATACCAACCAAAATCCCTCGTAAGAAAGCCCAATCTAGAAAACAAAAAAAGGATGTTTTAGTTACAGGAATAAAGGTCGAATACGTGAACGAAGATGATTATTATGGGTTTATGTTAGATGGAAACTGTAGATATGTAATGGGTGATTTTACAGTTACTCATAATACTTGCACCAGTATTGCTATCGCGGAAGGAATGAAATCAAATAAACGTGTTTTTGTTTTAACTCCAGCGGCTTTAAAAATGAATTTTTTCAGTGAAATGAAGAAGTGTGGTGATTCTTTGTACAAAAAAAATCAATTCTGGGAATTCGTGTCAATAGACGGAAAACCCGAATATTTGGGTATTTTATCACGTGCTCTTTCATTACCAATTGATTTCATACGCAAACAAAATGGTGCATGGTTAGTGAATGTACAAAAACCATCAAACTATACGGAATTAGATCCATCACAACAATTGGATATAGATACACAATTAAATGAAATGATCCGTAGTAAATACACAGACATCAATTATAATGGTTTGCGTCCAAACAAAATGAAAATCTTGACAAGTAACTTTACAAAGAATCCGTTTGATAATTCGGTGGTTCTCATAGATGAGGCACATAATTTCGTAAGTCGTATTGTGAATAAAATTAAAAAACCAAATTCGATACCTTATATGTTGTATGACTATTTAATGAATGCATCCAATGCGCGTATTGTATTATTATCGGGTACACCTATTATCAATTATCCGAATGAAATTGGTATATTATATAATATTTTACGTGGATATTTGAAGACATGGACTATTCCAGCTGTGTGGGAAAAAGCCGATAAAATAAATACAGATACTATTTTGAAAATTCTAGACGATGGTAATTTGAAAACATTCGATTATGTAGAATACGCTGACAATAAAATAACCATTACTAGAAATCCATTTGGGTTTATCAATACTAAAAAAAAGGGAACTCTCAAAGGAACAAAAAAAATTCCAAAAATTAAAGCGGGTGGTAAAAATAGTACCAAAAAATCAAAGGAATCATCACACGAAGGTGGTAGTGGGGATGTATTCAAACGCTATGATGGTGTAACCCTGGATGATGCCGGTAATTTGACAGATGATGCATTTATAAACAAACTGCAAACTATTTTGAAAAAGAGTGATATAACTATACGTGGTAGTATAGAGCTCAATAAATACAAGGCTTTACCAGATGATGCTGAAGAATTTTTAAATATGTTTGTCAATACAGATACCGGCGATATAAAAGAATCCAATTTATTACAACGACGCATATTAGGATTGACATCTTATTTCCGTAGTGCTCAAGAGCAGTTGTTACCAAGATTTGTCAAAACACCCGAAGGTGATACTTATTATATCATAAAATGCGAAATGACACAACATCAATATGGTATTTATGAAAAAATAAGAAAAGAAGAAGCGGATAGAGAGAAAAAATCGAAAAAAAATAGAATTAAAAACCTACAAAAAAAGAACACAGAAGAATTATTTAATATATCGTCTACTTATCGTATATTTTCAAGAGCTTGTTGTAATTTCGCATTTCCATCGGGTATTGATAGACCATTACCAAATCCAAAAAAAACAAATGCCGAAGGTGAACAAACGGAAGAAATAAATGAATTGGATTTTGATGCTGTTCCAAAGGAATTACGTCAAGAAGTCGATGTTTATTCTGTTACAGAAGAACAAGAAGATATTGATAGTGTTCCTAATACTGGGGTTGATCAAGATGTATTAAATTATGAAAAACGTATAGAAAAAGCAATGGCAGATCTGAGTAAAAAAATCGAAAATACCAACGAATCAGAATATTTATCGAAAGACGCTCTTGGTACATATAGTCCAAAATTTGCCAAAGTATTAGAAAATATTACCAATCCAGAAAATGATGGACTACATTTATTATATAGTCATTTCCGTACTATAGAAGGCATTGGTATATTAAGATTGATTTTATTAGAAAATGGATTTGCAGAATTCAAAATCAAAAAAATAGGTGAAAATTGGGATATAGTCGACACCATCGAAGATGAAGGTAAACCCAGATTTGTATTATATACTGGAACAGAGAGCCCCGAAGAAAAGGAAATAATACGTAATATTTATAATAGTATGTGGGATTTCGTTCCTGGAAATATCGTAACAAAATTAAAACAACAAGCAGAAAACAATAATTACGGAGAAATTATCAAGGTATTTATGATTACTTCATCTGGTGCAGAGGGTATCAATCTAAGAAACACGCGTTTTGTACATATTATAGAGCCTTATTGGCACATGGTACGTGTAGACCAAGTGGTAGGACGTGCAAGACGTATTTGTAGTCATCAGGATTTACCAGAAGACAAACGTACTGTAAAGGTATATTTATATGTTACTACATTTAGTGAAGCTCAAAAAACGGATGAAAAAAATGTTGAATTACGTATTCGCGATGTTAGTCGTATTGATAAAAAGACGCCGATTACTACAGATGAAAATTTATACGAAATTGCTAGTTTGAAACAACGTATCAATAATCAAATATTAAGAGCTGTCAAAGAAAGTGCGATAGATTGTAATATTTATTCGGTATTATCTAAAAAGGATGATCCAGATAGTGAAAAATTAGTATGTTATGGATTTGGAAAAGTAGAATCCAACCAGTTTTCGTCTTATCCAACATTGGAAAAAGACCAGAGTGAAAAATCGGGTTTGGATGTAAAACGTATTAATTGGGAAGCAACTGAAGTAACAATTGCAAAAATGAAATATGCTATGAATGAGGCCACAAAAGAATTATATGATTTTGAAAGTTATCAACTGGCAACACAAGGATTAGGAGAACCACGGTTAGTAGGACGTCTTGTTACTGAAGGTAATAAAATGAAATTTGTACCTGTATAAAACGAAAAATAATATTCAATAATATATTTGAATATTATTTACAAATTTTCTCAATAAAAACGCCAACATTGTGGGAGTAAATAAAAAAAGAGGTTTTCCTCCATTTGTTTGTTTTTTATTCATCATCATCAATAATATCTCCATAATCATCACATATAAGAGAAGTATCTATTTCTTCTAAATTTTCAGAATTTTCTACTGCAAATTCAACAACAGCATATTTAGTTGTATAATGATATATTTTTTTTAATTTGTTTTTACACTTTTTTACTTTGATAATTCTATAAGATATTATTTCTTTATTTATTGGTTGGAAATATTCTGTTTCAATATCGGTTTCTATTTTATAAAGTTCATCGTCATTATTACATTCAGACATGTTTTGTATGTTTTCTTTGATTTTATTAAATGCTATTTTTTTAGCATATTCTACATCAGTAGTAGTTGCAATGATTTCAAAATCTAGTTCTTTACGATAATCGTTATATCTAACAACGGCATACATTTTACAGATTATTGTGTTTTATATAATAATAGTATAATAAAAGTGTTTCAATTTTTTACATTATTTCTCCATTTCTTTCATAAAAAATGGACATTTTAATTAGAAAATGTTTACACCTTTTCTCATTTAAAACGCCCAATTATTTAAGATAATAACCTTTTATGTGTCTTGATGCGTAGCAAGATGAAGCGAAATGACCTTCTCTACCACATCTAAAACAACAATCATTATCATTTTCTTCTTCGCTTTCTTCTTCGCTTTCATATTTACAAAATTTTACGTGATAATCGCATTTTTTTTGGTCTGTAAATTCTTTTTCACAATAATAACAACACCATATATTTTCACTACCCTCACTTTCTATTTCCCAACATTCATTTTCTTCACAATCTTTCGCAAAATGTCCTTCTTTACTACAAATAAAACATTTATTGTTAGTTCCATTACTCATTTGTTGTAAATGAGTTATTGTTGTTGTATCTAATTTAATTTTAACATAAGAACCACCACGAACATTTTGAATTCCGTATTTATCCATATAAATTCTTGTATATTTATCTTCATCATAATCATCACAATTTGGAATGAGTTTTATTAATTTAATGGGTTTATACTTCATAGTCCAAGCAGAACCATTAAAATTAAAATGACTTTCTATACGAAATTGTGGATTACTTGTTTTTCCAATATAATATTTACCTTGCTCTAACTGAAGTATGTATATATAAACCATTTTAGTAAATAATATTTATATTAATAAATACTATTTAATTCAATTTTAATATAAATAATGGGCGTTTTTAATTAGAAAATGTTTAAAAACTCTTCAAAACCTCGCCAATTACCGCCTCCACACTCTCCAATGCACCTTCTACCCACCCCTGGTTTTTACTAACCATTTCACCAACTACCCACATGTTTTCCGAAGGATGTTGTGCTATTTTCAAAAAATAATCACGGCTCTTATAAATCCCCCTCAACGGATCGAAATAATGTGTTCCTTCACTCCAATAATATTCACTAATGCTTTCTAGTTCCAACGTATTATTGGGTATTCCAATCGATTTTTCCAACAATCTCGCCAAAGAATCTCGATTGTATTTTATATTTTTCGCATATTTATGTAACAAAGTTGCTGGAGCATTATCACTGTATGCTATCATATAAACACCCTTATTTGGGTTAATAGAAATAATTTTATGAAGAGGTCCTGGAACTATCAATAACCCAGGGACATATGATTTCATTGTATCGATAGATTTTTTAGAGAACTTTCCATAAATACGTATGAATGGCTGACTATGTATTTGTTGATACACACTGTTTTTACTAGCCGCACCAGGTAGCATCTTTTTCAAAGGTTCAATCGTTGTAGCTATTATTACATGTTTGGCTTCAAAACGATCTGTTTTTGATTGACTGGTTTTAGTATCAATAACATACGTAGTATCATTACCGTTTTTAATAGGACGAATATTTTGAACACTTTGTGAATATAAAATATTACCAAGACCGATTTTTCTAGCTAATTTTTCAACAAGAGTATCCCATGGAATATGAATACCCGTCCATGTATTGTAATTATCATCAAACCCATATTGATACAAGGTTTCATATGCGGACTCTTCTTCATAATCAGTATATCCAGCACAAACCACAAATTGTTTATATAATACTTTACCAATGATCGAAGTCGCATACTGTTTAAACGTCATATTACCATGAATATCGTGATTATACTGTTTTTTCAAATTCAAAAAAACATCCTTTACATCACATTGTGGTATAATAGTATTCGCATAATTAGGACCTGTTATAAATTCATGGGTTTTAATTTCAAGTTCTTTCAATAATTTTATTAATATTTTGTCTTTATGTTTACGACCTATCCCTGCACCTGTTACGATTTTCTCTCCTTCAAACATGTCATTTCCAGTTCTCCCACCTAAATAACCCTCACGGTTTCGTTCTAGTATCAATATATTGATTCGTGGAAATCGTTTTTTGATTTTATATGCTGAATACAAACCTGAAATTCCGCCACCAACAATGACAACATCATACATTTTATCAATATATATTAATATATATTGATATTGTTTTTACATTGTTTAATCATAAAACCCACTTAATATATGTTCAATAGTAGAATTATATTGTTTGAAACTTGCACCAGCCGTTCCACATAATTCTTCGTTATGTCTCGCTTCATGTATATTGATGTATTCTAGTTCTCCAGACATTGGATTTTCTTTTAAAAATTTGTTACATTTGCCATGATAATAACCGATCAAATAGTCTCCTTTGAAATATGAAGGGAGAAAGTGTTTACAATTATGACATTTTTTTACTTCAATCGTATTTGAAACTACTAAAATGGAGAACAACAAAACCCAAATAATCATAATTAATATATTGTGATTATTTTTATATACGTTTTTATAAAAAGTTTATTTAAGCAGTACCGAAAGATCTTGGTTGAAAAACTATTCCTGATAATACATACCAATAGTTCTCTACACCATCAGTGACAGTTATAGAAGTGTCATCATTGAAATATAGTGTTAATGTAGAAGGTACTAATTGATTATTAGTATCAGTGTAACTATTTGTATGACTAATTTGTGATATAGTTTCGTTTTGAACAGGTCCACTTTCTGTTGTTACAATAGTTGTTTTATTAGAATCTGTGTAAAGTGTAAAAGTAATACCAGAATAAGCACCGCTTGTTAATAAAGTATTGATTTCTTCATTGATAGTTGAATAATTATTAGGATTTAGTTGTTGAGCCATTATATATATTAAATATATATTTTTCTATAATATTTTCTAAATATAATATAAAATGTCTATCCCTCAAAGATATATTCCTAAATCATTATCAAATGCTGATACTAGAAAACAGTATAAAAATATTATGAAATCTAGAAAATTATATACTCGTGGTAAATATTACAAACGTCCTAAAATAAAATCTTTTAAAAATAAAAAATCAAACCATATCAATAATGCAAAACGTATTTATAATATCGAACATTTTGGTCCTACACGAGAACTTTCTAAAAAAACCCGCTGTAGTTTGAAAACATTGAAAAAAATAGTAAATAAAGGGAAGGGCGCATATTATTCAAATGGTTCTCGCCCAAATCAAACACCGGAATCATGGGGTGTAGCACGTTTAGCAAGTTCGGTTACTGGAGGAAAAGCCAGTATTGTTGATTTTAATTTATTGGAAGAAGGTTGTGCTAAAGATAGTCTCGCATTGAAACTAGCTCGTCGTAATAATAAAAATATTCGCCGAACACGGAAATTTATGAAATAATATTTTATATTAGATAAAAATATTATTTTATTTTGCTTACATCATCAGATCTGCTTATGTAATAAGGCTTTGTTATATGTTTCTCAGATAGACCATAATTATTATCCATATCACATGTTATTTCATTATTGTATTCATTACGTTTTGTTTCGGATGCTGGTTTATCATAAGGAACTATTACATGTAATGATTTCATAGAAGTAACAGTAAATATTTCATTTACAATATATTCTGTAATCGTTGTACGATCTCTTTCTATAGATTTTATTTTACCTATAAATATACCATTATATTCATATTCAAGGTTGAATATATCAGGATTTTCAGGATCTATTTTAAATTCTTTAAATAAGTAATTAATATTAACTTTAGTATGAATACGTTTTTTTGCAATAGTACTTGCAACTGTAGTAGTATCATAATACGTTGGACAAGCATAAACGTATGGTGTTACTATTTGTAAAAATTCACCAGTATTTTCAGTTGTATTTACAGTAATAGAGAATTCTTTTTCTTCGTAAATATCTAAACCTCTTTCTAAATCTTTTGTTAAGTCTCTTAATGCATTTTTTGTTGTTTCTGCTGTCAATACAAATGGGTAAACAACACCTTTAGCAAATTCAACAGCGCTGAAAGCAGGAGCAGGAGCAGGAGCAGGAGCAGGAGCAGGAGCTTTTACGCGAGCAGGAGCTAATGTAGCTGGATCGATAGCTTTAATTATTTGTACAATTTCATCATCGCCACTTGAACTTGGTTTTGAACCTGAACTTGGTGCAGCTGGATCGATAGCTTGAACTATTTGTACAATTTCATCATCGCCACTTGAACTTGGTGTTGAACTTGAACTTGGTGCAGCTGGATCGATAGCTTGAACTATTTGTACAATTTCATCATCGCCACTTGAACTTGAACTTGAACCTGGTGTTGATGCAGCTGGTTCGATAACTTGAACTATTTGTACAATTTCATCATCGTAACTTGTCGTTGAACTTGAAGTTGAACCTGGTGTTGATGAAGCTGGTTCGATAGCTTTGATTATTTCTACAATTTCATTATCTCCTCCTCCTTTTGAAGTTGATATAGTTGGATCGATAGCTTTGATTAGTTGTACAATTTCATCATAGCCACTTGGAATTGGTGTTGAACCTGAACTTGGTGCAGCTGGATCGATAGCTTGAACTATTTGTACAATTTCATCATCGCCACTTGGAATTGAACCTGAACTTGAACTTGATGCAGCTGGATCGATAGCTTGAACTATTTGTACAATCTCATCATCGTTATCATCATCTTCTATTCGAATAACACTAGACTTTGAACTTGTTGCAGCCGGATCGATAGCTTTAATTAGGTTTACGATTTCATCCCCAATACTTATAGGAGTAGCAGCAGGTTTTTTTGCAGGTTTTGCAGGAGGAGCAACTTGGTCTATTGCTTTGATTACTTGTACAATTTCATCCCCAATATTTATAGGAGGTTTTATAGGTTTTACAGGACTTGCAGGAGCAGGACCAGGAGCAGGAGCAGGAGCAGGAGCAGGACCAGGAGCAGGACCAGGAGCAGGAGCAGGAGCAGGACCAGGAGCAGGTGGGTCTATTGCTTTGATTACTTTTACTAATTCACTTTTAATAAGTTCAGATTCACTTGTTTGTATTTTATCGTTAACACCAAATTTTTGACTTTTTTGATTAAAAACTAAATTTGTTCTATCTTTGTTATAATCAACATATATAAATTTAAAAATAAAGGTTTTTTCGGTTTTATCTTTATCATTTTTTGTTTCTTTTATTTCTACCTCTTTAAATAATCCCATAAATTTATTATTTATTGCGCAAAATTTTCCTTTGTAATTGTCATCAATAAACTTCTTGTCAATTTTTGTATTAATTTTTGTATTAGAATCAATTTTGAAAACTATACTTCCAAATAATTTATTCATTTTTCTTGCAAAATTCTCAGTCAATACACCTGATTTCAAAAATATTGAAAAAAATATATGACTAGTTCTAAAACATTGAGGACTTGCTAACAACCCATAACTTAGATGTCCTAAAACCCACGATGAAGGAGACAAGCATACCATAAACGGCATTCTCATAATATATTTCATAGTTTTAGAAACAAATAATATCAAGCTATCTTGAATAGAATAACCAGTTTGTGTATCATTTGTTGAATTATCGCGCATTAAAAATAACTTTTTCATCAATCGTTTATTCATGTTAGAAACTGTTGTATAAAATATACGATTTAATAGCTTATAAAAATAATCTAGTTTACCCATTTGTTTTCCAATTTTATAATATGTTTTTTTTGTAACATTTGCAGCCTTTTTGGCTACATTTGTGGCGCTGTTAATAGCTTTTGAAAATATACCTCCACCTCTTTTATTTTTTCTTGTATTCTTTTTACCTGCTGTTTGATTTGCTTCATTAATTTTTTTATTTTTATTATCAATAAATCTTTTTATTTTGGTTGTCATAATATCTTTTTGTTTTATCAATATATCTAACAATTTTCTAAATTCAAGTTTTTTGAAATCGTCATGCCAACCATCGCCTAATTTTATATTTAAGGTCTTTTTTTCATTAATTTTTAACTCTTTAAATTCTATAGTAGATGAATCGAAAAAATCTTTCATTTTTGATTCATAAATTTTATCAAAATCCATTTCAAATTTGTATTGCACATCAAAAATATATTGTATTCTATTATCTTTTAAAAATTTGTCTGGTTCTTTATTATTATTATCTTTTTTATATTTGTTATACCAATCATTATATAATTTTAGTTTATATTGGTTTAAATCGTTTAAATTTTTTTGTTTCATAATCGTACTACCAACCGTATTGTTTATTAAACGTTGCGTAGTGTTAAATTTTAACACATTACCTGATTTGTTTGTTTCCATTGTAAAAGGAATCCAATTATCTAATAATTCTTCATTTATATTTTCCAATTTATCAATAACCCATATTGCTGCAACCAATGCATACTTTGCTTCATATAAATCATTGATTGGTTTCAACCCAGTTAATTTAGTATTATCTAATTGAGTAAAATGATGTGCATTTATATTGTTTTCTTTGATATCTAAATAATTGAGTTCAAAATCAATATTGTAAAAATCGATCAATCGTACTAATATATTACTAGGTCCATCATCAAAAATTCCACCACCATCTTGAATAAATTGTGTTTTTTTTCCGCCAGTAATTTCTGTATCTTCATCTCCATCATTTGCTGTATCTTCTCCATCTCCATCATTTTCTCCATCTTTTTTATGTTCGATCTTCAATTCTTTCATAGTATCCTCAAAGTTTTTACCATTATCAATCCTATTCAAAGTTTCATTTATTTTCGAAGAAATATTTGGATTAAAATAAGAAATCATTGCTATAGCTCTAAAAATCATTTGCATAGATCCTATATATTTTTTTCTTGCATCATCATTTCCAAAAACCATTTCATTCGTTTTTTCTATCATATCATCAATTAAATAATATGGTTCTGATGAAATACCCCAAAGTGCTTTGTTTATTTGAAATCTGAAAAACTGTAAATAATGATACAAATTCTCATATTTTTCTGAAAAACAAACATACTTAGTATATAATGTCCTTAATTTTTTTAATAAATCTTTTACTATTAACTTATTATTTTCTTTTATTTTAGAAGCGGTAGTTTGGTCTTTTATTGCAGCTATTTTATTTTCTAATTCTCTTTTTATCGTATCTTCTATCTGTATGTATAATTTACGTTCAATTAATTCCGCATTGTTTAGTCTAGCAAATGAAATTTTGAATTTGAAACTAGTTAATTTTTTTGTTGAATAGGGCATGAATGGTTTTTCAATATTTTTTTGAAATTTATCATCAATATCTTTTTCTTGTGATTCTACATATTCTACATATTCTTCTTCTTTTTCTTTTTCTTCATCAATATCTTTTTCTTGTGAATCTGTATCTTCTTCTTTTTCTTTTTCTTCATCAATATCTTTTTCTTGTGAATCTGTATCTTCTTCTTTTTCTTCTTTTTCTTGTTGTGTTTTTTGATCTTTCGATTCAGATTGTTTATAATTTGTTGAACTATACAAATAAAAATTATAATCTTTTACAATTTCATTAATTTTTAATCCACCAACTTTAATACCTATTGATTTACCTTGAGAACATTCTATATCTTCACGTTTTTTATCTATAATAGTATAATTTTTACTATTAATAAAATCATTAACAACTTTGTCTGTTAAAAAATCGGTTGTTTCATCATAATAAACACGTTTTATTGTATCTATGTTCATGTATTCAACATAAAACTGATTTTTCAAATGTAATTTATTAACACTTGATGTATCTAATGCAGCGTTTGCTAAAAATTTTGTTTTATTTGCAGCTTCTTTTGCTATATTAGACATTTGTTGTAATTTTGATTTTGACGGAGGTGGAACACCAGTAGCGGTTGTACCGTTAGATGTACCGTTAGATGTACGTTTAAATAAACTACCAACCCTGTTAATGAGACTAGTACTAGTACTATTATTTTCTGAAAATTCATCATTTTCATTATTTTCATTATTTTCATTATTTTCATTATTGGTATCTTCAATTTTTTGTAGGTTTATGTTTTCTATATTAGATACATAATCATCCGCTTGAAATTCTATAATACTTTGTATGTAGTCTAATCTTTTATTTATGTCTTGATCATTTTCTGTTTTTTCTTTTATTTTTTTAATTATGTCTTTTATTTTTTCTCTTATTTCAACAGGATCTATTTGTTGTTTAATATTATTAACTCTACGATTACTAACAATTTCAACATCCATAATTTGTATATACAATACAATCATATTTTTATATTATTCAATTATCCGCGTTTAAATTATAAAAAATACATTTAAATAAATAAAATATAAAAACAAACGATCAATAAATATATAAAATCTATGAACGAAGATAATAATGTATTAACTATAAAAACGGTTCAAATACAACCGATTCGTAATATGATAACCGCCATCAAAGACATATTGACAGATGCCACAATAACTTTTACTAAAGATGGATTAAAAATAATTAATTTCGATAAAACACATACAATTTTAGTAAATGTTATTCTTCATTCAAATAAATTCGAACAATATAATTGTAATCCAGATAAAATAATCGTATGTGCAAATACTCTTCATTTGTTCAAGGTTATTTCTACCATGTCGAATGATGATACTTTATCCATGTATATCGATCAAGGAGATTATCATGATGGTATTGTATCACATTTAGGACTACAATATGATAATGGCGATATCAAACAATGTTATAGTCAAAAACTCCGCCTAATCGAGCCAGATATGGAAGAACTAGTAGTTCCCGATGTCGAATATTCCACAGTCATCAATTTACCTACAACTGATTTCCAAAAAATAATCCGCGATTTGAATGGTATTTCCGATCGTATTGAAATTAAATCCGTAGGTAACGATCTGATATTTTCATGTGAAGGTAATTTTGCAAGTTCTCGCATCTTTAGATCGGAATCCGATGGAAACATGGAATTTATCCAGAAATCCGATGCATCCGTCATCATACAAGGCGAATTTTCATTGAAAAGTCTCAGCCATTTTATTAAATGTACACCCCTCTGTAGCCATTTAGAAATGTATTTAGGAAATGATTTGCCATTGATTGTCAAATATGACGTAGCATCATTGGGTGAAATCAAGTTATGTTTAGCACCATTACCTCCTGCATAGTATAATAAAATATTTATAAAAATAGTATAAATATTTTACGTTAAATACTTATATAATGTATTTCAAATCTATATTGATTGGGTTTTTTATTATTATTTCGAGAACATCTGGATTTGTATCAATAAAAACAATGCAAAAATCGACCAACTTACAAACATACATAAACCCTTGGAATGATTTATCTGGTATAACCCAATACAACCATTTCGTTCAAATACGATCTACAATTCAAAAAAAAACATCGGGTCTCGTAAAAATAATCCGTACTGAAAATATTCTTCCAACATTTTTATTGTCCATTTCTAGTGGGTTTATTATGAAACCCAAGCTATCGGTTCTAATAAAATCAATGCCTTTTATTGTTGCCGTAGTTATAACAATGTTGATAATGTCTAATAGCATGATCATAAATGATATATTTGATATGGAAATAGACAAAATAAACACACCAACACGCCCACTTATTACAGGCGAACTTACAAAACAAGAAGCAATCGGTATTTCAATCGGTTTGACGCTAATTTCTGAGTTGTTGTCTCTTCGATATCTCAATGCATCATCACAACCCATTGTACATATTGCAAACATAGTAATAATATTGTATACGCCGATTTTCAAACGAATTTTATTTATAAAAAACTTGACATGTGCTGGATTAATATCAATCTCTACGATTTTTCCAGCTCTATGTATCGAAAATATAAATGGAAATTTCGGTTTATTAATGGTACTAGCACGAATGATTTTGTTTGGATCAATGAGTGTAGAAATGTTATATGATATAAAAGATACAGATGGAGATCTACAAAATGGTATCAATACCATACCAATAAAATACGGTAAGCCATTCACTTATCGATTGATTTGTAAAATATTGACATTCAGTATTCTTACTAATATGATTGTTTTGTCAAGTCTCTATAATTACATATATGGTATTATATTTTTCATTTTACAATCACCAATGTTAACGAGACTCAACGATGTGAAAAACACAGTTTTCGGTAAAAAAACAATAAAAAAATATGGGTTGAAGACTACTGAAACACTTGCAACCACATTGATATTTTTGTGTTTTTTGGCTCGTCAATATCAAGCATGAAATATTATATGAAAACAGATTTCAAATTTGTAACAGTAACACTTCCTGGTGTCTGTAATTTGGTGACGTTTTTTATTTTTGTATAATCGATTTGTACATTTTTGTAACTTTTATATTTTGAATTTGCTTTACAAATAACAGCACCTTGTTTCGCTATTTTTTGTAATATTTTTTTATCATTTATGTTCTCGGGTATTTTACATATAACATGACATGAAGAGCAACCTGATATATGAAACCAAATATCTTCTGGATCCGCTGCATCGATTATATTATGATTCTCTTGTGCATTTGTCCCGACTTTGTATTCTATTATGGTGTCTATACTATCAAAGTCTCTTGTTACGATTTTCATTGTTTTTCACTAGTTTGTATATATGTATATTTATATATAAAACCATTGTCAATTTTTTACAAAAAATTGAACATAATAAATATGGTTTTGAGAACAATAAAAATACAACAAAATGATGTTCGAAACCGAATCCCAAAACAAAACAGTGGAAAAATATACAGAACTACTAGAAATTGGTAGAAAAAAACTATTAGGAATCATCGATAATGACGTCGAAGATCACCTATTGAACGATCCTCATATATATAATCAAATGCTGGAATTGAACAAATACGTATATACTTATTATAGTAGTAATAGTGGTGACCTGACACAAAGTATTGAATTTCTTGTTTTGACAGAGGTAGTCGATAAATTAATAGAAAAACTAAATGACTATGGATATTGGTATATTGCAAAAAAATACAATGATAGTACACATATAAATCTTGGTGAAAATATCGATAAAACTATTCCAGAAGTTCGTGTGGTGTCTTATGAACAATTACCTAGATATCAATTAAAATCAGAGACAAACCCAGATGGCTGGAAAATAACAAGTAAAAGAACTGAAGATGTTGTAATCGAACGTAAAGCGAAAATTCATTTTCTAGATAGTGAAATGCTCCATTGTTTGATAAAACAATACAACAATAATTTGTTCGATGAATATTTTGATAAAAATGATTTTGAAAGCATCTATAAAAATCTCAGTGTTATCACGATTGAAAATCCATCGATCCATAGTAAAGACTTGTATTTGAATTTGATCGATATTATCAGACCGTTGGTTGGGCCGATTTTGTTATAGATATTTTACGTAAAATGTTTACACAAAATCTGGAAAAAGAAATCGGGTCGCTCCGAAAAAATGGACATTTATTTTTGTCCATTTTTAGAAAGTCGGAGGAAAAGTTTTTATAAAAATGTGTGTTTTTTCATTATGCAGTCATATGCTTTGATTCTTAAAATAAAAAATACAAAAAATGCAAAAACATTTTTTGCCGGAACTTTTTCGTTAGTATTTAGTAGGAACTAGATCCTAAAAATACTAATAAAAAAGTTCCAAACATATTTTACGTAAATAATGTAAAAATAATATATATATCTATGTAAATGACCCAGTATAATTGTAATACATGTAATTATTTTACGTCAAAAAAAAGCCAATACAATAGACATTTACATACAGAAAAAAACAAAAATTATAAAAACACTAATTGTATTTATAATTCTAAAAGTCTAAAACTCAGGCTCATGCCTTTTAAAAAGACACCCCTGTTTAGATAAATTATTGATATTGACGATTACATTTGGATCTTGTAACTCAGATATATCTAACCAAATTTTAACAATACAAAAATTTTTTTTCGGTGAAATAGTAATACCATTGATATGTTTCATATCATTAATATCTTCACATAAAGCCTCACCACACATTAAATAAAAAAGTGATTTCCATACTTCTGGAACATGCTTATTGAGAACTTTGTAAGAAAAACAACCACCATTACGGTTTCGTGGATCTTCCCACATGGGCGTAATGCCTTCCCGCATTACAAACAACATACAATTTTTTACAATATTTTCATGTAAAAGTTCGTTTAATGTTATTACTTTTTCTACAGTATCAATACTTTTCATTATAATTGTATAACTAGATAAATCCCAGTTTTTATCGTGTGGTAAATGATAATACAAATTCCATTTACCATGCAAAGAATGTTGTTGGGTAGGAATACTCACTGTATCCATATAGTGATTACGCCCGTAGATATATTGTTTCGATACCTTTATATTGTTTTTTCATATTTTTTTGGTTTCATTTTATTCTATGTTTTTGATAACATAAGTACTATCAGCCAATAATATATATTGTTTACTAGTTATTTTGTAATTGTTGATATCATTATCTATTATTTCTACTTCATAATCCATATTGAAATCATATACTAGTGGTTGATATTCTAAATATCGTTTGATAAAAAGTGGTGATAAAATTTCGTTATTTGCGTAATAATATTCTTTGTCGATATCAATAAAAATGGGTTCATCCATATTCGGATGTGTGTATTTGACACTAATAAATCTATGTTTACTAGGTACCAATGGTAATTCGGTTTCCACCTTGGCTTCATTTTTGTTGAAAAAAATACGATTTATGTATTGATCACCCATTTTCATTGTAACCATGCCCTCCAATATATTATCAGTAGAAGCAACAATCGACGATATATCACCACAAGATTCTTTCAAAGTATCCATAAATTCATTTGTATTCATATATTCATAAGTATCATTGAAATAAATTTCTTCACCTACTAAATTCGTGTTTCGTTTCATTAAAACAGATGTGCAAATCCAATTTGTTTTCATTGGTTCTATTTTTTGATTAGAAATCGCTGAATATACGTATCTAAAAAAATAAATAAAGTGGTCCGTAACCTTTTGAACTTTTGGATTTGTCTCATAAATATGGTCAAAATAAATTACAACTTTATTTGATTGGTTAATACAAAATAGAAACCACTCAAATGCTTTTACATCTAATTCGTATTTTTGTATTTTATTTATTGCAATAGATTTTATTTCCGTTGTTCTTTCTTTGGTTTTTTCAATATTCATTATAATACTATTTTTAAAGAATTCAATAGCACCCATTATTTTCTTACCAAACAGTAAATTATCTAACATAATAATATATATACAAAGTATTTTTTTATATATTTTTTATAAATATAAAAATAACATTATTATATATACAATGAAAATACAGAATGGACTCTTTATATTTCATCGGGATTTTAGAATCATAGACAATATTGGTCTTATCGAAGCCTCCAAAAAATGTGATAAATTATATACTTGTTTTATTTTCACTCCAGAGCAGGTTAGTGATGTTAACAAATACAAAAGTGACAATGCTATCCAGTTCATGATTGAAAGTTTGGTTGAACTTAATAAGGATATCCATAACCATGGTGGAGAACTCATGACATTTTATGGTAATCAACAAACCATATTGAAAAAACTCATCAAAAACCTCGACATAAATGGTGTTTATTTTAATAAAGACTATTCACCATATTCTATTGAACGAGATGAAAAAACCAAAGAACTATGTGAATCTAATGACATAAATTGTGAAATGTTCTCGGATTATTATTTATATGAACCAGGAACTATCAAGAGTGGAAAGGCAGCATATAAAAAATACACGCCATTTTATACGAATGTTTTACATAAGGTGGTCGATGAACCACGAACCGCAAAAATCAATAATTTTACGAAAACTACTACGAAACAAGATCATCATATTAGTCTCGATCAAGCATTCAGCCGGTTTACAAAAAATAATCCTGAAATACTAGTACATGGTGGAAGAAGCTTGGGTGTGCAACGTTTGAAAACGGCAATTCGAGAACAAAAAAAATACGATGAAAAACGCGATTTTTTCATTGAAAATACGACTTTTTTGTCGGCGTATATAAAATTCGGTTGTGTTTCTATACGTGAAGTTTATCATGCTTTCAAAAAGACATATGGTTTGGGACATGGTCTTATTCGAGAACTCATTTGGCGTGAATTTTTCGCACATGTTCTCTATGCATATCCAGAAGTAGTTGGAAAATCATATCAACCAAGATATCAACATATTCAATGGCATAATAGTACCGCCAATTTGAAAAAATGGCAGAATGGACTCACCGGATTCCCAATTATCGATGCTTCTATGAGACAATTGAACACGATTGGTTATATGCATAATCGTGGGCGTATGACCGTTGCGAGTTTTTTGATAAAAACACTATTGATGGATTGGCGATTGGGTGAAAAATATTTTGCTCAAAAATTGACGGATTATGATATTGCATCCAATAATGGAAATTGGCAAGGTATTAGTGGAACAGGTGTCGATATGAAACCCTATTTTCGTGATATGAATCCTTGGATACAGCAAGAAAAATTCGATAAAAATGCGGAATTCATAAAAAAATGGATTCCCGAATTAAAAGACGTCGAACCAGCGGATATTCATAAATGGAATACCACTAATAGTGAACAAAAATACAAAGGTGTCAAATATCCAAAACCAATCGTGGATTATTTTGAACAAAAGACGAAAATGCTTAGCATGTATAAAAATGCAAACTAAACAACCAATTTTTCTATCAATCGAAAACGCGTTCTCAACCAATTTTATTGAATAAAAAATTGAACGAAAAATTGGTTGTTGTAATTGTCAATATCAATAACAACCAAGGTGACTTAGCTATCTATACATTTACTATTTTTATAATCAATACTAATAATACTTTTTAATTAATACTAAAATGAATCAAGAACAAATCCTAATCGAATTATTCATTTCATTACCAATTGAAGAAAAAAACAAAATAATATTTCAATATGGTTCTGATAATCCTGATAATTTTCAAACTGTTCTGAGTATTTTTACAAGGTCTTCCAAAACTGAAGAAGAAATTCAAGAAACTTTTATTTCAAAAAAACAACCACTTACCATGAATGACCTTGAAACTGACGATGAACCTGAAGATTACAATAATGGCCCAATATTCCCACCTGGAACAGTAACGGTTCGCCGTTTTAGTGATTTAGATCTACAAAGGCTTAATCAATTAAGTTCTTCTGATCGTCGCAGAGAAATTTCAAACCTTAATTTGAATGACCGTGACCGTAAAGCATTGGTAAACAAATTATGGCGCTTAGCTAATCCGGATCGTGTACGTTCTAACTCAAGACGCTCCTACCAAAAGAGACATTGTTTATCGAATGGAAATGACTTTTAGATGATATCCTTTTAAAAAATGAAATACTAAAAATATAAAAAAATACCCACAAAGGGTATTTTTTTATTGCTATTGGTTTAAATATCTAATGAAATAGTGTTTTTAGCTGAATTATTTTTCTTACGATTGGATCGTTTTGGCATGCTATTATTTTGGATATCTTTCAAAGAACTTATTGAAACCATCGAATCATCCTCTGTATTAATTGTTTCTTGTATATTTATATTACGAGTTTTTAAACCAGACAAAATATTATCAATATCACTAGTTTGAGGACCTTTCATTTCAGGACGTTGTTGAGGTTGCATTTGAGGCTGTGGTGGTAGGTTCATTTGTCTAATACTACGGTCTGGTTGATTAACATCACGGAAATTATTATTCAATTCCACACCTTGTTCATAAAACATAGTTGATCCTCGACCAGCATTTAAATCCGGTCTATTAGAAGGTGCTTCTGTGTAATTCATATTTGATCCTGGTCTTTGTGGAGGAGGTTGTGATTTAGTTTCAACTGGAGCTGGAGGTGGAGGTCCTCTAGGGCGAGTATTTTCTTGCATAAGATTACTAGCCATTTGAAATCCTGGTGAATTTTTTCCCATTACATTGACAGTAGCATCAGTGAACATTTTCATCAATTCAGGACTTTGTTTGATAACATCATTAAATGCTGGTGTAGCACTAGAAAGGGCTTTGTTTGAAAAATTCAATACAGCAGCACTAAAAACAACTCTTAATAAAAGTGAAATTTCAGGTGCTAATTTACCACCCTTGTATTTGTCATATAATTCGGCAAAAATTTCCTCATAACTATCAATATCTTCACTGACTTGTTCTCCCCAACCATCCAAATTCAGATCAAAAGGATTAAATGCGGCATTTGCATATTCCATAGAATTGACAAATGTCATGAACCACCAACCCTGTAATTTAACACTGTCTTTTCTACGTTTATCTTCCATTGCAGATTCATATTCATCTTCGACTTCGGCAAAATCAGAATCCATGTTGAAATGAGAATTGTGTTTTGTTAATCCTTTTTCGTACCATTCTTCCATCTTTTTAATCATCATACGTTGTTTACGTCTACGATCCCTATCAGTAAGTTTTGATGATGAAGAACCTGAATAAGAAGGTGCTGGTGCGGACGATGACGAAAAAAAGTTACCGATTCCACTACTAATATTGTTCAATGGAACATCGGTCATTTTTGAAAAACCATCCCATGTTTTATTATTACCAACACTTTCACGGGTTGCATTTCCTAAATTAGAATCATTCTTCTCTTCTTCGATGTTCAAAGATACTTTTTTAGAAGATTCTGTAGGTTCATTACCACCAATTCCAAACATATTAGATGCAAAATTTACAAATGAACTACCCTTGTTTGATGTGTTTGATGAATTACCTGTAAGCTCATTCAATTCATTCTCTAAAGAATCAAGTTCACCTAAATTCAAATTCATTGTATTGGATGATTTTTTCTTGTCATTCATCAATAATTCAATTCCACCACCAAAACTTACACTAGGTTTATTGGATGATTCATTTAAATTTAAAGAAACTGGTTCTAAATCATTTATACCAAGATCAATAACTTCCATTTATGATAATTATACAATTTTTATTTTTAAATCCTCCGCGTAAAATATTATATTTTTTTGTTTCAAATACCATAAACCTTGTAAAAAACAATCGGCTAAATCATCCTTCTTTTTTGTATCTAAAGATGTAATCCATCGGTTCAAGAATTCATTTACAGACAAAATTCGAGAACAATAGGAAACGCCGTCTATTTTATGTTTTTTATAATCTGGGTTTTTGATATTTTTTTCAAAACTGTTTTCCAATGGTTTTTCAGCAGGTTTCATCGTATTTTCTAAAATGTTCTCATTGGTCTTTATTTTTTTTATATCAAATTGTTTTAATTTGTTAGAAGAAGATACAAAATCTATTGTGATGTTCTCATCCTTGATAATAAAATACTGTGCCAACATACCCTGAATTGTTTTCATCCGATTTGCGATCGGTGATATTTGATTTTCTATAATTACATTCGTTGTATCAACATTTTCGAGAACCTGGTTCAAAGAATTCTTCATATTTTTACCGATTTTTATTAGATCGGTATCATTGGCCGTTTTCGATTTTTTCTTAATAATGGGTTCCAAAGATTGTTTTTTCAAAAAATCATCGATTTTATCGATTATTTCGCCTTTTTTTAGTGTTTTTTTATTTATTTTTTCAATGTTCTCAACATCCATAAATAAAAGATGGGAATTTCCTAATTTTACTAAGTCTTCCAGTTTCATTTTTTTCAAATTCAAGGATTTTTTTGGAATCAAAAACGGAGAACTTTTGGCATGTTTCTCACAATAATAGACATTATTTTTATTATATTTTGCATTCGAAGTACAATTGGTCGCCGATGCTTTTTTGGATTTTGGAATGTTTTTACAAGAACACTTCGGATCGGGTTGTTCTATATCCATTAAATTGAGAACATTCCAATCCCTTATAGAAAGATTATTAGAAGCATCTATACAAAAAATACAATAAGCCATGTTTTTAATACCAATATCAAAACTTATTAGATTCATTTTTATCGATTTATATAAAACAAAAATGTATATGAAATCTTGATATGTTATATTTTTATGTTGAGAACGAATACATGGTTTTGTATTTACAAAATATGCGTTTTAAATGATATATATAAATATACAATAAAAATATATTAATGTTATATATTAATTTATTATACTTTATTGGTTTCTTACATATTATTACATGCCTTATTCTTAAATCATCTTGTGTGTTATTGAATATAAACACATTGATTACGTTATTTGTATGGTTCGGATTTATTTATTTAGCATATTATTTTGATAAAAAAATATTCTTACTTGGTCCAATTCTTCTTTTACTGTTAAATGAAATTTTTTATGTCAAATTAAATATAGATGCATTTGACGGTGAATCTAGAACTAAACTCTTTTACGATATTACCACTACTTATTTTATTAATAATAGTCAAAATAATACAAATTTAACTGAAGGTATTTATTTAAAAAACTTGGATGACAATACTTCTCTTATGAATGAGATTGAGGCAAAAGAACTAACTCCTGAAAAAGCCAATCAAAATAAGTACGACAAGTTTTTCATGTATTTAAATATTGAACCACATGAATATAAAAATATCAAAATTTTGGATATGGGCTGTGGAAATGGTGACTTTATTAAATATTGTAATTCGTTGGGAATTCAAACAACTGCCATATCAATTTCAAGCGAACAAGCTGATGCTTTAAAAAAACAGAATCTAGATGTATATTTAGGAAGTTATCGTGATTTTCACCCCGAATTTATTGGAAAATATGACATTATCGCTTTTTGGGGTTCGTTAGAACACGTAACTCAAAGTTATCCATGTTCAAAGAGTGGTGAGAAAAAAGCTGAAGAAGAAATTAAAAAAGTAATGAGTCATGTGAAACAATATTATAAACCTGATTCTAAATACAAATTATTATTTAATACAACATTACATATGAACAAAAAAGTATGTGAAGAAACTCTAAATTCGTATATTCTTGAACGTGCTTATGGTGGTTGGTATTTTTACGATGAACCTGGACAAACTCTTTCTGATAAAATAGAAAGCATTGGATTTGACAAAATAAAACAAGATGATTTTACCTATCATTACTATATGGCTAGTAAAATAGACCCATCTCATTTTGGTGCTCCAGCGAAACTCAGTATATATTATATATTAGTGTTGTTGTTTGGTATTTTTGTAAATCCAAATTTAATTGCAATGGCATTTTATAATTTACGAGGTGAATGGATGTGGCAATTTGATAATAAAATTCATTGCTTTGACGAAAAATGCGAGACATGTTCATTTATAGAAAGGTCCAAACGACCAACTACATTACTATGGAGTGTTAATAAATTAAATTATGTTGATCAAATAGCATAATAACATGCAAAATATTATTAATTTTTATTATATCATATTTTTTATATTTTATAATAATATAAAAAATGTACTAATTTCAATATATTTTCTATCGTTATTTTTGTGACATTTTTCCTAATAATTTATCTTGTGTAATAGCAGGGGATACCTTACGTGATTCTAATTGTTCTCTAGATAAATACATTTGTTTCAAATCACTGGAAGCATATCCAAATGGTTTTGTATTATCTAAACCAGATGTAAACATATAAGGCACTTTGTGCGGACCATTTACAATATTTGATTGTATGGATGGTACATCAATTGGTCTCTTATAATATCCAGTATCGTTAGCGGATTCATGAAAATTATATTCCATTATTTGTTTTGCATTTTTTTGTAAATATTGGCGGTATTCCCAATTTGATTTTATTTTGTTTGTTTCAATAAGTTCAGCATTAATAATCGATTCTGGTTGCCAACTAGCTACAATAGAACGTCCATCACTCATTAATGGTGGGAATTTTGAGTATTTATTATTAGTATTATAACCTAATGAAGAAGGAGGAATAGTTTCCTTTATAAAAGGACATCCACAATTAATATTAACAGGTGAATTTGAAAACATTGGATTATATATTATAGAGTATATAATATATAATTATGCAATATGCTAAAGTAATTTTTTATTCTTCTATGTTTTCTAATAACTTCAAAAGATCATGTTTCTTCAATCTACTCGCATCACTACATAAACCCTTTGATATAACCAAAGTTTTCAAAGCAGTCATTGACATTTTTTTATAAACTTCTTTTTCTAATTCTTTTTTATTGATAATATCTTTTTCTGATTCAACATTTTCTTCTTCATCTATTGGAATAATTTTTTCAACACTAATTGATTCTATATTTACAGGTTCTAATGTTTCTTCTGTATCATTTTCTTCTAATTCTTCTACAGATAATTCTGTGATTTCATTTGATTCATTGATATTTACATTGATAATTTTTATACTTCCTTCGTCATTTTCTTCGTCATTTTCTTCGTCATTTTCTTGAACTTTATTTTCAACTACATCATCGTCCTCACTATATTCTGAATCTCCTTCGTATTCATCTTCCAAATCATCTTCCGAATCGCTTTCGTCTTCTTCGTCTTCGTCTTCGTCTTCTTCGTCATTTTCAGAAATTTCCATATTTTCATTGATAAAATGTTGTATCTCTGGCATAGATTTAGATAATGGATTAAATACATTCATAAATGGAACATTATTTTGTATACGTATTGTATTCAATTGTTTTACCATATCATTTATAATTTCAAACATAGTATCACATTTATGTTCTAATCCAGAAACTCGTTGTTTGAAATGATATACTAATAATAATACAAGAACAAATGTAATTCCTAAACTAATAAAGAAAAATGTTTCAATAAAATTAAAAAAAGCCATTTAATATAATAAAAGAATATATAAATATAAAGCAAACGAAAGCTCTAAATCCATTTTTTAATTATTATTCATTCGTAAAAAATAAAATCATATATTATAGTATTAATAATATTTAGAAATGGATAATACAATAGAAAATAGTCTTCCTAAATCGACAAATAGTACAAATGATATGTTTAGTAATAAAAATACGATTATAATGTTATTAATTTTTTTACTTATTTTATCATTTTTAGGAATAAATTTATTGAATATTTCCGGTGATATTGTTCAACGTATTTCAAATATATTCGGGCCTGTTTTTGTCAATTTTTTATCATTATTTGGATATACTACTGGAACAGTTATAAATAAAACTGCCGACGTAGTTGGAGATGCTGGAAAAATAGGTATTGATATAGCTGAAGGAACCGCGCAATCGGTAGGCGGATTATTTTTAAAAGCGAGTCAAAATTTATCAAACCAATCAAATGAACAACCACAACCACAACCCGAATTAAAACAACAACCACAACAAAAACCTGAATCTAAACCTGAACCCCAACCCGATACAACGAAAAACCCAATACAAAATCCAATATCATCTATAAAAGCAAGATGGTGTTTAGTTGGTGAATATGAAGGACGTAGAGGTTGTATCGAAATAAATGAACATGATAAATGTTTATCTGGACAAGTATTTCCTACCCAACAAATGTGCTTGAATCCAACTTATACATCTAATATGCCATCATTAAAACCCATGAAGGTCTAATTAATAATTACTCTTTAATATAGGTTTAATATAAGAATCATTTGAAATACCCCTGTTAATAATACAATTATATGGATTTGTATTATTGAATGGTTTACCACCACTCGTAATGATATTATTATATATATTTTCGGTTAAATTACTATACATAGATATGTAGGTATTGTTTAAAATACTAGAATTAGATGTATTTGAAGTCGTAATCGTTGAATTGAAACTTAATTTGATGTCATATATAAATCCGGGTTCTGTATATAAATTAATATTTGATATTTTTAAAATACCAGCATATACAAACGCAGAAAATGAAAACGGATTTGAAGATGATGGTGGTGACAATGTTAAGTTGATAGGCGAATTCATTGTACTAAATTGATATGTAGGTGGATCGTCGAATACTAATGTTTCTTGACCACTATAATAAGTTATTAGAGAAATTGAAGATAATAATATTTGTAAATCATATGGTTGTATTTTATTGATATTGTTTCCTTTTATAAAAAATGCTATTGGTGTTTCTATTGAAAACTTATGAATGGGTGTATTTTCATTATTTTGAATATATAATGTAGCTATAGTAGATTCATTATTAATTGGTATATCAATATTATCAACAAATTTATAACTAAAGTTATTTGTTTCTGAAGTATTATCTACTGCATAAGCAGATGTATTTGAAGCAAAGTTGTACAACGGTACAGTATTATCATAATACAAAACCGTAATTGGACCAGGAACATCACATGAACTAGATAATGTTGGTAAAGCTAAATCGTTTGGACAATATACAATCTTGTTATTTTTCGCATTTGCAAGTTTTGCCCATTTTTCTTTTCTAGTTAAACTATTTGTTTGTGAACTTGATGTATTACTACTATATCGTAATATTTCAGCCTTTCTTCTCATATTTAATTGAAATTCACTATATTTTGGGTATGGAGAAATAGGGTTGTATCTTGGTAATGGCTTATTAAAAAGTTGTAATAATTTCCGTTGATCACAAATAGTTGTTGAATTCAATAAATTAGGCATTTTATTATATAATATATAGTATTATATAATGTATAGTATTATATGATAATCTAATAATTATACCATGAATTAGAGATATAGGAATAATTACCTTTTGCAGTTGAGGCAGTTGAATTGATGTAAGTACTTGTGTTAGGGCCATATGTAACAATACCATTTATTTCAAATACATTCATAGCATAACTATAATAACGAAGATTTGAGAATTTTCCAATAAAACCGCCATTTTGAGCATAATTGATATCATTATAATTTTGTTTTGGAACATTGTTCATAACATAACGTTTTGATATTATACCATTGATATATACATCCAATATTGTATTTTGAACACGAATAGCTGTATGAAACCATTTTCGAATAGGTATATTAGGTATATCAACAGTAGCAGAATCACTTGGAGATACAGAATCCATAATAATACGTAAACCATTGTTACCTGGAGAAATATAAACACCAGGACTATTATTTACTTTTGCTATTCCATCTAATGAACCATAATTGGTGTCTCCCTTATTGAAAACATGTTGATATGATGTGGAACTAGTATTGAAATCAGTTACATATAACCAAAATGACCAAGTAAATTCCAATCCGGTTTTGCGATTATTTGACCGAATAATTTCAATAGAATTAGTATTTTTTGGGTCTTGAGTAATAATTTTACTTTCATTTCCATCAATCATACCTTTTATTACATATGGGTTTCCAGGTGATGATAAAAAATATGTAATTAATAATATTCCTAAAGATGATAAGAATACAAATAAAATAATAGCTAATAATAGAAATGCGAATTTTGCAAAAATAGTATTTGATTGTAAAAACTCAGAAGATGCGCCAACTCCTGCTTCTGCCTTTTCTGAAAAAGCCGAAACTGACGAATTTACGTTTTCTTTCAAATCACTAATTGTATTACCTAGGGTTTCACCTACATTTTTCATTTGTTCTGGCATTTTTAATTCGGTTATTTGTGGTAGTGGATTCATAATATAATATTTATAGTATATATTATATTAATAAAAATAATAACATTTAAAATAATTGTATTTTATTACTTTCGACATTATCTTTTAATATTTGTAAGTTCAATCCATAATTACCTAAAGAACTTAATAATGAAAGACTTCCATTACCATCCATATAATAATTCCATACTGTTTGTGGATCAACTGGTCCAGAACTCCATTGTTTGAATTTTGTTATATATGCATCCCAATTAGATAAATTAACGCTAGCAGTATCTAAAGTTTTATAAGCAGTTAATTCAGAGTTACCTACAAATACTAATGTATTTTCATCTGGTGGGGTCTTAGGCATAACCGATACACCATTGGTATTAGAATAGAATCTTTTTGACTGGATAAGTTTTCCATCTAAATATGTGTCTACAAATTGGTTATCTACACTAATAACAATATTAACCCATTTTTGTAATGGAAAATTATCAGTAATTGTTATACTTTGACTAGTACTATCAGACATAGTCATTTTACAAATTAATGTAGGAGTAGTTTTATCTAAATACAATATCATATTATTTGCTCTACTGAATACAACGTGGTATATATTCGAATTCCATGTATTTACATAAAGCCATATGCCATATGCATATCTAGTAGCCTCTGGGTTATATACTTTCATACCAGAAACTTGATAATTCAAATTTGCTTGAGCTTGTAAACTTTTTGCTGTATTTGTAAAGAATTTATATAATATATAAACTAAAAATACAATAATAATGCCTAAAATTATAACAACAGCGTTCATTATAAAATAGTAATATAAAATATTTATTGACTTATGAAATATTAATCAAATGTTGGTGGGTTCTTCGCCATTAATAAATTATAAGCATTTATAATTTGTGATTTCATCAGAGGTTCTGTATAATAATTAATATTACAAATTGCACCATCTAATCCATCCTCTGTACCTATAGTTATATTATCATTGGCTGAATAAACCGGTGTATTATTATCAAACCTGTATGTTTTCTCTAAATTACCATTTATAAATAAATCTACTTTATCTGAATAATAATTGAACACTATATTATTCCATTTTTGACCAGGTAATGTCATCTTTATACTAGATTCTTTAGCTTTAGAATCAGTAAAATAAAATATATATTTATCCTTGTTATTATCTGTTGTAATATCATTATAATATGTTATTCTTGGTTTTCCATTGCCATAATTGAATATTTCAGTTTCTTTTGAATAAGACATGTTATTAGGAGGTTGATTATTTAAATATACCCACATAGAAATTGCATAACGTTTTCTATAAGAATATGTTTGTGTGTTCTCCAATGTCTGAATATCGTTTATTTTTTTGAATGTATTAGAATTATTACTAGTTATTGGATCTTTTATACGTAAATCATAGTTACTACCTATAGTAGTTTTCATATCTAAAAATGCACTTTTTGGTAATAATATCATATTTTTTGTAGTTTTTGTAATCAAATAATTTATAATATCTTTTGAATATAAATAAGTCAATACTAATAATACTTCAATTATAAATAATATATAAATTGTTAGTGATGTCATTCTGAATTCTTTCAATATATATTTGAAAAAATCAATAATCAAACATGGAATATAAAATATAAAATAAACTATGAAACCACTGAAATTATTCATTGATTTGAAATAATTACCAAAAATATAAAAGAATATTGCTAATCCAATTATTATAACAAAAAATAAAAGGAAATTCATAGCATATGAAATAAACGTGAAATTTTGTTTATTTAATGAAGAGTATGAATAAATAACGGCAATAAATAATATACCAAGCATAATCATCAAAAACATTTTATATATTGGACTATTTTGACTTCCTATTCGAATTATAAAAGCAAACACTAATAAAAGTGGTATTATAGCGGTAAATGAATATATATAACTTCTATTAATTAAAGCGTCACCATCTAATGTTGCCATAAACAAAATGACACCAACTAAAAAAATAACAAAATAAAGAATACCATATTTTACAACTTGAGATTGTGAATTTTTTATGGTGTCTGTAATTATTTTTATTATATTTGATATAGAATCCGCATTATTTATAAGTAAAAAAAATATTAAAAAAATAGTTGGTACTAATATTATCAATTTACTAGATTCTATTTCATAAGGACTAATTACATTTGTTATTATTAAATTCATGTATATTATACACAACAATAATGCAGATGTAATTATTTTTATATTGATTTTTGTAACAAAATCCATTAAATCTTTCATGTTATTTTCTAAATCAAAAGAGCTATTAGAAACAAAAAGTAAAAAAGGTAATACTATCATTGTGCATGATATTATTGAAATATAATTATCTTTATCTTTAATATTTTGTATCGATTTGGGTACAAACACTAATAATAAAACAGAAATAATAATGAAAATAGCTATAAATAAAAAAATAAATTTGTCTCTTGAAATATCGATCGCTAATGGATTAAAAATTACAAATTTTAAGCTTTCAAATGAATAAAGATAAAACCAAAAAAAAATTGGGAAAAAAAACATAAGAATTACATAAGCTGATATAAATGATTTATCATTTAATATATTTTCATTATTCATTTATAACTATTTATTTAATATATAGTTAGAATTAAATAAATATTTTTATCTAAAAAAGTTTTATAAATTTTCAATAGTAGTTTTCTTACCATGGCATTCTCTACATAAAGCTACTAAATTATCTATATGATTACTTCCACCATATTCTAAACGTTTTATATGATCAACTTCAAACCATGCGTTTAATTGGGTTTGACAATCGCCGCATTTCCAATTTTGCCTAGATGCTACAAATTTCTTTTTTGTTTCACTTACGGAACGTTTTGTGGCTTTTTTACCAGAATTTGCAATACGATTTTCGGCTGCATTTTGCATAGGTGATGTACCTGCTGGCATAGGTATTATAGGATAATTGTAATTGTCATAGTCACCACCATCGACACTCCTATATTGATCATTTGCGAAATTATGTTTTGTTGTAAAATCTAAAATAGGAGATATAATACTCGTTGTTCCTTTATCAATTGGTAAATATTTTATATAATCATTCGTAGTCGACATAATATCATTTGCTCTAGCTGGATTTCTTTTTATTAATACATATAACATAAGCGCTACAAATGCAATTCCGGCCATTTGATAATATTTTTTACCGGACTGTAACATTTTCATATATTTACCATCAGTGTACACATTTGCCATTAAAAATGCTGCTATAATAAATATGAGAATTTCAACACGCATATTTATATGTGTTTCTAGTTATAATATAACGAGAAAAGTTCATTGATTATAATAAATAATAATCAATCCGAGTAAAATCAAAATGATAGCCATAATAAGATAGTGTTTTCTCATTTTTATTTTATCAGCCAAGTAAATGGGTTTAGGTTTGTATTGGTCTCGATACATTTCTAAAGCTAATGGTAATGGTATTTCTGGTTTTCCTAACATTACATTGTATTTATTATGAATAAAATGTGTCCATCGAACAAATGAATCGCGATTATCTAAATAAGGTGTTACTGGGTATTTATCTAATAAACGACTAAATTTATCTCCCATTTCTGGAACAGGTATAAATAATGGAATATTTTGTATAAAATCATAATATTTTCGCTTGGTTACATCATTTGGATTTTTTGGATACGATTCTGATACCGTATGTATAAAAAACCAATAATGTGGTCCCCAGACAGATGGATCAAAATGCATTTTAATTATAAATATATAAAGATAATGGAATATAATAAAATAGGAAAATCGAAACAATAATAAAAATGAATGATTCATATTGTAATAATTGTGGAAAACAAGGACATTTATATCATCAATGTAAAATGCCAATAACGAGTGTCGGTTTGATTACTTTTCGTATTCATAATGATGAAATACAATATTTAATGATTTGTCGTAAAGATACTTTAGGATATATTGATTTTATGAGAGGTAAATACTCGATTTTTAATAAAGAATATATATTGAATATGCTAAAACAAATGACCATAGAAGAAAAAACGAAATTGAAAACACTCAATTTTGAAGAATTATGGATAGGATTATGGGGAACAAAATCGATTTCAACCCAATATAAATCAGAAGAAGTAATTTCTTATGAAAAAATTAATTCACTACGAAGTGGTATAACAGTAAAAAATGAGTTTTATAATTTGGATTCATTGATAGATGAAAGTAATCAATATCCATTATGGGAAGAACCTGAGTGGGGATTCCCAAAAGGTAGGAGAAATTATCAAGAAAAAGATTTTGATTGTGCTTTGCGTGAATTTAATGAAGAAACTGGTTTTAATATTAAAGATATCATAACATTTCAAAATATATATCCGTTTGAAGAAATATTTACGGGGTCTAACTATAAATCATATAAACATAAATATTATTTGGCTTATATGAAGTATAATAGTACACTTAATATGGATAGATTTCAATCATCGGAGGTTAGTAATATGGAATGGAAAACATATAATGAATGCATCCATGCAATAAGACCATATAATTTAGAAAAAATAAGATTACTAACAATTATTAATAATATTTTGAAATCATTCCGTATATTTTTACTATAAATTCTTCGAAATATCAATATAAAAAATATATATTGATATTTTAAGTAATGTCTTCTAATAAAAAAAAAGGTCCAGAGAAAAAGAATACTACAAAGAAAAAATCCCCTATAAAATCAACATTAGAAGAATTAAGAAGTAACATAAATAATAGTATTTCAAAAACAACCGATATATTTACAGAAGTAAAAAGTACAGATGTTGCAAAAGATAATCAAATTATCAAATATTTATTTAATAGATCACCAGTAGAAGAACCCATCACAAAACCTATGGAAGAACCCATCACAAAACCTGTAGAAGAATCTGTCCAAGAACCTGTAGAAGAACCCATCCAAGAACCTTCCAAAAAATCTATAACAAAACGAAATCTGGATAATGATCCAAAATATAAAAATACTTATATTGGTAATAATCGATATGAACAAACGTATTTATTTTACGATCATGAATTAAGATTTGAACATTATAGTAACATAGAAAAAATGTTAGAATTAACTAATAATAACGACGATTCCAGTATATACAAAGAAGAAATAAATAATTTTTATAAACCTAAAAAAATATCAGATAAGAAGTTAGAAAAACAAATAAAAGAACAAAATAAAAAAACGTATGGTAGATTTAGAGGTGATCTTATATTAGCATTAATAAGTGATATTGCTGCTCCAAAAGTAAATAAAACAAGAAAATTAAATATAGTACCTCAATTGAAAAATAAAACAATAAAACTCAATATTATCAACAAAGATATCAACAAACAACCTATTCCAGAACCTACAATAAAACCTATAAACGAACCTATTGAAGAACAAATCCAAAATCCACCTGTTGCACCTGAACAAGATCCATTTATTGAAGAAGAGGCACTGGAAGAATCGTTCGAAGAAACTAATCAAGAAGAACCTATCATAAATGAAGAAAATTTACCTACAAATATAATTGAAAATTCTGAAAAAGAAGAAGAAATACAACAAAAAATTGGTATACCTGAGAACCTCGATACAGATTCGAAAGAATATAATGCATTTTTATTCAATAAAGAAAAAATAGAACATGAATCATCAGATACAGCCGAATTTGATTTTTTATATCCTGAATTAAATGATCCTGATTTTAATATCAAAATCGCAAAACGTAAAGAATTCAATGATACTAAATTTGATGGCTCTATTTATGACATAAAAGAACAAGCTGAAAAGATGTGTAATGCGGACTTTGAATTATTGCCACATCAATTGTTTGTAAAAAACTTTTTGTCATATCAAACACCTTATAATTGTCTTTTGTTGTACCATATGTTAGGATCTGGTAAGACGTGCAGTGCAATTGGTGTTGCTGAAGAAATGCGTAGTTATATGAAACAGATTGGTTTAGTTCAAAAAAACAAACGTATTTTGATTGTTGCTTCTCCAAACGTTCAAAATAACTTCCGTTTACAATTATTTGATGATCGTAAATTAAAAAAAGAGAATGGATTATGGAATCTGAATACATGTATTGGTAATTCATTATTGAATGAAATAAATCCGTCGTCTATTCATGAATTGAAAAGAAACCAAATTATAAGCGAAATAAATAATCTAATAAAAACATATTATCAATTTGTAGGTTATGATAAATTAGCTAACATAATACGTTCTGAAACGAAAGATGCCGATCTAGATAAAGAACCTACCAAAGAACAAAAAGAATTGGAAATCAAAAAAATACGTCAATTATTCAATAATCGTCTCATTATTATTGACGAAGTACATAATATAACGTTGGCACAAGATAACAAAGAAGCCAAGAAAGTAGGTAGTATGTTGATGCGTATTGCTCGTTATTCACAAAATATACGCCTTTTGTTGTTATCCGCTACTCCCGTTTATAATAATTATAAAGAGATTATTTGGTTGACAAATCTTATGAATGCTGTTGATAAACGTAGTTCCATAAAAATCGAGGATGTATTTGACAAAGAAGGTAATTTTGTAAAAGAGAGAACTACCAAAGATGGTGTAAAATTAGAGGGCGGTAGAGAACTTTTGAAACGAAAATTGACTGGATATGTTTCTTATGTTCGTGGTGAGAACCCTTATACATTTCCTTTTCGTATTTATCCAGATACATTCTCACCTGAAAATACATTCAATAATGAAGCTAATAATCAACCTAACAACCCAACACCGGAGGAAACTATTGGACCATCAGAAGAAATAACCGGTGGTGATCCTCCAAAACCAGAAGAAACCAAGACTCAATCATCTGAAGAGACCAGTGTTCCACCTGAAGAGACCCGTGTTCCACCTGAAGAGACCAGTGTTACACCTGAAGAAACCAGTGTTCTACCTGAAGAAACCAGTGTTACACCATTACCAATTCCCATTACAACAACATATCCAAAAATACAAATGAATTTGAAACCTATCGAAAAACCATTACAACATTTACCTGTTTATTTGAACCCAATTGGTGAATATCAAGAAAAAGCATATAAGTTTATTATGGATAATCTACGTAATAAATCTTTCAATACTTACAATATTCATGGTGAAGAACGAGAAATGCCAACATTTGAAAATATGGAATCATTTGGATATACTCATCTACAACAACCATTAGAATCACTCAATATTATTTTTCCAAATCCAGATTTTAAAGAGACTCAATCTCAACCACAAAAATCAGAAGAGGGTCAAACACAAAAACAAGAACAACCTCCACAAGAACAATCCATTCTTCAAAATATTGGTAAAACTCTTGGTTTTTCCGGTGGTGCAGGTGACTCTATAGACTCCACTTCTTCGGGTGAATCATCTATAGAATCTACCGTACAAGAAAATACAGAAATCATCAAAAATATGACTGGAAAGACAGGTTTATCAAATATAATGACATATGAAACCATACGTGAATCCTATGAATTACGAAAGAATTTCGAATACAAACCACAAATATTGGAAAAATATGGTAGAATATTTCACCCAGATAAGATCGGTAAATATAGTGGTAAAATGGGTAATATATCCAATATAATACGTAATTCAGAAGGTATTATCATTATTTATTCACAATATATTGATGGCGGTGTAGTACCACTCGCACTCATGTTAGAAGAAATGGGTTTTACAAGATACGGATTTGCATCTCATACTACGTCTCTTTTGAAAACCCCACCTCCTTCGGAGAAAATGCTAGATGCAGTTACTATGAAAACAAAACAAGACTTTTTAAAAGCAAAACAAGCTGGTCAGCAACATCGTGGAATCAATATCGGTGAATTTACACAAGCCAAATATGTAATGATAACTGGTGATAAAACATTCTCTCCTAATAATTTGGCAGACATCAAATATGTAACATCGAAAAACAACGTAAATGGTCAGAATGTAAAAGTCATTCTTATTAGTCAAGCCGCAGCAGAAGGGCTCGATTTCAAAAATATTCGACAAGTACATATTTTGTCACCTTGGTACAATTTGAACAGAATTGAACAAATTATTGGTAGAGGTGTTCGTAATCTGAGTCATTGTGATCTACCATTCGAAAAACGTAATGTTGAAATATATTTGCATTCTACAACACCAAAAAATGATGAAGAACCCGCTGATTTATATTTATACCGTTATGCAGAAAATAAGGCTATACAAATCGGTGAAATAACGCGTCTTATGAAAGAGGTCGCTGTCGATTGTTTATTGAATATTTCTCAAACAAATCTGACAGTAGATAAATTATTAGAGAACACAGCAAATCAAAAAATAAAAATACAATTATCTAGTAATCCAACCGAAATAGATTATAAAGTAGGAGATAAACCATTTACAGATATATGTGATTACAAAGACAATTGTAATTTTGTATGTTCTCCAAATATACAAATCAACGATGCCGACATAACTAAAAATACTTATGACACGGGGTTCTTAAGAACAAATTATTCAGCTATTGTAAAGAGAATTCGACAACTTTTTAGGGAACAAAATTTCTATAATCGAGAACAATTATTCAATTCTATCAATATTTTGCGTAAATATCCAGATGAACAAATAGATTATGTTCTCTCAATATTTATTGATAACAATGAAATAATAGTTGATAAATATGGTCGTAGTGGGTATTTGATCAATAATGATAGTAATTATGTATTTCAACCCGTCGAAATAACTGATGAACGTAGTAGTTTATTTGATCGAACCGTGCCAATTGACAAAAAGACTAATATGTTGGAAATGGAAATTGATACTACCAAAAGATCCTCCAAAGAAACAAATGTAGAAAAAACAATTGATATCGATTTTAGCGATAAATACGATAATATTATCGATAATTTAAAACAACAACTCAATGTTCTCGAAACCGAAAAAGAAAATGCATTAAACAAAGTAAAATTAATAGAAGATGAAAATGATTGGTATGTACATTGTGGTCGTATTTATGCTATATTGACAAATGAGAACAAACATAATGTACCTATCCAAAGTGTAAATAAATACATTATTTATCATTTTTTAGATACATTAACTAGTGAACAGCGATTGGTTCTCGTTCAATATTTGTATAAAATGCCCGATATTGAAACTGTAAAACCATTAGATAATAACGAGATCATTATAAAACAATATTTTGATAACAAAATAGTAGAAAGAAATAATATCAAAGGGATTGTTCTCGAAGTCGATAAAAAAACCTTGCTTTTTATTCAAGATTCGGAAACTAAGGAATGGAACAAGTCCAAACCTAGTGAAAATATATTATTTCAATCAATCGTTCAAAAGAAATATGAAATAGCTAGAGAGAATATCAATAATTTTGTGGGTTTTATGCATAATTTTAAGAAAGAGGGTGTTGTATTCAAAACAAAAGATATGTCAGATAAGCGTAACAATATAGGGTTGAGATGTAGTGGAAGTACGAAAAATGATACTATTAAGAGATTGAACAAGGTTCTCGAAAGTGGTCCATTTTTCAAAGAGGGTGATGAAAGAAATATTTATAATGATAGGACAACTATCGATATAAAAAAAATAGGGTTTTGCGTAATGTTGGAAATAATTATGAGATATTATAATGATATTGAAATGGAAAAGAATCTATTAGTAAGAAAAACATGGTTTTTTGATGTGGAGAAAACTATTTATAATAATTTGGTGAATTTATGATTTTGTTTTAGTTTTGGTTCGTTGATAAGCTTGATCTATTTCATAAAATGGTATTAGTCCAACCTCCATGATAAATAGCATGGAGAACAATGCAGAGTCTTTCATGAATGTCCAATATGAATCCTTCATTTTTATTGATTTGTATATCAATAAATAGCTTATGTTCAATTTTTTATATATACGAAAAATTGAATTCAAATATAAATATAAATATATAAATATATATATCCAAAATGCAAAATGAACGAAGAACTCAAAAAACATACGGTGTTTATGAAGTTTCGATGCTAACTATAAAAGTCGCGCTTTCTATACGCGAAGTGGGTAAAAATATAAAACAAAATTTAGAACGAATGATATCAAAAAAAATAGAAGGTAAATGTATTCCAGAAGGGTTTATACGTCCTGGATCAGTAAAAGTAATGAATTATTCTAGTGGAACAGTCAATAACGAAAAAGTAGAATTTCAGGTATTATTTGAATGTATGGTTTGCCATCCAGTGGAAGGGATGTTAGTAGAATGTGAAACAAAGACGATTACTAAAGCGGGGATACATGCAGAAGTAAGTGATGATACCGGCGCCGTTCCAATTACCGTATTTGTAGCAAGAGACCATCATTTTACTGAAAGATCTTTTAGTGAAATAAAAGAAAACATGAAAATAAAGGTTCGTATTGCAGGTGTGAGATTTGAATTGAATGATCCATATATTTGTGTTATTGGGAAATTACTAGAATCAAGGGAACAATTTGGTGGTGATGTTGACGAACCATAAATAAAAACTATAAATAAAAAGAATATAAATGATTTTTTTATTTATATATAATGGCATCCAATATCGATAAAATCAATAATCTTGAAAAATTAAAAAAAAATATCGAATCATTAAACAAGCATCATCAAATAGAAATATTACAAATATTAACAAAGAATCTATGTAAAATCAACGAGAACAAAAGTGGATGTTATGTAAATTTATCATTTTTAAGCGACGAAATAATAGACGAAGTCGCCAAATACGTCGAATACGTTCAAGATCAGGAAGAAACTTTGAATACAGCGGAATACCAGAAAGAGGAGTTCAAGAATGCATTCTTTATTGAAAAAGAAGATAAAGACAACCCTACAGTATTATATAGCTCGATAAATAAGGTTGATGTCAAATAGTTATAGTACTATTAATCAAATGTTTTTTTTACCATCCGATGATTCTGATAATATTTTAGATGTTTTGGATAAATATATGTTTACCAAGGATCATCAATCAACAACAGAAACACAGATAATACTAACTAAACCAATAACAACACCACCAGAAACAACTATTATTTCAAAACCAACAGTAATACAAGAACCCATATTGGAAACAAAACTGACACCCATTGTTGAATTCATATCACCTACACATCAAGATAGTTTATTTTGGTGTATTTATATTGCAATTCATGGTTATAATGATTATCAACAGGTATCACGTAATTATGGTGTAAAAGAATTAGAAATTAAACAAAAAATTGGGAATTTCATACAATCCAATCCAAGTAAAATGAAGAAAACCAACATGAAAATAACGAAAGTCGCGGTACAAGAAATATTATCCGAGCTTTTGACATCGGTTCGTGAAACTAGTTTTTTCAGTATGATCGGTATGTTGGTTTTTTATAATATTAATATATTGATAGTAGATGCAACTGGTAAAAAAATGTTAGAATTTATATCAGATATTGATAACGAATTACCAACACATGTTTTACACAAAGACAAATTCGGTAAATACAAATTACAATCAGAGTCTGTATCAAAAACACAAATTAATGAAATGAAAACCACTATTTTTTGTTTAGAAAGTTATTTGAAACCACTGAAACCGATTTCTAGTTATCATGTAGAAGATTTGTACAAAATAGCAATGCAGATTGGTACAAATAATAATAAAAAGTATAAAAAACCGGATTTGTATCAAGAATTGATCGAAGCACTTGTTTGGAAATAAATTTTGAAAAATTGAACTAAAGAAATAATATGTTATTTTATTATATAAGAAAACATATTATAGGATGGAAAAATCAGAAACCGATAATAAAAACCAATCAAATGATATATCTCCATCGAATACAAATATGGCAAACACTATAAAACAAAAAAAGGAAGAATTTGAAACGATAGTAAAACATTATTTAGAAAGTAATCCACATATTATTGCCGGTCGTAAATCCAACGAACTAGAAATACGTTTTGGTACAAATACAAAATTATCCCGTCCTATTTCCAAAATAGATTATGATAATGTAGTGAAACAATTATATGCATTTGGATTCAAACCTCAAGTCGAATCAGGAATACAAATCCTGCGAATTGCATGTGAATATACAGATGTCCGTACAGGAAAAGTAAAAATGTCGAATATTCGTGCGGAATTAGTAGGTACCGATATAATTCAAGAATATTGTCGTACAAATAGTATCCAACGTATTATTGATATGCCTTCTAATGTTTTCAATAAATTGAAATTCACACAAAAAACTACAGCTGTTGATAAATCCGGTGCTTTCATTCAAAAATTAGATATGGACGATTTTAATTTCCGTGTTTCTTATCAGACTGAACAAGATCATAATGTTCAATCCAATGTTGCCAGAAATATCATATCTAGATGGGAAGATTCTAAAAAAACGTTTCGTAGTATGAATCGTGTTCGTTTTTATCATCCAGATTATCCTGTATTCGCTGATCTAAGTATTGTGAAAATGTCGAAAAAAACGAATCGTGTAGTAATGCCGGAATATACCATTCAAGAAGCAGGTGTTTTCAACAACATGGAGAACTACGAAATCGAATTAGAAGTAGACAACACTAGAGTTGGAACTGGTTCGGGATTTGATAATATCAATACATTGATGGATTCTATTCGTAAATGTATCCGAATCGTATTAGGTGGATTACAGGGTACCAAATATCCAATATCCTATGTAGAAAGAGATACAATATTACAATCATATATGCGTTTGATACATGGTGAACGATACGAAAAACCAAGACGTGTTTATCCAAGTGATTTTATAGGGCCATCATCTAATACCTTACAAATTGAAAACATACAACCTACCAAGGAAGGTGCAAATATAAATACTATTTTACATAATTACACAGTAACTGATAAAGCGGATGGAGAAAGAAAACTGTTGTATATATCAGAAAATGGTAAATTATACATGATTGATACAAACATGAATGTCATTTTTACAGGTGTCAAAACCAACGAAAAAACCATTTTCGATAGTTTGTTAGATGGTGAACATATAAAAAATGATAAAAACGATAATTTTATAAATCTATATGCAGCATTTGATGTTTATTTTATCAATAAAAAATCAGTTCGTGAATATGAATTTTTAAAAACGACCACTATGGAAGAACCCAAAAAAGAATCAAATCCGGAAAAACCCGCAACAATGTTCCGTCTAGGTCTTTTACTAGAACTTATATCATCAATCAAACCGATTTCTATTATGGAATCCATCAAAAAGGAAAAAAGTGAAGTTTCCGATGCTACAACAAAACAATTGGTCGACTTTTCAATACGCTGTAAAAATTTCTATTATGATACTGATCGAATCTCTATATTCGATTGTTGTTCAAAAATATTAACACACATAAAAGATGGACTGTTTGAATATAATACAGATGGTCTGATATTTACGCCATCTGATATGGCGGTTGGTGCAAGTCAGATAGGCGCTCCACCAAGTAGCCTGAACAAATCTACATGGGAAAAATCATTCAAGTGGAAACCACCAGAGTTTAACACAATTGATTTTCTTGTAACTGTCAAAAAAGACAAAACAGGTAAGGACGAAGTTCATTATATATTCGAGGAAGGCGTGAATATGCAAACAAATCAAAATGTGGTACAATACAAAACCCTTGTATTACGCTGTGGTTTCGATGAACGTAAACATGGATTTATTAATCCATTTCAGGATATCGTAGAAGATAAATTACCCAACCCGAAAGATCTCGATAATGAAGAAACATATAAACCCGTGCCATTTCAACCAACTGAACCATATGATCCAAATGCATGTTATTGTGATATTACTTTGAAACAAGACGGATCGAGATTATTTATGACAACCGAAGAAGGTGATTATTTTGAAGAGGATATGATTGTTGAATTCAAATATGTTATGGAAAATGAAAAAACAAGACGTTGGGTTCCTATACGTGTTCGTTATGACAAAACTAGTGAACTAAGGGCTGGATTGAAAAACTATGGTAATGCTTATCATGTTGCAAATAGTAATTGGTATTCTATACATCATCCTATTACTGATAATATGATATCAACAGGTCAAAATATACCAGATGTTGTTATCAATGAGGACATCTATTATAATCGTAATCTCAATACAAATGAATCCAATACGATCGCCCTACGTAATTTCCATAATTTGTACGTAAAAAACAAACTAATAACTGGCGTAGCAAATCGAGGTGATACTTTGATTGATTATGCTGTAGGAAAAGCCGGGGATTTATCCAAATGGATTGCATCCAAATTGTCTTTTGTCTATGGTATAGACATTGCAAAAGATAATATTGAAAATCACTTGGATGGTGCATGTACCCGGTATTTAAAAGAACGTCGTAAATATGGTGAATCTATGCCTAGGGCAATATTTATAAACGGTAATAGTGGGTTGAATATACGTGACGGAAAAGCACTATATACAGAAAAAGAAAAACAAATTTCCAATGCTATTTTTGGAAAAGGTCCAAAAGATGCAACTATATTAGGAAGGGGTATTTATAATTCATTTGGATTAGGTGCTACCGGATTCAATATTAGTTCTTGTCAATTCGCTATTCATTATTTCTTTGAAAATAAAACAACATTTCATGAATTTCTACGTAATATTGCAGAATGTACCAAAATAAATGGTTATTTTATTGGTACATGTTATGATGGTAAAGAGGTGTTTGAACGACTCCGTAAATACAAAAAAGGTGAAAGTTGGACGATCTTCAAAAACGATAGCAAAATATTCGAAATGACGAAAATGTATGATGAAACTGGATTCCCAGATACAGACGCGTCCCTCGGTTACGCAATCAATGTTTATCAAGAAAGTATTAATTTGGCATTCCGAGAATTTTTGGTGAATTTCGAATATTTAATACAGGTAATGGAAGATTATGGATTTGTCTTATTAAAAACCGAAGAATTACAAAAGATTGGATTGCCTAGTTCAACAGGACTTTTCAGAGAATTGTTTTCCACTATGGAGAACGAAATACGAAGAAATAAACAAAGTGGTATCAATTATAAAAAAGCCATGGAAATGAGCACAGAAGAAAAACAAATATCATTTTTAAATCGTTATTTTATATTCCGTAAAGTACGCGAAGTAGATGCTAAAAAAATGGCACAAGTTATTTTAAAACAAAATGAATTCATAGAAAATAATGGCGAAGAAGCACTAATGGAAATAGAAGATTCAACACAAACAATAGAAATAGAAAAATTATCAAAACCAAAATTAGTTATAAAAATGCCCAAGAAAACAACAGTAAAAAAACCCAAAATTGATGAACAAACAAAAAACATTGAACAACCTACCGAAAATATAATTGAACCCGCTGGAGAAATGGTCGAAATAAGTAAAATAAAGCCGACTGGACAACCAATGAAATTGAAAATTCGTGATACTACAAAAACGATAAAAAAATAAATTTCTTCTAATAAAACAAAACAATATAAACATATTTTTTTATATTTTGTTAACTATAAAAAAATACTAATGACATATTATTTGTTACCAAAATCATCACCTTTGATATATAAATACATAACTTGTATAGAACAAGAATCACCTCCTACGCCAGTTATTTCAAATTCTTTATCTGAATATTTATATGAAACAAAAAAGAAATTAGATGAACGTGAAAAAGATTGGGATGTTTTCAAAAAATATACAAATCCATATGAATATATTCATACACCGATTCCTTTCAAAAAGAAATGCATATCAAAATACAAACCACTTTCTAGATCTTATTTTAAAATGATTGAAATGGTAAATACGTTCAATTTATATTATGATAATCCTATCCACTCTTTTCACCTGGCAGAAGGACCTGGAGGATTTATAGAAGCTATGGCAGGATTACGGAAATGTCAGAATGATACTTATATTGGTATGACTATTATCGATGATAACCAAGATCCAAATATTCCTGGATGGAAAAAAACAGAATCATTTTTACGTCAAAATAAAAATGTATATATAGAAACCGCTTCGGATAAAACCGGCAATATACTATCACTTGAGAATTTGGTCTATTGTAAAGACAAATATGCGTCTTCTATGGAACTAATAACAGGCGACGGCGGTTTCGATTTTTCCATGGATTTCAATAATCAAGAAATACATATTGCCAAATTATTATTTGGTCAGATCGCATACGCAGTAACTATGCAAAAGAAAGGCGGTTCATTTATTTTGAAAATATTCGACAGTTTTATGCAACATACGATTGATTTATTATATATTTTATCATCATTTTATGAGAAAGTATATATTATCAAGCCAAATACAAGCCGTTATGCAAATTCAGAAAGATACATAGTATGTAAGGATTTCATATTTTCATCATGCGAAAAATTTTACCCATTTATTTATAAAGCATTTGAAAAGATGCTTTTGGTCAATGAATATATATATCGTTTTTTAAACATTCCAATATCTTATTTTTTTATTAGTAAACTTGAAGAATACAATGCAATTATCGGTCAACAACAGATAGAAATTATTCATTACACCATTTCTTTGATTGAGAACAAACATAAACAAGAAAAAATAGATAATTTAATAAGAGTAAATATACAAAAGTGTGTACAATGGTGCGTAAAACATAATATTCCTTGTAATACTATTACAAACAATACAAATATATTTACAAATCAGACATTTTTAGAATTAATAGAAGATAACGATATTATTTGATCTATCCTCGTATTGATTTATCGTCACATGTCCTCATTTCACCAGTTTTGGTAAATTTTGGGTATTTTCTCACAGGATAACCATTTTTTTCTTTCTGTGTATACGTGCTTGTATATATATTTTCAGATACTCCATACGATAATGCGTCTGCGACACCATTACCGTATACAGAACCCATTGATGCAGCAGATGTTTGAATTGTATTATATTTATTACGTAGTGTAACTTCACTGGATGATACACCTCCTTGACTTGCAAATTGAGGATTACTAGGCTTATAAAATATTTTTACAAATGCTGGAGTTAATAATGGTGTTGTTGTTGAATAAAATAATTGTGGTGTAGAAAAACTCTGATTTGCTGGATAATTTCCAGATTCAAACCCAATTGCATTTTGGAACAAACCATCATTTAATATTACAAAATTAGGTATAACTGCCGCTGAAGATGGAATGGTCCATGTTGTACCAAATGGTTTTTCAAATTTATCAGAAGGATAAAGAGAAGTATCTGCTGGATAACACTGTAATTCTATTGCAGTTTTGTTATAATTATATGCGATTGTTAATAAAAATATTGATATATTTGAACTCGAAGAAATGATATAATGGTCATTTGATGCCATTGTTTTATGTAATATATTATTAATATCTTCAATGCGATATGATCCTGGGGGTATAGTAACTAAATGTGATGTACTATCAATCCAATTATATTTGAATGATAATTGTACATTTGTTTTGTACATTTTACAATGATTTATACCATTAGATGAATACAAGTTATCCTTCGATAAACTATCTCCAGGTTTTACTGATGAATTTCCTTGTCTGATATAATTGTATTGATTTTTTTCAAATGCTATATTTCTACTTATCAAATATTGTTTGGTATTAGTATGATATGTATCATTATTTTTTGAAATATCAAATTGTCGTTTTATCATTCCACTACTACGTACACGTCTTAAAGCATTTTTAGTATCAGATAAAAATGGTATACATGTTCCAGGTCGCTGGCACGAATTATTTGGAAATGTATCATCTAATGTATTGACTAAACCATTCTGTTGAGTAGCTATAGAATTAATAATAGAACTACCTGGTTGATCAAAAACATCAATACTAGATGAAATACGGTCATTACATTTTGAAGTAGTAATATTTGTAACTATTTCACGCCTGTATAGTTTCAATGGCCTAGCCATCATTAAATTTCTATTGCTTAAAACTATATTTTTATTTATTTTTCCGTTTCGTGTAATTGATGATGTTATTTGATTTAATGTTTGTCCTTTCCATGATACTAATGGATATGGAAAAGTATTCAAATATGGAATAGGTTTCATTGATTCGTACATATTTATATATATACTTTGGAAAATATATTATATAAAAAACCATAATAAAAATTTCCAAAGTATATAGTTATGATAGTTACACTAGATTTATCCAAATTTACATTGTCTAATACACATTTTTTAGAAACAAAGAAAAACATTATAATGGATGGAAATTTTACAAAATTAATATTTTCAAATGAGCTTTTTATAATGAATGGTATATATATATTATTTCCTATAGACCATAATGGTTCAGAAAAAATAATGAATAAAACACAGATCCGTTTTAATCCTTTTCAGCAATATAATCAGACACTTATTAACGAATTTTCAAAATTGGAAAAAAACATCTTAGAATACTATAAACAAACACGTATGTGTAATTGTAAAATTGTTCCTTTATTACAAAAACAAATGTTAATTGGATTCATGAAAACAAATAAAGAATATAAAAATCAATTCTTGATAAATGAAAATAATAAAAACATATTATATGTTCTAAAAATATCTGGAATATGGGAAACAAAAGATGAAATCGGATTGACTTATAAATTATTTGAAGTAAACAATAATACTTTATAATATGTTCTCGATTGGTAAAAAATTGAATACTTTTTTATCAATTATAATTATTTTATCAAATCAAATCAAATGGCAAACCGTAATAATACCAAGCAAACTAAGTTCTGTAAATTTTGTAAAGATTCTGGAAAAAATGAAACTATATACACATCACATAATGTAAAAGATAAAAAAGGTAATTTATGTTGTCCTATTTTAATGACAACACTATGTAAAAATTGTGGTAATTTTGGACATACTATTAAATTTTGTAAATCAGTTAATTTTGAAAACAATAAAAAAACAATTCAAAAACCAATAACACAAATACGTGTTGAAATTAAAAAAAATAACAATGTTAATCGTTTTTCAGCATTTGACGACGATGATGAAGATGAACCTACTACCACTATTGAACCAGAAAAAGATGTAAAAAAAGAATGCATTTCAACAATTCCCAGAAGAAGAATAGAAAATTGGGCAGATTATTGTTCAGATAGTGATGATGATTAAAATTATATGTTTGTCTATTTACATGGTTTATCTATTACATGTTTTTTTACATATGAAACATTTTCATTTGTCCACGTCTTTTCCCACTATTATTAATCATAACCATTTTGCTGTTTACGTATACATTATTAGTGAATGGAATTGATCCTTTTCTCAAATCATGAACTTTGTTTTGTTTAATATCTGGTATAATTTCTGTTGAAAATTTTGTTATATTGATATAACTATAAATATCATCTATTTTTTCTATTGTATATTTCAAATCTCGAATAGATTGAATACCTTCCTTAGTATTATTTATTACGCGGTCATATTCTTTACGATTAACTATTCGAAATAAACCATCCTTCATTTGAAAAACATTTTTATCCATTAGTGGGTAATATTGACTTCTATCAATGATAAGATTTGCAGCTAAAACCCGTTTTTGTAATAAATTATCTTCATATCCCCAAGTCCATAAGTTAGGGAATCCGTATATTTTTTCAAAATCTGATCCTTTAATTGATACAATTCCTCCTAATGCGAACTCGTATCCATAGAAATGTTTTACTACACCATTAGTTGTTTCATAATTGAAAAAATTTTTTGTATATGGCATTGTATCGACATCATTGAAAACAAATGTTATATTTTTATAATCATTGGGATATTTTTCTTTCATTGCTAAAAATCCTATATTTTTTATTGCACCACGATTGAAATCTCTCGTATCCATTTGATGTGAGAAAAATATTTTGTAATCTGATTCTGGTATATCTGACAGTATTGTTTTCATATGATTCATAAAAAATTCTTTTTGTTGTTCTCTATCACGATAAGGCACTATAAAAATAATTTTTGGAATTGCATTTATGGATGGTTCTTGTTCTTGTACTGGTTCTTGTACTGGTTCTTGCACTGGTTCTTGTACTGGTTCTTGCACTGGTTCTTGTACTGGTTCTTGTACTGGTTCTTGTACTGGTTCTTGTACTGGTTCTTGTACTGGTTCTTGCACTGGTTCTTGCACTGGTTCTTGCACTGGCTCTTGCACTGGTTCTTGTATTGGTTCTGGTAATAGGTGTATAAATGGATCATTAACATGTTCTTCAATAATTATAGTAATATTTTCATTATGTTCTTCCATAAAAATATATATAGTCAGAACATTATATATTTAAAAAATTATCTAAATGTTGTAACTTTATAAAATAATATTATTATTATGAATATTTATCTAAAATAGCCTTTGGTAAGAAACTATCTTTATTCAATTCTAATTTCTTGAAACATTTATTAATTGTTACTTCACTTACACCACATATCATTTTAATATCTTGTTTTGATATGTTCAGTTGACAATTATAAGCTATAAAATAAATAATTCCCGCTGCAATTGCATGTGGAATATTATCAGTTATCATATTATTTTGTTCAACTTTATTTGCAATAAATTTAGATAACATCGTCAATTCCTGATTGAAATTTAATCTACTACAATAACGTTCAATAAATAAACTTGGTAAAGTTACACATAATTCTGCTTGATTGGATGGATCTATATTCCTTTCTATATTATGTAATATATTTACTGCCATTGAACACCCATTTGTAGCACTCGTTTTATCTAATTTGAATATTTCAGCAATTTCATGAGCTGTTCTAGGACAACCATTCAAACGACATGATATATAAATAGATGCTGCTTTTATACCATCACGATTCATTCCACGAAACATTTTTTGTTCAGATATATCTTTATGTATAGCCATTGCATCATCTATAAATATACGTGGTATACCCGCATTTTGCGCCATAATTGTAATAAACTGAAACTCATCATATAATGATTTTTCTTTATGAGGCATTGATTGCCATTCCGTCCATTTACGTATTTTTTTCATTTCATAGGAAGATTTTGTATTTGATAATACTTTACATCCAAATGAAGATTCCACTAATAACGGATTGATTGGATTTCCACATCGTGTCGGATCAGTTGCATTTTTATCATCTGTATTATAAAAACGCCATTCTGGTGAATAATCTAAAACATCTCTATCCATAACACAGCATTTTATATTCGTACAAGTGGGAAATCCGTCATCCATTATCATCAAACTGGAATTACATAATTTACATAACTGTTGTTCAGGTTCATCTTGCACATTATAAATACATTCGAGATGATCAATGTTTGTATTTTTTTCTAAATGTTTTTTATCATTATCAAATATTTCCCAAAGTTTCGATTTGTTTATTTCCGATATTTCTTTCTTTTTTTTGATGGTTTTTTTGATTGTTTTGTTTGGTTTTATAATAAAAGATTCGTCGGAATTTTCAACTTCAATTTCAATATTTGATTCGATATCTGAATGGTCATTTTTTGGCATTTCTTCTACATTTGTAATACAATTATTTTTTATAGATTTAACTCGAATTCTTATTTTTTCACCTGTTAATTTCATAATATTAATAATTCAAACAAAATATATTGGTTCACTTCAATTTTTTGAATCATAGTATTTTCCTCTCTATTTTTTCAAACATTTCTGGATTATATACTAAATTACCAGTTGGTTTATAATCTTTTACTGATGCATATTGCTTTCCGTTTTTTTGTAAATTAGTTGTTTTATCATTCAATATATTGGCATTTGGATCATTATCCAGTTCATCTTCTTTTTTAATTATATTACCTTTCTCGTCTAATACTATTCCGGTCTTTTTTTTTATTTCATTACGTACATAGGATGGAACCCAATTATTCCAAGATACAAAAAGAGTATTTGGATGCATATATCTTACATAAAATCCATTTTCTTCTAATTTTACTACTAAATATGCTATACATTCACCTTGGTCATATACAGGTTCTCCAAATATATATTCTGGGACTAAAAACCAAATATGTTTATCATTCCTTTTATTTCTTGCTGTTGTAGTTATCCTTTTATGAACACGATTTAATATTTTATTAAATATAGCTAATTGTTTCAAATCTCTTTGCTGTGATTTATCATATAAATCATCTATGTTTACTTTACCTCTAGTTTCTTCATCATTAACATATAAAAACACAGACATTATAATATATATATAAATAAAAATAAAAATATAAAAATTTTTTAACTATTTATATAAAATGGATTCAAATAATATTATAGATGCTTCTTTTGGTATTTTTATTCAACCTTCTATAAAAAATAATGAAAAAACTATACGACATGTAGTTATATCCGGCGGAGGATTATCAGGGTTCACATTTTATGGGGCGTTACGTGAATTAGCAAAAAAAAATTACTGGATTCTTTCTAATATCAAAACTATATATGGAACATCAGTCGGATCTTTGATTGCATTTATAATGGCATTAGATTATGATTGGCAAGAAACGGATGATTATTTTATAAAACGTCCATTACAGAATGTTTTTAAATTGAATATTTACTCTATGTTTGATTGTATACAAAATAAGGGTATTTTTAATAAAAAAACTATAGAAGATATTTTATTACCTCTTTTTGCAGGAAAAGATATTCCTATAGGAATTACTATGAAAGAATTTTATGATTTAAATGGTATAGAAATTCACTCTTTTGCTACTGAACTAAATTCGTTTAGTTTGATTGATATGTCTTATAAAACACATCCTCATTGGACTGTATTAGATGTAGTATATTCTTCATGTAGTCTACCTATTATATTTACGCCATTTTTTTATGAGAACAAAACATATTGTGATGGCGGGTTTTTATCTAATTATCCATTGAAACAGTGTATTGATAATGGTGCAGAACCTAGTGAAATAATGGGATTATATAGATTACAAGAATCGGGAACCGAATCATCTTTTACACAAGAATCTAATATTATGGATTATTTGATAACCATAATGAATAATACTATTGAAAAAATCATTATTTATCCAAATAGAGAAGTTATTGGTATTGAATGTTCTCTACCTTCTTCCATGTCGGTTGATATTGCTAATGGCATACTTAATAGTCATGAAGAACGGAAGCGATTGATTGATTTAGGTGGTAGTTTTGTTGAAAAAAAAATATGAATCTGTATAAAAAAAGATTATTATACAATAATTTATATTATTATTGTATATTATGTTCGAGAGAAGAAAGATATTTATTAATAGACGACAATTTATAGAAGATACTAAAATTGAAAATCTACATTATGCTTGGTCTCATGGTGTGAATGGTTCAAATACATTACCAGTAATATTTGAATTAACAAAAATGATAAAACCTAAAGTATGTGTAATCATTGGAACCGGAGATGGACTTATACCACGTATTATTCGCGAGGCTCAAATAAAATCCTTGGTAAATGATTCTAAAACATACTTAATAGATTTAGGTGAAACAATGGGTGCAATGCCAAATCAAATTCATAATAAAAATTCGATGTTTCGAATCATGTACCCAGAAATAATTGTATACAAAGATTATAGTGTTCCAGGAGGGATTGATTTTATTTCAAAATTAGAATCAGAAATTGATTTATTATGGATTGATGGAGACCATTCATATGAAGGTTCTCTTAATGATTTTGTTCAATATAGTAAATTAGTCGGGAAAAATGGTTTGATTTTTTTACATGATACTGCACCAAATGGTGCTGGAGAAACGCAACCTACATGGTGTGGTGTGGATAAAACAATTGAATACATACGAAATAACAAAGAATTTGAACTTATCAATTTTACAAAAACTGACAAATTAGATATTGGTATGGGGTTTGCCATAGTCAAAAGAAATTTACAGAATAATTAGATTTGTTTACATAAATCAAGATGAGTCTAATCGTTCAACATGGTAATAACAAAACTATCCAATGCTGTTGATGTTATTTTTGAATCAAATTCGATCTTTTGATTTTCCTTCAACATTTTTACTGTTGGGTATGAATCAATATTGTATTCATTAATAGCACGAGTAATATCGCTAGTTTCATTTGTACAATTCAAATCAACGCATTTTACTAAATATCCGTTTACTTGTTTTCCATCATTTTGAGCTTTGAATGTATTCCATTCTGGTAATGCTTTTTTACAATGTGGACACCAATCTACATGAAAGAAAAATATAGTTACTTCTTTATTACGACGATTTGCATTCGCTACATCTTTAAATTTATTTGGCTCTGATTTCGAATATATGTTTGTATAAGCATAGTATGTTACATACAAAAATATTATCAAAACTATAATGCTTATTATGTAATAATAATAAGGAGATATCAATCTACGGAAAATATCGACAATATTAGCCATTCTATATATTATACAAACACTTTTATACTAATTATAAAACGAAATTTGTGAAAATATTTTGTCAGTAATTTATAACTAAAGATATTCCATGTCACGTAAAACCCAAAAAATATATAAAAGTCCTCTTCCTCCGTATATGAAAAAAAAAGTAGTTTATTCACAGGATGATTATAATAGTAATGATGGAATGCTTACTACTGTATGGGGTCCTAGTATGTGGCATTATTTACATACAATGAGTTTTAATTATCCTGTACATCCTACACCAGAGAACAAAAAACATTATCGTGATTTTATATTGAATTTAGAGAACGTTCTACCTTGTGGAAAATGTAGGAAAAATTTGAAAAAAAACTTCAAAAAACTACCTTTAGAAGAAAAAGATATGGAATCCAGAGAAACCTTTTCGCGTTATATTTATAACCTTCATGAAGTAATCAATAAAATGTTGAAGAAGAAATCCGGATTGACTTATGATGATGTTCGAGAACGTTATGAACATTTCCGTGCGCGTTGTGCTAAACCATTGAAATCTTTGAAAAAATGTACTCGGACGAAGAAAACTGGTAAAACAGTGCGGTTTTCAAAAAAGATCAAAATATTAGACGAGAAAGGATGTACGGAACCTCTTTATGGTGAGAAGTCAAAATGTATTTTGAAAATTGTTCCACAGGATAAAAAATGCGATAGCTTTGAAATGGATGAAAAATGCATTAAAAAAAGACAAAGTGATGTTCTCAATAAATAGTTTTGGATTTTATTTAGTCAATTTTGAGAACATTTATAAGAATAGATTTATAAATATATATATATTTATAAAAATATAACAATATATTAGATAATGAATCAAAATACGAGTTCTATACCTACAAACTTATATAATGATTTTGTAAACCCTATTATAAATGGGTTTGGAACATCAAAAAATAAAGAACCACTGGATAATTCTGGAAATGTTATTAATGATAAAACCGATAATTTTTCGGATTTTAATGTTGAGAACAATAACGAGAAAAATATAGAAAAAGTACCTTTTTTTACTGAAAATCCAAATGTTCTCTTTCAACAAAAATATATTTTCGAATTCTTTCCGGTTGACAGTATGACATATGAACAAAAACTGAATGCTATAGCTCGAACTGTTATTCTGTTGACATTGATCAGTTTTGCTTTTACACAAAATATTCGTACTTTATTGGTCGGTGTTATTACTTTAGGTGCTGTTTTTGTTATGTATTTCTATCATGAAAAAGAACGAAAAAAAGTCGATGGTAAGAAATTGACGGATACCAAAGAAGGGTTTGAAGGTCCTGCTCTTGCATATTTTGTTGATAATAACATTGATCTTCCTACGGATGTTTTTACTAGACCTGATTCATCGAACCCTTTTAGTAATGTTTTGGTAACTGATTATGAATATAACCCAAATAAAAAACCCGCACCACCTTCCTTTAATACATCTATCAATTCTCAGATATTGACTCAGGCGAAAAAACTGGTTAATGATGCGAATCCTGATCAACCGGATTTATCGAATAAACTTTTCAAGGATTTAGGAGAACAATTGGAATTCGAGCAATCATTACGCCAATTTAATTCGAATCCTGCTACGACTATTCCGAATGATCAGGGTGCATTTGCCGAATTTTGTTATGGTAGCATGATATCATGTAAGGAGGGTAACAAATTCGCTTGTGCACGTAATTTGAGTCGTCATACCTTGTATTAGATTGGTTGGTTTTGATTTGATTTGATTTGTATTATAAATATTTATTATATTCATAATATATAATAATAAATATATTTAGACAAATGGCAACTTTGAGTCCTTATACATTTAATAATATGGGTAATTTAAGTAATGATGTTACTGACCAATCACAAAAAAACGTTTATAATACACGATTTGCTAACTATACATTATCGAATTTTTATAGTCAAATGACATCTGATAGTCATGTGAATTTTGCTGTCCAACAACCTACTATGAATTTTAGTGGTGTTGCTCGTGGTGATGGTTTGAGTGCAAATGCGGTCGTTGTTGATTCTGCTCTTTTGATCAATGCCGAACAAGAGAGACCTTTAGAAAAACTTCAGTTATTTGAGAGACCATTCTTGACTGTTCCTTATTTAGGTAGAGGTAGTGCTGATCCTGCGTTAGAAGCACAGCTATTACAAGGTGAGGTAGTAAGTGATAAGAAGAGTGTATCTACTATTATGGAGAAATCGTTCGCACCTTATAGTTTGTATCCTATGGATAGTAAAATGGAGAACTTTGTCAAGGATCCGAAGAACACAGTACAAGAAGCCGCATTAGATGGATGGACACGCGGAGGAATGGCTACTAGGGATATGGCAGGCGATGATGGTTTAGTAAAAAATAATAGACCTAGTGGGTTATTTTAGGAGAATTGATATATATATTATTTTGTTTGTATTATATATATTTGATTTTTGAATAATGGGAGATCCTGTTAATCCGGTTTTTGCATTTATAGGAGATTGTTTGAAAATAATTAAAGGAAATAAAGATGACACCGTGACATTATTTGCAATTAATGAATTAGAACAAATAGTTGTTAATGGAAGCAACATAGATAATAAAACCGCTGATAATATTTCAAAAATGACAAATATAAAACAGGTTTTAGATAAAATAACAGCTTCTGCTGCTTCTCTTATTAGTGTTGAAGAAGCAAAAGGTGCATTAGGAGAATTATTACCATCAATTGGTTATACAAATACAAAAGATACTTCAATTTATATAAAGGATACAGAAAATCCTGCTGTAGGAAACAATTTTTATGCAATTAAAGTCGATACAGGTAATGCTTGGGCAATAAATAAACACCCTGTTGATGGTGTTACACATGTATACGGTGGTAAAAAACGCAGAACCAATAGACGTAAACATCGCCGTTCTAATAGAAAAACCCTTGGACGCAAAAAGTAATCGCAAATAATAAGATATAAATATATTTGTATATATATTTATATAAAAATAATGAGTTCTCTTGAAATTAAACAAAATAATAATGAAAATAATAATGAATATAATGTTATAATAAATACCGGTATATTACTTGACAGAAATAATATTCACAATGACGAAAATAATTATATACAAACTATTGGAAGTGATGATGATAATAATAATAATATTGTTATAAAAATAATTAAAAATGGTGATAATTCATTTAATATTGCCTATAATTATAATAATTATAATAATACAAATAATATAAACAAAATATTTATTAATTATATTTATTTAATATTTGATAATAAAAAACTAGTAATAAATATTGAAAAAGAATTTGAAATTGAAAAAGAATTTGGAATTGAAATAAAAATTAAATTTATTAAAACAATTGAAAAAGAAAACAGAGAATTAAGAGATGAACATACAAATCAAATGTATAAAAAAATATTCGAAAATGAAAAATGGTCAATTGAAAATATGATTATGAAAAATAATCAAACAACATTACTTGAAACAAAAAATTTAGATTCATTTTTTGATGATAAATATTTTTATTTCATTGTTGGAGGAAATTGTAGTTCAAGCAATAATGATTATTATTATCACAATGTAGGTGATGGAAATTGTTTATTCAATGCTTTTGCACAAATATTTATTCCTGCAGATAGAGATACTAAATATTATGATGAAAAAGTTCCGAATATAGCGACAAATTTACGTAAATTTGTTGCGACTATTTATGAGCATAGTTTAAATAACGAAAATATAAGAGAAAAATACAATATTAAACTTGATAAAAAATTTACAATTGACGAAAAAAAAAATAACGAAATAGTACAAAAAGAGTATAAATTAGAAGAGTATACAAATTATATAAAAGAAGATAAAGCATATTCAGCTGATGATGACCTAACTTTATTAAGTATTTTTTTTAATTTTAATTGTAATATTATTCAATATCAAGATACACTAACTAACACACCAACTAATACACCAGTTGTTAATCAACAATTGAATTTAAAATTGGCACAAGATAAAAAAAATTTTTCAGAAATGTATCCATTTGAATCTCAAGATAAAATAATTATTATAAAATATCCATTTATATTTTGTAACGTTAGTAGAGATCATTGGGAATTAAAAAAACATAATTGTTACTTTAATTACCTAACCAAAGTAAATCAATCGGTAAAAGATTTTAATAGTCTTTTTGATGATGAAAACAAAGAAAAACCATCTAATGATGAAACCCAAGAAATTGCAAATATTAATGATGAAAACAAAAAAAAACCATCTAATGATGAAACCCAAGAAATTGCAAATATTATAAAAGCAATCGATGTTTTTATTAATAGTGGTAGTAGCAGTACAAGTATAACTAATGACTATAGCGACGAAGTTGTTAGCGTTGTAGGTGCGGTCGATGGATCTAACAGTAGTGGTAGCAGTAGTGGTAGCAGTACTAGTACAACTAATGACTATAGCGACGAAGTTGTTAGCGTTGTAGGTGCGGTCGATGGATCTAGAAGTACTGGTAGTGGTAGCAGTACTACTACTACTGCTAGTTCTAGTAGTAGTTCTGTTACTTCAACTACATTTATTGTTCCTAAAGAAAAAACCAATCTAAAAGATTTTTTTATGAAAACAAGTTATATCATAAAAAAAGGTGATAAAAAATATTTGTTTGCAGAATTAGGATCAGCAACAGCACCTGAAATTGCACCTGTTGATAAGGTAATATACAAAAATGCCGAAATTACTATAACAGAATTTTGGCAAAATAAACTAATAGATACTGAACAATTTGGATACATCATAGAAGATGGCGCTGAAAAATATGGTGTAGTACCTGATTTTTGACGAAGCAACTATTAGTAGTTCCTAATAATATTTAGGCGGTTCGTTTAGATTTTTGTTGATGGATTAAAAAATATTTAGGAGAATTTTATATATTTATTTTGTGGGTTTATTATATAGATTAATTAAACGATGGCAGAACCAATTGAAGAAATAAAATTATATAACTCATCTGATGTAGAGACAACCGATTATAATGAAGCTGTTAAAGCTGAAAAATATGTAGATGAAAAATTAACCGAGACTGCAAACAACAAAAATGAGAACAACGAGTGGGTTTGGACAAAAGTATCAGCAGGTGGCAGAAAACGTCGTTCATTTAAAAAATCCAAAAAGGGTGGAAAGAAATCATCAAAGAAATCCAAAAAGGGCGGAAAAAAATCCAAAAAAACCAGAAGACACTAAACCAATAACCTCACAAATTTATATTTATATGTATAAATATAAATACTTCCCTCATATCTATGATATGAACTATACAAACAACACCGAATACCGCCAATGCATTCGTACCTATTTCAAAATGAATCCTACCAATTGTTCTCAAAACATCCAACAAGATTGGGATGAAGAAACCATCGACGAAATGTCTTACGATGAATCCGCTATGTCCAAAGGGCTCGACACCATCTATGAAAAAACCAAACACCACCCACTTTTCAAAACCATCTATCAAAATGCTGCTGCAAAAATGATCTCTATGGATAACGAAATTGGTCTAGCTGTATGTGTATCATATGATTATTTCAAATATTTTCATGCATGCGTCATGTTGTTTGAACATCACCCAACTGCATTCACCGAGTCATCCCAAGAATACCAGACAATGCTCCAAATCCTTGTATAAATAATTTACGCAAACTATTTACATGTATAAATATGGTATAAAAAAATATATCTATATATTAAAATGTCCTCTACTAGAAATAAAAACACTCCTGGTGATTATAAACTCGAACAAAACATAAATACACATATTGATGCATACAAGACAATGAGATCATCGACCTATGCTTTTGATAATTATTTGGCAGGTGATGGTCTTTTGGCCGGTAAAAACCCTCGTGAAACTCTTTGTGCCAATTATTGCGACGTCGAATCCGAACTATTTGGTATTGGCACAACCAATTTAGTAAAACCAAAGGGTCCCGTTGTCCCTGAATTCAATCCTATCAAAAGTTTGAACGTTATTGACCGTCTTCCTGTTATTATTCCTCAACCTCTTGTTGTAGAGAATGGTCAACGTCCGATGTATCTGAATTAGTTCTGTTTTTCATCGTATATCTAAGTATCGATCTGTTGGATTTATTTTTGAATGACATATTTTGACGTGATTTGATGGGGCGATTATTTTGAATTTCATCTAATGAAACAATCAATGATTTAGTGGGTTGTTCGATGTCACGTGATGGTGGCTCTGGTTCTTCATTTTGTTGAGATAATATTTTATCGATTTGTGACATAAGAGAACCATCATTATCTTGGTTTTTTTCGGGTAATTCATCGCATTTTTCTACAGTTATTTTTATGTATTCTGACATGGGTTGTAATTTACCATTATTGACAGAAATAGGCATTTTGATATTTGCCATTACTATTTTCGACATTTTATTTATATTGATAAAAAGACTTTATATTTATTTGACTATTACAAAGTATTTATTTGTAATAGACTATTTGTTGTTTTTATACAAACTCTTGTTTTTCTATATCATAGCATATTTCACTATTAGTATTTATTGTACCTAATTTTACAATATTTGGATTGTCAACAGGACATTTCTTTGGTGCTATTTCAGTTGGTTTACTTTCCGTTTCTTTAGTTTGTGTTGTTTCGGTTTGTGTTGTCGCGGTTTGTGTTGTCGCGGTTTGTGTTGTCGCGGTTTGTGTTGTCGCGGCTTCTGTTGTCGCGGCTTTTATTGCGGCTTTTATTTCATCATCTTTTTGTTTTATTATTTCGTTTAATCCATTTATCGTATTTTCCAGTTCTTTTATTTTTGTTGAATCTTTTTCTATAGCTAGTTGTGCAGTCAATTCATCTATATGTTGTTTTAATAGATCGTTTTCGTTTTGTAGTTGATCCATTTTTTCTTGTGTTTCATTATCTATTGGACCTTTATATGATGGTTGTTTCTTATAAATAATTGCATAAAATTCCAATAATTCTAAAAATGTAGGGGTGCCTGCATTTATGTCTGCGCCTTGGATTAATAAATATTCTATCATTTCTTTATTCATTGCTATTAATGCATGTGATATAAATGTAATACCTTCATATAATGTATTTGGGTCTATACTGATCTCTGTTGTCTCACCCATATAAATTCCTTTTATTATTTTTATTATTTCTTGGTCTTGTTCTTGGTTTGGTTCTCGGTCTTGGTCTTTGTTTTCTATTTCATTTATTTTATTGATAATATCAATAATTTTACCTATTTTTGATTGTAATTGTATGTGGGTTTCTACTGCATTTATTATGCTGAATAATTCTTCGCTTTCGTTTATTATTGGTTGTTCTTTTTTTATATAGGATTCTATAGCATTGATTATATTAATTATTTCATCGGTTTTACCTACTGTAGATCCAGATGATGGTGACATTGATCCATATGGTGGTAGTGGTGGGTCTATAGATTTGATTATGTCGGTTATTTCGTCGGGTTCTTCTGGTTTTGATGGTGTGTCTATAGCTTTGATTATGCCGGTTATTTCGTCGGATTCTTCTGGTTTTGATGGTGTGTCTATAGCTTTGATTATGCCGTTTATTTCATCGTGTTCGTCTGGTGTTGGTGGTGTGTCTATA